TTGATACACTTCATATCCAGTCACAGCGGCAATACTCCTTTAGATCGTTTTTTCATATAGTTCAAACGCTCTGCTTCATGTCGCAGACGTTCTTTGAGGGGTTTAGACATCAACTTAGGGACGGTTTCTATTTCGATCTCATTCTCTTGGCAGTAAGTTACTACTGCTTCAATGTATGAAATCAAACCATCACTCATTTTAACTAACCTCTCAATCTCTTGAGAGAATTTGATAGGAGTGAGAAACTTATCGTCTCCTTGGTCTTTAGGCATAAGTTCTTCCCCTAACAAATTCTTCAATGTAGGACTTGAGTAATTGTAAATAGTCATCAAGATTGTACTTCTCAAACACTTGAATAGTTCCTTCTTCGGTGGCGATAAGTGTGACAATTTTCTTTACCTCTAAACCAGATCTTTCAAGGAACATTGCTGCGTATGCAGTCTCTTGAACAAAATAGTTCTCGATGTAGGATTCCTTTTTTTCTTTAGTTGAAGTTTTAAAATCGATTACTGCCAATTCACCATCGAATTCAGCAATGCAGTCTACCCGACCCGCTAAACCTAAGTAATGCGAATACAAAAATGTCTCTAGACAATGGATATTGTCGATACGATCTAGCGTAGACTTTGCTGACTGAAACATTCTAACAGACAATGGGTTATTTGTCATGTATTGTTCCAAATTCAGTTCACCTTTGATATAATCTTCAGTGATGCTATGAAAGGCAGTGCCTCTCTGTGTTGCTCTAGCGGTAATACGATTCGCTTCAGTTTCACCAATTTTCTTGCGCCATTTTTTAAAAAAGTCTGCGCTCTTATACGATGTGATTGAAGTAACACTCGGATAGTATTTATCTGCACCAGGGATGGGATAATATCTAACTCCATTATCATTCACAGCTTCGACCTCAACGTGTTCGTTAAGATCAACATCAATAAAATTAAACATTAAAAACCTAGATTGTGTTTAGTGACAAGGTACGATTTAACCAAACCCGAGCGAACGATATCATCGATACCAAATTCAACGCAAGTAAACTCACGCATCTGCTGAAGGATTTGAATGAAATCAGATATTCCATTCTTTTCATTACTCTTAACTAAGTCCGATTGTGTAATGTCACCACAGAACATAATCTTAGAGTCCTCACCAATGCGAGTAATCATAGAGTCTAATTCATGAAAGTTAAGATTCGAGAACTCATCGACAATAACAATGGCATTGTCAAGAGTAACTCCACGGATAAAAGAAGTAGACCAAAATGAAATAGTCTCTTGCGCTCGGAGGTTGTCATAAAGCATATCAAATGAATTGTCATCAGGCATACTAAACATATACCTTACCATATTTTTGTATGGAATCTGATACAGTGCTGACTTATCTTCATGGTCTCCAGGAAGGAAACCAATCTCTCTTGTAGGTACAAGAGACCTTACAATGTATATCTTATCATAAGGACTGTATTCGTCAAGTACTTCTTGTAGAGCAAGGTAAAGAGCGATAAAGGTTTTACCTGTACCTGCAGCACCATGAAGTAATACGTTTTGTCCCAATCCATACTGCTCAAAAACAGTCTCTTGATTAGGAGTCAATGGTTTAATAGGAACCATGTAACTCTTATCAAGAGGTTTCTTTCTTTTAATCTGCTTTGCACTCATGTTAGAAGTAACAGGATTGCTAGTAGTGTTTCTCTTTCTTGCTCTTGCCATATCAAGTAAATCTACTGAGGTTTGATCGAGGGTGTGCTGCTTGGACTTTAGACATTACTTCCTTGAATCCATCGGATTGTTTAGGGTTACCGTAAGTCGTACCTGCAACACCAGCGTGCCAATCTTTATCCCAATCGGGATTATCTGCACGCCATTGTTCATAATCGGCAACGGTTTTGGAGAACTCCTGCTTCTCACCAGTGACCTTATTTATTACATTATATAAAGGCATTACTAACACTCCTCTTTTTTGAATTGTTTACGACATAATTTAACTTCTTTGAGTTCATCTTTAATCATCTGATAGGCATCTTCAGGTGATATCTTTCGTGCTACTTCCATAGCAGTGATGATCTCAACTCTTGTTCCGAAGTGCTTAAGTGCTTCTTCAAAACAATTTAGTTCTTCATACATCAGTCAATCCTCAGAGAAGGTTGAATGCAGTTACATTCATCTAGTTGCTCGGGGCATCCGCAATCACCCTCAGAGCACCACCCAAGCGCCTCAGAGATGACTGGGAACTGACAGATGAAATGCTGCTTGGCAAGGTTTGCAATGTCCATGTGCTCCTTCTGGGTGCCATTGGAGGAACGCAGTTGGATGTAATGGATCCAATTTCTGAGATTGCCCGTCATGTACATTTTTGTGCCTACGCATAATGGTAGCACATTTCTTGCACATTCCTTTGCAATATTATTATCCAGCATCTCTTGATACAAATTCATCGCTTCTTTGAAGTGATGCTGCATCAAGATTTCAAACTTCTGTCTGGTAAACGCATCAATATCATCAATAGAATTCTGACGATTCTTGGTGTCTTGTCTGCGTAGTTCAGGTAGAGGGATCTTCTCCGAGAGTAGGGAAGAATCAGCATAGCGTTGTGAAAATTCTTGGAATGTAAACGACCTGTGACGAAGCACCTGAGCTGCGATTGCTCTAGTGGTGTTAATCTCTAGTGTCATAGATGCTTGCTCAAACACAGACCAATGTCCATGCTTAATACAATACTTTAACAGTCCAGAAATTTTAGGGTTCTCCTGATTTGCTGGATTACTTACACGAGCAATGTATCCAATTGTTTTCTCTGCCTCAGGAGTAACAGAGATCAAACATACTTTAGTCATTCTTATCGATAATAATACGGGCGATCAAGTACAAACCAAATGACTTTAGATAACCGATAGTGGCAAGTCCAAAGATACCTGGCATCAACCAGTTCCATAGTAGCATAAAAACTAGGGGTTTGGTAAAGAAAAGAACTGTTGCAACGATAGCCGCTGCTCCCTCTTCTCGTTTCTTTAGAATTTCTAGTTCTTCTTGGTTCTCTTCTTCCTTCTGTTCAAATGCACGTTTATCAAAGTAGATCGTCATTTGCTTTTCTTTTTCTTTTGATTTGGATCTTGCCATGTTCTAGGATTAACTCTACCTTCGGTTGCTTTCATATTAATTAGGTCTTTTTTATATAAGTCCCAATAGTAATCAAAAATTTCTGATGCTTTACTAGAAGCAACAATATCAAACTTAGTGATACCGTCTTGACAATACTCAATTAAGAATGAGGTGTATGGAAGTGACCGATCCTCTCCGAGAGATGGGTCGCATTCCTTATGGATAACGTTCAACCTCTTTCACCCCAGATAATAGTAGGAAACGCCTCCTGAATTACTGATTTGGTAATGCGTTTGTATTTGTCATTCATACGACCGTCCTTTGCGAGAACAAGCAACTCTGCTTCTTCCTCGGAAAGACCTTCTAACAACTGAACAAACATTGTTTCTCTCTTCATTGAAGTGAGATTATCTGCACCCCCTTTAAAGAAACGGTATAGACCACGATACTCTTGCTCTAAGCGAGAGTGATCTGTACCAACTGGTGCGTCATTTGGTGTGTATGGAACGTCTCCTTCAGGCAACAAACAAGTAAGACTATCGTCAAAGTTGATAATCAACAATTGACGAAGTGCAATGCTGTTATGTTTGCGAAGGAGATTCACTTTTTCGCCTTTTGTTTTTGCATTAGAGACCTTTCGCAAGACCTCACTAAGAAGCAACCTAGAGTTGCTGTTATCAATCGATCGTGTAGCCATAATTAACTCCTAAATTCATTCATCATCTTCATCATTTTCTAGTTCAGTCCAGTATTGAATGTCTGGTCTGACATAGATGAGGTCATCTTGAATCATATTACCATCAGCATCAAACATTTCTGGATGTGTTACTGATTTTGCATATGCTGCATTTTCGATGAAGTCCTCTACATACCCCTTTGCTAACCAAGAAACTGTAATTCCTAAGATAAATGCTCCAAGGATTACTAATACTACTAGCGCAACTAACATGGTTCCCTCTCCCTTTTAAGTCTTGTGTAATAATATGGAACCAACTCCTCCTTTGTGTTAACTTCAAAAATATTTAGACACTATAGCATATTGTTTTCTCTCATATAACGCACAGTTTCTGTACATCCTCCTAGATTGACAGTATCTTTAACTACCTGTGGAAAAGTACTACCAACACCAAACTGCTTGTAGAAATCTTCACGTGTGAAATCTCGATTCAACTGCTTTTCAGTGTAAGAATATCCCTTACCTTCAAGAACTTGTTTTACTTTTGTGCAGTATGGGCAACCAGTTCTCGTATAAACTTGAAAATTCATAATACCTCTAGAATAAAAAAGGGACTCCTAAGAGTCCCATGGGTGTTCCGACTTTTGTAGAGACCGCACGAAAGGTCTCCACATTATTTATCAGAAGTTGTACTTCAGACCCACTTTGGTTCCATAACCGCGATCGATATCTTCGTCGCCACTACCAACGAACGAGACTTCGCCGTATGCACCAAGTGCCTCGGTGAGGGAGACGCCAACACCTGCCTTACCAGAAGGAACGGTGTCGCTCTCGCCGCTGTCAGGGGAGACAACACTAGCGCCGCCTTGGACATAGTATGATGCAGAGTCACCAATAGCGCCTTCGTAGCCTACGTGAAGGTCTGTTGCGGTTCCAGAGTAATCCGATCCCGTCCAACCAGAATTAGCTTCCACGTTGACGTAGGGGCCAGCGAATGCAGCACCAGCAGAAGCGAACAGAGCAGCAGTTGCTGCGAATACAGTTTTAAACATTTGAAATTTTACCTTTAAGTATATCTCGTGGAGTATCCCACGGATGAAAGAAGACTCGACTTGTCTTCGTTAGAATAAGTATAGCACCTTAAGGGGGTGCTGTCAACAAAGAGATGCGATTAGTTGAGGCACCGTCAATTTGTTGTATTTGTTACTTCGTGTAACGGTGAGTATTTATACAGATTAAATACTGTCATTTTTATTTTTTCTTTCAAGTTTACGAAGTTCTTGTAATTTTTTGCGTGCTTCAACCAACTTCAAAGCAGTTTCTTTGCGTTGAATATTGTACTCATCTAGATTCATTCCAATATTGAGAGCATCTAATGGGTCCATCAAAGAATCAAATTCTGCGTCAGAGTTTCCTAACATTTCTTTAAGTTTGTCAGGAAGATTTTCGTTTTTAATTTTGGGTAGGTCCATTAGTAGTATTCGTATCCAGACGCCAACCTAGTATGCCATATTAAGTTTGAACTGTCAACTGCAGTAGATAAATCCAGAGAAGAAGCAATAACACTTTCATCAACTACGGTAGTAACATTCTCAGATGTTGTTGAAGATACTTCTCCTGTAGATTTAACTGAGGATATTATTAGTTTAGCATTACAGTCGTCATCATCCCTATCCATAAAACATAATTGACTATTATTGTTTCGCAGTCTAAATCCATTTGGATTATCAGAGATCGTTATCGAGTAAGTCTGACCTGCCGTTGCTGTAAACTTATAGGAATCTGAACCTCTCTCCTTGCCCGTAGTTTGAGTGAAATTTTTACCTGCAATATTTAACTGTCCCAATGCAGTGCCATTGGTATTTGGATTATCATCCCACTCAAAGATTAATTGTATTTGTCCACTACCATTCCCTGTGACTACAATATCTCCATCACTATTAAACTCTGCATCAATATCATTAGGGATATTGGTTGTAGTCGTAACTGCTGCCGTAGTTGATGATGCAGGTCTAGTAATAGTCCATGCAACACCAGCAGGATTGTTCGCCCAATTATCAATTACTCCGCTGGCTGATGCACCATTAGTGACTGTTGCTCCGATTGTATGAGCACCAACAGTAAGACCAGTTAATGTAGTAGTTGAATCGGTTGTAAAACCAGAGTGAGTCAATACATTACTTCCATCTAGAGTAATAGTAGCACTATTGTCTGCTGATAATTTTAACACATAGTCATCTGTAGCAGGAACACTGATATTCCAGGTTGCACTTTGAGGTATACCAGACAAAGTGTCTGTAACGGAGGGGAATACTGCATAGGTATTCATAAAATCACTCCAGCGGGTGTCTGGTCCTGAGGGAAACCAACCACTAATACTATTACTTGATGTACATGCACCACCTTTACAAATTTTGATAAACCATCCTCCAGGATTATCCTTCCACTTATAGGATCTGCCAGTTGGCAAACCATCACCATCAACCTCATTTGCCACATTAGTACATGCAACTGTTAATAGAATCTTCCCCCTCTGTAAGGTTCTAGTCGTTGTATGGGGTGTGCTTTGACTAACAGTTGCCCAACTAGAATCAAAAATTCCTGCTCCAACGTCATTGAATAGAGTGTCCGTTCCATCTAATACAAGGGTTCCCCTATTGTCAGAACCAAAACTAAATCCATAAACACCAGTCTGTTCAATGTCAATTGTATAGGTTACCTCTTGTGTAATGTCGGGTAATGTGCAGACCTCAGGGTTTACCCAAACACCATAGTTTCTTCCATCTTCATTCCACTGATGCTGGTTATATCCAAACTCTTGATTTGAGTTTTCCTGAATCTTGAAAGATGCATTCGTATCATCACTTTCACCGTCCTTTAACTTTAGGGTATCTCCATCAACATTAATTGGGTTATTTGCAGAATTCAAACCAGTATAGGCTAAGTTATAAGTTCCTGCTGTTAATGCAACTATATTATCTTCTTGTCCCTTTTCCCCAGATTGAGTCCAGGTAACACTAGTACTATCAGAATCAACAATTGTAATAGTATCTACAGCAGTTCCTCCTGTGCTTGGATTGTCGTCCCATTTTAATCTGAGCACTACATTAGAACTACCACTACCAGTAGCTACCAATGCTGTTCCTGTACTGTTCCACTCAACACTCAATCCTGAATCTAGAACAACATACCTAGACGAAGCATTAACATCAAAAGTAACTGGTGAAGAACGTGCTTTTGTATTCTTTACTACTGGCGTTCCATCTGCAAGGAAGAATGTTCTAGGTTTAATATTAATATCAGGATCAAATGGAGAGCAAGTTTGTGGAGTAAAGTCAGGGAATGTAAAGTTATCCTTGAGACCAATAAGTTCATTAGGGGTTATAGGTTGCTTAAGAATAAATTCATCGTTTATATACTGATAAATGCAGTCGTAGAAACTACCATCTGGTGTTTGCTTACACTTAATAGATTTTATTGCCGTAGGAATAAACCCTAAGGTTTTATCCAGTTCCGTCCACCAGGGTTCTCCAATTATTCCATCCTGAGGATAAACGAAAACTCTTTCATCCTTATCTTCTCGTTCAACAGGCGAAGGGCGTCTTCTAAATGCAATATCCTCAGCAGTTGCTGGAGCATCACAAATAGGTCCAAAATATCCTTCAGGATAATAATACGCCATTAAAAAAGAGGAGTCTTAACTCCTCTATTTATTTTGATTACTGAACCTTTCCAATAACCCATGATCGCATACCAAATGGTGTATCAGCAATCAAGTTCTGAGTTAGTGTTACCACTTCTTGCGGCACTACCAAACAGAATCCGATACCAAGATTAAATACATTTCGCATCTCATTCTCAGCAATGTCTCCTGCCTCCTGGATCTTGTTAAAGAGTTCTGGTCTCTCCCAAGCATCATAGTCAACATCAACTGTAAGACCCATTGGAAGGCATCGTGGGAGGTTCTCAGGCAGTCCTCCACCTGTGATGTGTGCCATGCCTAAGATAGGAATCTCATCCAACAGATACTGGATTAGACGGGCATAGATGGTGGTAGGTCTCAGCAACTCAGGCATATCCTTGTAGAAAATTTTATGTCTCCACAACATATCATTGATGAGTGTGTATCCATTACTATGAAGTCCACTACTCTCAATACCAATGACTACATCACCAGGTCTGATGTTACTACCATTAACAATCTCATTCTTCTCTACAATACCAGTACAGAAACCAGCAAGGTCATAATCATTTGCTCTGTAATGTTCAGCAGTTTCACCACCTATAAGTTCCATCCCTGCCATTGTGCAACCAACGTTAATTCCATACACAATGTCACTGACGTTAGCATCAAGTGATTTGGTAGAGATATAATCTAAAAAATATAATGGTTTAGCACCAGAACATATAACGTCATTGACGCACATAGCAACGAGATCCTGACCAATAGTGGAGTAATCAAATGCAATCCTACAAATGTTAATTTTAGTTCCGACACCATCAGCACCAGATATTAATACAGGTTTCTCATATCCTGATGGGACTTCCATCATTCCACTGAACCCACCAATGTTAGGTGCTAGTACCTTTAGATACTCTACAAAGGAACGACCCTTAATAATGTCAACTCCAGAAGTTTTGTAGTCCATCAGTCTCTTCCTAAACGAATGTATAAAGTAATCAATGATTGTGAGATTAGATCACAAGAATATGTAAATCCAATCTTGTCTTCCTTGTCCCAGTGTTCTCTTTGACTTTTGAGAAGTGTAGAGAACTCTTTGATCTTAGATCTCATCTCTTCTTTAGATAATTTATCCAATGATTTCACCTCTGGCAATTTTTTCACGACGGTCTAGTTTCCATACGATGTAATCCATTGTTGGGATACACATAGGGTTCCAACCAACAAAAGATGTTGACTCTCCACTTGGTATCTTCCAACAGGGAGCATCATCATTCTCAAGATCTAATGATTTACGATACTCTTCCTCACCAAACATAACAACTGCTCTCTCAGCAGCATTCAAACTCTTGAAGCAATCAAAAGAATTCTTTCTAATGATGTCAGGGATGTGGTGTTTCATTGGACTGCTAATGGTTGCAGTCTATCTAGAATCTCACGATAGGCAGGTACAATATCTCCTTCATCCTTTCTGAATAGATCCTTATCAAATCGTTCATCACCACCAATCTTCCACAACCTCATACTATCAGGACTAATCTCATCGGCAAGATACAAATCACCATGAGCATCATAACCATACTCAACTTTAAAATCTACAAGGTCAATACCCATGATATAAAACATCTGACGGAGATAATCGTTAATCCGTAATGTCATCTCAATGAAGGGTTCTGGATCATATCCCATCAGACGCACACGGTCTGGTGTCAGGAGAGGGTCATGCTTACTATCATCCTTCAGAAAGAACTCAACAATCGGTTGTGGTAGTGGAGTGCCCTCTACCAAAGTTGTCTCACGAACAATAGATCCAGCAGCACGATTCCTACAAATAACTTCTAGTGGAACGATGTCTACCTTTCTACAGATCATCTTATTAGCACCAACCATATTAATATAATGTGTTGGGATAAGTTCTTTGGCAAGTTTCTCAAAGATGATAGATGAGATACTACAGCAGAGGGATCCTTTTCCTAAAGGATGGTCAACCATCTCACCATTACCAGCAGTGACTTTATCGTGATACTCAATGATGACACGATCAGCGTCGTCACCTTGGTATACAGTCTTTACCTTGCCTTCTATAATTACTTCCATAAAAAAGAGGGTGTTTAACCCTCATATTATATCATATTATTTGTCGTTGTAAAGGTTTTGGGGTAAAGTTTTAATAACGAGAATCCTTATTAAAGCGCATTACCTCTTGGTAGAACTTCTTCAGGGAAGATAAAGTTCTCATGAGGTTGGTCGGCAGGTGCTAACCATGCACGTAGTCCTTCGTTCAATAAGATGTTCTTGGTATAGAAAGTCTCGAACTCAGGATCTTCTGCTGCACGAATCTCTTGACTTACAAAATCATAAGCACGAAGATTAAGAGCAAGCCCAATAATGCCAATAGAGGAGACCCATAGACCCATAACAGGCACAAAGAGCATGAAGAAATGAAGCCACCGCTTGTTAGAAAACGCAACACCGAAGATCTGCGACCAGAAGCGGTTTGCAGTGACCATAGAATAAGTCTCTTCTTCCTGTGTCGAATCAAACGCCTTAAAGGTGTTTGCTTGTTCTCCATCTTCATACAATGTATTTTCAACTGTAACTCCGTGAATAGCAGATAGCAATGCTCCACCTAGTATACCAGCAACTCCCATCATATGGAAGGGGTTTAGAGTCCAGTTATGAAAGCCCTGGAGGAAGAGTAGGAATCTAAAGATTGCTGCTACCCCAAAGGAGGGAGCGAAGAACCAACTTGATTGACCCAGAGGGTAGATGAGAAAGACACTAACGAAGACAGCAATAGGACCAGAGAAAGCAATCGCATTGTAGGGTCTGATTCCAATCAGGCGAGCAAGTTCAAATTGCCGAAGCATGAAACCAATGAGAGCAAAGGCTCCGTGGAGTGCCACAAAATTCCAGAGTCCCCCAATCTGGCACCACCGCTGGAAATTCCCCTGAGACTCAGGACCCCAAAGTAGAAGAAGAGAATGACCCATAGCGTCAGCAGGCGTCGAGACAGCTGCCGTAAGAAAGTTAGCACCTTCAAGATAGGAACTAGCAAGGCCATGGGTGTACCAACTCGTAACAAAAGCTGTGCCAGTAAGCCAACCGCCAATGGCAAGATAAGCAGTGGGAAGAAGAAGGAGTCCAGACCAGCCCACAAATACAAAGCGGTCGCGTTTAACCCAGTCATCCAGGACATCAAACCACCCCCTTGTTGGTGCTTTTAGTGTTGTTGTAGTCATTTTTTGTTTCCTTTTTTAAATCTTTTAACCAGTATAGTTGTGGCCAAGTATCACGAATGATCTCGGCAAGTTTTGATGGAGTATCTTTACTTATCATATCTTAATATATGAAGAGAAAAAGAAAGGGGACCGAAGTCCCCCCCCTTTATTATACCAGGTTAGGTATCAACCGACAGTAGGTGCGGTAAGAGCAACAGGAGTTGACTCGGCAGCTGCCAGGTCAAGTGGGAAGTTGTGAGCATTGCGCTCGTGCATAACTTCCATACCCAAACCTGCACGGTTCAGAACGTCTGCCCAGGTGTTCAACACACGACCCTGACCATCAAGGATGGACTGGTTGAAGTTGAAACCGTTCAGGTTGAATGCCATGGTTGACACGCCAAGGGCGGTGAACCAGATGCCGACAACAGGCCATGCAGCGAGGAAGAAGTGCAAGGAACGGGAGTTGTTGAATGATGCATATTGGAAGATCAAACGACCGAAGTAACCATGGGCTGCGACGATGTTGTATGTCTCTTCTTCTTGACCGAACTTGTAACCATAGTTCTGTGACTCAGTTTCAGTCGTCTCACGGACGAGTGAAGATGTAACCAAAGAACCGTGCATTGCACTGAACAGTGAACCACCGAAGACACCTGCGACACCCAACATGTGGAAGGGATGCATCAGAATGTTGTGCTCTGCTTGGAAGACAAGCATGTAGTTGAATGTACCACTGATACCCAAGGGCATTGCGTCAGAGAAAGAACCTTGACCGAAAGGATAGACCAGGAAGACTGCCGATGCTGCTGCAACAGGTGCAGAGTATGCTACGCAGATCCATGGACGCATACCAAGACGGTAAGAGAGTTCCCATTCACGTCCCATGTAGGCATAGATGCCGATCAGGAAGTGGAATACTACGAGTTGGAAAGGACCACCGTTATACAGCCACTCATCAAGTGATGCGGCTTCCCAGATGGGATAGAAGTGAAGACCAATTGCGTTGGAAGATGGAACAACTGCACCAGAGATGATGTTGTTGCCATACATGAGTGAACCAGCGACGGGTTCACGGATGCCGTCGATGTCCACAGGGGGAGCAGCGACGAAGGCGACGATGAAACAGATGGTTGCTGCCAACAGAGTTGGAATCATCAGTACGCCGAACCAACCAACATACAAACGATTGTTAGTTGATGTTACCCACTCACAGAAATCATTCCATGGAGAGGTTTGTTGTCTTGAAAGAGTTGTTGTAGCCATTGTTTTGAACTAAAAAAGTAAGATCATCAGGGAGATGATGGTTTTACTATTTCCTCGCCACCCTAAGGCAAGGATATGAAAGACGTTTTTATACACCCTATAGGTCTTGGTTTGTGGGGTGTTAAGTCTTGTTAAGAAATGTGTTGGTTCCTTAACTTGCTGACCTATTTAGTATAGCAGGAAGTTCCAAATCTGTCAACCAATAACAGTTGAGTAATTATACCCAAGTGAGTTTGCTCTCATAATCGTAAGCATAGACTTCACGATTACCTTTGATTCCCCAACCTAACCAGTAGTAAGCAGGAACCATGTATTGAGAAATGCTTTGTCCACTACCCTCAAACTCAGGAAGGACACGTTGGAAGATAGGTTCGTTAATCATGTAACGAGTTTGACCTTCGAGTGAAGATGGGTCACAAGAGAACCTGGCACAGAAGTTACCAAGACCCTTGTAACGACCGATGCTGGTCCACTGAATCAAACCAAATCCACCAGACTTACATTCAGTATAGGAGACGCGAGCACCACCTTCACAAATATTAGAGATGAACTTACTCTCCTGTTTGATGTTACCCATGATCGTAGCAAGAGCATTCTTATCAGTAATTTTTGTCTTCTCTTGCAGTTTTGCAAGTACATACTGCTCCTCAGTGGTGCAGTCAGGGCACTTCCATTCACTCTCTACAACTGGAATAGAAACAACCTCAGGTGGTGCCTCTGGAAGAGTCATTAGGAATGGTGCTGCCACTGCGACTGCTGCAGCAATGATAGGATACGACATGGATTTCATCAGAACCTCATTACTATATCACATAAAAAACGGGGTGTCAACTGGATTGTGCCAGTTACCCCGTTGGTTGCGACGACGATATGTTTTTATTTAGTCCTTCTTGAGTTTGATGATAATTCTATCATTCTCATAGTCTGCCTTAAACTCTAAAGGTTTTTCTGGATCCCAACATAGTTCTTCGTAAAGAGCATTGAGTGTTTCCATGTCTTGATAGAGATCAGTAGGCATTTATCGTACTCAAAAATGTATTTATCACCAGATACCAGGAATGATTTGACCTGTCAGAGCATATGCTCCAAGAGCAGCGATGACTCCAATCATTGCTGCCCAACCGTTGATGCGTTCTGCGTTTTCGTTCATTGTTTTGTCCTTAGTAGAGTTGAATTGATTAGATGCCGAAGGCACCAAAGAAAAATACACTGCCAGTAGTCGCATATGAAATAACTGCTGCTGCAAATCCAATCATAGCGGTACGACCATTGAGTTTTTCTGCTCTTTCAGCATAGGTCTCGATGCCGTATCTGTCAAGGGATTCCTTTGACATGTACATGGTGGGTTCTTTAGCGAACAAGTTTTGTTGTCCTTGCTCATTGGTTGTTACAGTCATTTCCTTTTGTAAAGATTTATGTCCTAATTATATAGCAAATCTATAGATTTGTCAAGGTATCAATAATGATGTTACCTGACACAGATATGCGTTCACCATCCGTTTGTTTTGGATAGACCGTATGAACTAATGTTGATGGAAAGATAAGAACATGTCCCATACTTTCCTCACCAATATTGACAGGTCGTCCCTGATCATTCTTAATAAACAAGAATGGAGCATCATCGGCAGTGGTCTTAATGTAGGCAGAGAAAGAGTAGAAAGAACTATCATGTTGATGAGGGAAATGTTGATCTCCCTTATGCATTCTATTTACCCAAAGACCTTTCATTTTTAGTTTTGTGTGGTCAACACCATAAATACCACTCCTTTCTTTATGTAAAAGAAATTGTTCATCGATGGTCTTTGTTATCCATTCCTCAAATTTATAAGGAACGTCTAATAGATACTCTTCTTTAAGAGAGACTAAAGGATCATCTCTCAAAGGATGCTTTCTCTCCAATGCATCATAAGCATGGTCAGACAACTCCTGAAACGCTTCAGGATCTATCTGAGCAACTAATATAACTTGGTCTAATAAAAAATGCATAGTTAATAAAAAGGACCCATATGGGTCCTACAGTAGAGGTGTCATGCACGCCACTTTATTTTGGAGCAGAAAATAAAGAAACTAGTTACCCTATATGCGACTGCCATACAGTCAAAAACCATCTAGTTTAGAGTCTATTGGCAAAGACTATCCAAAGGTGATCACATCATTTCCCTGACCAAAACCTCCAAGTCCAACATCAACAGGTTGTGCTGCTTGAGTAGGGTACTCAGAGTCATACATTTCCATCACACGATCGATACCATCCAGTTTGAATGATAGGTTAGTCTCTTTAGGAAGTTGGCGTTGGATTGATTTTAACCCCTGATAGTGACGCCAGATTTCCATCTGAAGACCAGGGTCAACATCGTTTTCCATAGCGTCTTTGACGCATTCTTCAAGTGCTTTGATTGCTTTTTGATAAGAATTCATAGTTTTACTGAGTCGCGAATGTAACATGGAACACCTTCAGGGTCTAACCATTTGGTGTATTCAAAGTCTTCCATAGCAGTGGTGATTTGCATACCATTGTCACAGAGATACATGTCCCTATAACGCTTGGTCCACTCATCAAACTTTTGGATTCGGTAATCAGGGAACCCATTTTCTAATACTCCTATAGAGACATACCGATAAGGAGAGCGTTCAAGAAGAACTTTGGGGAGTGTTTTCATAGATTTCCTGAGTACCTTTTAATTATAGCACACCGTCATCATCTTGTGAAGAGGGTGTGCCACTTTGGTTTTTGATCTGCCGACTGCTCCAGAATGCTAGAGCAATCAAGGCAAAATAGAACAAGGTGTCATCAATCATCACAAGGAAGAAGATGACACTACCACCAAACCTCAACCAGTTAGGCAATCTCTTGGTGAGTTTGCCTACCACTGGGGCGATCCTCTTTTCAAATTTGAAATAGAGGATTGCTGCAAGTGTGACTGTAATCTCACTCATCGGAACGATGAAGTATAAAGATAAGATAATAAAAATAGGCCAGTAATGCCTCTCTGGAATCTTTTGGATTAGAGAGACGTACTTAGCAACTATCTTTTTAATTGACATAACAAAGGTCTTGTTCTAGTTTACTCAAAAGGATAAAATAATTTTCGTCTACATCACCGTAAAAACTGACACCTTTCTCCTCGTAAAATTTCACAACTTTATTATAAAGAATAGGATACTCAATGTCAAGTGTTACTTGTCTGTCAACTGCTTCCGAAAGGATGTCGAGACAGGAAGAAAACTTCTGCGTTGTAGTCATATGCTTTACCTCTGGTAGACCATATGCCCCGAAGGGCAACGGGTCAGACAGGACTCGAACCTGTGACCGACTGCTTAGAAGGCAGTTGCTCTATCCATCTGAGCTACTGACCCAGTAGTAGTCTTAGGTTCTTCCAATTCCAATTCAGCAAAACGATGTAACTGATCAACAAATAAGTCGAGCAGTGCGTCTTCGTTACTCAATGCCTCGTAGAACTCTGTGTTCATGTTGAACTCTCCTTGACTACCCTGTAATTATAGCAGACGACTCAGCGAGCGTCAAGGTCTAAAATAATCTTTACGCATGTACCTGCCAAGGATGTTTGAGTTGTAAAATGCTGGTGTGCCATCTTCAAATGCCTCCGTAAGTACATTATTGAGAAATAATTGTCGGGTCTCTTCAAAGTTTGTGAGTCCCTTGGTTTTATGTAGGCTGATTATATCCCGTTTATAGGCAAGATTCCCGAACCGCTTCCGTTCTTCAGATAATTCAGCACTGCTTCCGTAGTATCGTTTCCAGTCACTTTCAGATTTAACTCGCCTACCTCCAGTTCTAGGCTTTCGTAACTGCTGAAAATATTTTCTTCCGATGTATCTCTTCCCAGTGAGACTATTTGTAATACAATAGACAAAACCATAATAGTCGTCAATGTCCTTAGATAGAAAAGGTTGTCCTTCAAAAATCCAGGGGTTTTCATAGTCAATTTCTTTTTCATTAGTCGGTTTCTCCGTCGTCATCGTATGTGTGTACTCGTCTCACATTCTCACTATCTAGGTAGGATTCTGTATCGGAGTAAACTTCTGCCTTGAGTTCGTATAAAGCAACTTCAAGGTCGTGTATCAAGACTTTTAAATTATTTTTATTCATACTCGATATTCTTGTAGGACTTTTAGAACTTCGTTGTAGGCATGATGAGCACCATCACACCATTGCCCAGTTTTACCTTTATGGTTTTCCATTTCATACAACTCAGTCTTTAATTTGTAAAGACGGGCTTCCATATCAACTTTCAACATTTGTGACCTAGGCATTAGATTTTCTCTTGTAGTGATGTCCAATCTTTATCAAACTGTTCTAGACCTTTATCGGTAAGAATATGTTTGTAGAGTTGATAGAACATGGGTAATGGGATTGTACAAATATCAGCACCCACTTTAAAGGCATCTGTTACTTGAATAGGATCTCTGATAGATGCTGCAAGGATTTCAGTTTTGACCTGATGAGTTGCAAATACATCTGCAATCTGTTCAATCAAATAGATTCCATTCCAATGCTGATCATAAACACGACCAACAAAAGGAGAAACATATGTTGCTCCTGCTTTTGCAGCAAGAATTGCTTGTGCTGTACTAAAAATCAATGTTACATTTACGTGTACATCTTCGTCTGCTAGTTCTCTACATGCTTTCAGTCCTTCAACTGTGCATGGAACTTTGATAGTAATGTTTGGTCCGATCTCCAGGTACTCCTGTGCCATATCAAGCATCTCTTCTGCAGTATCTCCAACTACTTCAGCAGATACTGAAGAGTTCCATGGAAAGATTGCTGAGATTTCTTTGATGATATGCTTAGGATCCTCTCCTGCTTTCAACATGAGACTGGGGTTTGTTGTAACTCCGTCTATTAGTCCAGTCTCAAATGCAGAGGCAATTAACTCTGGGTCAGAACAGTCCAGAAAAAGTTTCATGACTCTCCCGTATAGGTTGTCAGTATTTATTATAGCAAAAAAGCACCCCTAAGGGTGCTTTGTGTTCGTATGCAAATAATATTTACTTGCTGTAAGTACGACCACGATAACAGAATGTGCCATGAGTCTCTTTAGACTCTACACAACGAGTAGAATACTCAACACCACGATATGAAGTGTGAGAAATTTGTGCGTTGTGAACTGCAGATGCCTTTTGGATCTGCTCTTTGACCATTTGTAATGTGTTCATGTTGTTACTCCTGAAGTTAGGGTGGTTTATTCCCCCGTTCCTTCAGTCGTTTGCGTCCCATGGATAGCAATCAGGCGTTGATTCCTTCATGACCTCAATCAATTCCACCTTATATTCGGGAGGAATATTCTCATTTGTTCTCATCCGTAGCATAATGCTATCAGCTTGAGCACATGTGAGTGACGAATAGAATAATAGTTCTAGCATGGGATGAACGGCTCCGTTCCGCGACTTACTTGCGTCCCCGAAGGGATGAACGTAAATGGCAACTTGCGCTGCCACTTATATTTATATTGTAGCATACTTATTTTGAATTGCGTCGTGCTGATTTAAGATACTTATCACTATCAATGTCTGTGATAAGGGTCATACCACTTTTGATAAACTCTTCACCCTTATCAACACTATGACGGGTGTTGCGTTCTTCAGGGGTTTCTACAGTTTGCCAACTACCGCCAACACCACCATCCATATTGACAACGATGTCATCAGTTTCTTTTTGTTGCTGTGCTTTTTTCTTTTCCATTAACCAAAGTTCTTCTGCGAAAGGGTTTGCTGGTTGGTCTGCCTTATCTAATAGGTCATCCCAACCGTGTTCTGCTGCATCTAGGATTGCCCTATAGCATTCATCACTAGAGGGAGAATCCTGCGAAGGTGTTTGCTTCAACGTCTTGTTTGATTCCTCCGATGACATAACTTTCAATCTCCGTTTCTTGAGGTGCATTTTGCTGTCCTTTACTATTTAACCAGTGCTCCGTCCAAGGTAACGGATTGTTTTTAGCAGGGATGTCAAACATAGGTTTGATGCCGATTGCTTTCATACGACGATTAGCAATCCACTCAACATAGTTATGAAGAAGACGCTCATTCAATCCAATCATAGATCCATTTTTAAATAGATACTCTGCCCACATCTTCTCTTCATCTACAGCACGCTGGAACATACTCATTACCCATGATTGTTCCTCTCTAGCAATGACTTCCATCTCTGGGTCATCACCCTCCGACCACTTACGAAGAATATTTTGAGTCAGATTCAAATGCTGAGATTCGTCACGAGCAATCAATGAAAGAATCTTTGCACTACCTTCCATGAGTTTGTTCTCACCGAAAGCAAATGAACATGCAAAGGATGTATAGAAACGAATACCCTCAAGGATATTCACATTAGCAACTGCACGATAGAGTTTACGTTTCAGTTCACGACGATCAAACTGTCCTGCATAGTGACCATCCTTTGCCAGTTCCCACATGGTTCCATTATCATACTCGTGAGCGTGATTGATAAAGTCATCATAAGATTCAGTCACTGATGATGCCCTATCCAAAATACGCTCATCATCTAAAATAGTATCAAAGACTTCTGTAGGATCTGAATATACATTCTTGATGATGTAAGTATAAGAGCGACTATGAATCATCTCCATAAACTGCCACACATTCATACATGCTTCTAACTCAGGGAGTGAACAGTAAGGGCTAAAAGCCATCCCAGGACCCCTCCCTTGTACGCTATCCAACATGATTTGGTACTTAAGGTTACTAGTGAAGATGTGCTTCTGCTCTGGCGATAGAGTTTGGTAATCGGCACGGTCTTTCTGTAGGGATACTTCTTCTGGTCTCCAAAAATAACCCAGTTGTTGCTGAGTTAGTTTGTCAAACACAGGATACTTATATGAATCATACCTCTGCACTCCAAGAGGTTGCCCAAAAAACATGGGTTGTTTCTTTGTGTCTACTTTATTCTTGTTAAATACGGTCATTCCTTGTAGTTCAGATTTTGCAGGACTCACAGTCTTCCTCCTCGGATTCTAGCAGTTCGGTTATTAAATTGTCAACACTTTCAGGTGCTGGTTCTTCATCGCCATCTTTCTTATTATCATATGTGTTCTGATAATAAGAAGTCTTCCATCCATACTTGTAAGTAGTAAGAAGATCTTTTGCCATCACAGACACGGGCACTTCATTATCAGGATACATTTCTGGATTGTAACTCCAGTTACCAGAGATTGCCTGGTCAAAGAATTTCTGCATCACTGCAGCAATTTTAATGTATCCATCATTATTAGGCATGTCCCAAAGCAGAGTATATGCATTTTTCAACGTACTATACTGTGGAACAATCTGCTTAAGAGGTCCTTTTTTGGACTTCTTAATGGACAAGTATGCTCTAGGAGGCTCGATTCCATTGGTTGCATTTGACACAACGGAACTGCTTTCCGATGGCATTTGTGCGGACAATGTTGAGTTCCTAAGACCGTACTGCTTGATCCTGCCTCTAAGAAATTCCCAATCACACTGAAGGTCATTCGGTACAATCTCATCAACGTCGTTCTTATATGTATCGATTGGAAGAATTCCATCAGCGTACTTAGTTTTACCAAAATATCCGCAAGGACCCTTCTCCATTGAGAGACTATTTGATGCTGACAATAAAGCAAATTGGAAACGCTCAGTCAGTTTATGTACTAGGTCATGTGCCTTAGTACTGTCATATGATGCACCATGCCTTGCCAAGTAGTGTGCGAGACCAATATAACCAACGCCAAGAGAACGCCTGTTTATGGTGCTTTGCTTTGCTGCCTCAACTGGATACTCCTGATAATCAATCAAGGCATCCAGACCCCTCACAGCAAGGTCACAGAGTTCATCTAATTCATCAAGGTTCTTTAGTTTGCCAACATTGATAGCAGACAGAATACACAAAGCAATCTCTCCTTTAGGATCATCAATGTGACTAATAGGATCAGTAGGCAGGGTGATTTCCTGACACAGGTTAGACATGTTCACCTTATCCTTAAAGGATGAGTGACTATTACAGTGGTCAATATTCATCAAGTAAAGACGACCAGTCTCTGCTCTCTCCTTAAGGAGACTTAGAAAGAGTTCTTGTGCCCCGATAGTCTTTCTTGGAGTAAAGTCATCTGATTCATAGCGTACATAGAGATCGTCAAATGTATCAGTACCAAAAGCATCATAGAGACCTGGTACGTCATGCGGTGAGAAGAGGCTAATCTCTCCATTCGCAATGAAACGCTCGTAGAAAATTTTTGATAGTTGGATTGAGTAGTCAAGTTTCCTCACTCGGTTGTCTTCTGTTCCTTTATTATTCTTAAGAACAATAATGTCTTCTATTTCTTGGTGCCAGATAGGAAAGTGAACTGTAGCAGAACCACCTCTGATGCCGTTTTGTGTACAGCATCGTACAGTTGATTCAAACTTTTTAAGGAAGGGGACCACGCCTGTGTGTTGTACCTCTCCACCTCTGATTTTAGCGTTGATGCCACGGATTCGACCTGCGTTGATGCCGATTCCTGCACGTTGTGCAACATATTTACCAATAGCCATGTCACTGCTAAAGATAGAATCGAGGGTGTCATCAACATCAACGAGAACACAACTCGCAAACTGACGGAGAGGCGTTCGCACTCCTGCCATGACGGGGGTTGGAATGTTGATTCGGTGTTTGGAGATTGCATCGTAGTATTTTCTGACGTATTCTAGTCTGTAAAATTTATCGTCATCTTGAAACAACGTAGCAGCAATCATCATGTACATGTACTGGGGTGTTTCAAAAAGATTCCCAGTGCTACGATCCTGCACTAAGTATTTATCTACAACCTGTCGTACTCCAGCATAGGTGAATAGATAATCCCGTTCATGATCCATATAACCAGATAGTTTTTCCCACTCTTGCTCTGTATATTTTTTAAGAATGGACGCATCATAAATCTTTCTCGATACACACTTCTCCACATGCTCCAGTAAGGGAGGATGTCCATCTGGATGTCCATTATATACTGCCTTCCTTAGACCAAACAAAAGAAGTCTAGCAGCAACAAACTGGTAGTTAGGAGCATCTAATGAGATAAGATCATTAGCAGAACGAATCAAGATTTCTTGAATATCTGAAGTCTTAATGCCATCAAAAAATTGTAGATTGGCATTCATTTCTACCTGAGACTCAGACACACCAGCAAGTCCATTGCAAGCACGCTCAACCATCACATGAATTTTATCAAGATTTAGAGGTTCGCTCACCCCATCCCTCTTGATTACCTGGATTTCTTTCATACTTTTTTCCATTCGCTTAGTTTAATCTGTGCTTGTAGTCCGCTGTAAGTGTTGAATTCTACTAGAGATTGGACATCATGTCCAGCAAGGAACATATCATTTAAATCTTTATCCTCTAGATTTTTTGGCCAGATGACAATCTCATATCCTTTGTCGATGACTTTTTGCATACGAACAATGATCTCTTTGTTACGCTGCTCATTATCATAGACGAAAACAACTTCTTTGTCTCGTAATAATTCCCAATCAACATCTGCTCCTGCCATAGCAATTGCATTGTCAATATACAAACTATCAAACGGTCCTTCTGTAATGTATATGGTCTTATTGAAGTCTACTCTATTAAGACCAAAAATTTTAGTTTTGGATTCGTCCAGCATGATAGTGATGTATCTCAACTTATCCTTTGATGCTAGGGACCTTCCTTGAAATCCAAACCAAGTTCCATCTGTGTCAATGAAAGGGATAATAATTCTGGGGTGATCCTTTTTGACATCTTTGAACGTTGGTTTCTGTGTGTTTACCCAGGTAAAAAACTTATCAGTATAGAATAAATCCGAGAAATATTTCTCAGGAATTTTACGACCGAGAAGGTATCCAACTGCAGGGTGTTCATTATTTAGTTCTTTGATACTTTGAAGTTCTCCTTTCTTTTTGAACTTCGGTTTTTCAAACTTAGTTAGTTTTGGTTTGGGCACATATGACCCTTTACCAGTTGTTCCAGACTTGTACCTCTCCATGATATATTCATCATAAAGATCAGGTGCATTGTCTTTTAGAAAATTTGGTAGCGTCCTTCCTACGCCACAGTTATGGCACTTGAACACCATGTCTGCCTTGATACGAAAGAAGTACCCTCGTGCCTTGTTACGATGCTTCTGAGAGTCACCACAGTAAGGACAGCGAAAGTTATAAAGGTCTGCCTTCTTACGAGCAAACTTTTCCAGTCGTCCTGAAAGGAGACTTACATAATGAGCATCGACAAATTCAGACAACTTTGAGATGCTGTAGGACTATCGTAGTCTACCATCTACTGGCGGTGGTGTCAATGCATTTCCAAGAATTTTTTGTCCAAGAGGGGAAATCAAAACACTAATCACTGCTAGTGCTCCTGCAATACTCCACATCTTCTTTTCTAATACTCTAAGTCTATCATCAATAAGACGGATATCTCTTTCACACCCTTTCTTAATCGCAGTAGTCTCTCGATTTAAATCTGCAGATAATCTGTCCAACTTTTCAAACAGAATCGTATCAACCTTATCTTGCTTATCTAGTTTTTCATTATGGACAGCAAGAAGCTTGCCCATTTGAATAGAGTTGTCTTGTAGCGTATCTACAACTCTTTCTAATCTTTCTAAAATGGCTGCATTGATTTGATTTTCCATAGCTACCTATCTACAGTTGCTTGTGCGCCACCTGCCCTTGCTTTTAATTTCAAGGATGCAGTTTTCTTTTGAAGTTGACTTTGCAACTCCTTAATTTTCATATTAACTTTTTTCTTTTCGTTGGCAATTTGCTGCTGCGTCATTTGCTGCTGCATTTGCTTATCAACATTCTCTTTGACGTTACGCAAATGATTCATACGCTTGTCCATAAAGAACTTACCAGCATTAGCAGGTAGTATTCTTTCAATTTTAATCTCACCTCTATAGCGATAGTTTATTAACAGACGCATCTTTTGTCTCAGTTCTGCAGGAGAACTTGCATAGACAATAGTCTCACCAACTTCAGGGATTGTGACTTTATACTGAAAAAGTCTGGATGGCATTGAAGGATTTTCTTTTGATTCGCCTAGTTTGTTACCAGGCATCACAAGTTTCTTATCCTCTTTACTTTTCTTTTTTAATTTACTACGAAACTTCATCACAGGATCAAATCCAGCAGTAGGTCCTGTAGCATCTGAAGCGCCACTAAATCCTCCAGTACCAGCAGTCATAACTGTCATAATTGCTCCAGTTCCTCTTTAAGATCCTCATCAACTTCCAGACCTGGAAGCATCCCTATAGGGTATTTATTCAAATAAAGTAATACAGTTTTCAAAATACTCCAATACTCTCTTTCAAGTCTGAAAAATAATAAGGGAGTTGCTGCTTCACCAAAAACATTATAAAGAATAATAAGATGATTAATAACTAGGTGAGTTCTTAATGACCCTCCACGCACATAACGCTTTAAGAGTCTTTTCAGATACTTAAAGCGTTTGATGTCCTCATCAAAATCCTCTCGCGTTACACAAGCAGGATTCTCATAATGCTTAATGGCGAACAGAATGTAGTTGGACTCATTCAGTTCGTCAAATTTCATTTATCAATCGCCGTAGGTCAGTGTTGCTGCACCATCAGAGATGACTTCTTCAGTACCACCTGCTGAGGTGATCTTGACACGGTACTTATAACCGTCAAGTGAATCATCACCGTAAGCACTATATGCAAGAGTTGCAGTAGTGAAGTCTGCGTAGGTGATACCAGCGTCAGTGTCTGCTGCAATGTTAACCCAACGGGTTGTTGCTGCTGCGGTCTGACGTTGCCAGACATAAGACAGAGCACCAGGTGTTCCAGTGGTGGTAGTGGTAAGCGTGAATGTACCAGCCTCACTAGAAGATGTAGATGCTGCAGGTTGAACCGTAATGGTTACTGCCGATGCTACGTCTGCTGCGATAGTATCATCTGCTTGTGTTTCTGTGCCATCAGGGTTGCTGATGAAGGCAAGACATTCTGCCTTGTGACGAGTATTACCAGCGCCATCAGTGTAGGTCTTATATGCCCACCAACCAGGACCAGTGATACCACGAGAAGCGTTCTCGTTCAATGCTGCTTCGGCAGCATCAATAAACACAATTGTCTCAGTAGCGGATCCAGCACCGTTACCACGGGCGAGTCCTGCTTGAGTTTTATTTGCGTCGCTGTCAGTTCTCCCGTAAAGAGACATGGGTTACTCCGTATTAATTCCAATATATTTATTTATAAAAAAAGGGGACTACGCCCCTTTAATCATTCTCCCTCGCGTGAAACCATTGCCTTCTTAACAACTTCGAGAAGTTGGTCGTCCATATCAGTCTTAGTCAACTTAACTGCTTTAGAAAGAATAACAAGACAGATCTCAACCATTTTCTCACCAAGTTCTTCATTCTCTGGAATATTTGAAACGGCATCTTTAATGATTTTCGACGCTAGTGGGAGTAGAAATGCAAGCATGATTAGTTACCAAAGGGATCTAATCTATATATGCTTACTTTTTCTTTTTGGTGTCCATGATGGCACCTTTACCATACTGCTTCTCAATACTTGCCTTTACTTTATCAAGTGCTGACATGCCATCATACTTTGGTTTTTTCTTGCCAAAGGTATTAGGTGTGTTACTAATTGGTTTGTTGTAACGCTGGTTACCACCAACACCACCACGCTCCATGCGACGATCCTTCAATGAATCTGCACCTTCCTCAGAAACATATTGTTTAAATGTCAAGAGGGTTTCAGTTTCTGCGACTTCTTCTGTGCTTTCTTCTGAAACTTCTTCTTGACTGACATAGGCTGAATTCTCCTTAGATTCAAAGTGAGGGTTTTTTTGTCCTGGAACTTTATCCATCTCTTTACGAGCTTTCTCATTATTTTTTTGACGCTTCTTGAAGTTCACCTCCAGATAAGAATCGTCTTTCTTTTTCGCTTCGCTCATGTCGGCACCATCGCCATCTTCATCATGGTAACCTGTGCCACCACAATGCTTGCATCCTTTGCCTTCACACTTAGGACACTTTTTCTTTTTCTTATCATCACATCCACATTCCTTTTCAGTAATCTCAGATTGTCTGGGATTAATCTTGACCTTAGTTTTCCTTTCGGATAGTGCTTTAAAACTTAGCATCACTTCTCCCCTCTTTCTTGTTTTTCAGTTTCCTTGTTGAGAGTCTTAACAATTTTCTTGGAACGATCGTATGACTTCTGACGCTTTGCATCAGTAGTAGAAGGACTTACAACCTCACGACCTAAGTTTCCTGCCTTACGGAACATTTTATTCTTGGGCAGTTCTTTGTAACCCTCTTCAATTACATTCTCAATCTCTTCGATAGAGAAGAGTCCAGACTCATACAAGTGTGCAATCTGATCATAATCTTCGCCAAGACGCTTGGCAAGTTTGCCACTGCCGCTCGATACTGCACGAGCAGTCTTACCAACTGCTTTCTTCAGACCTCTACCAACAGCACCTGCTGCTCTTCTCAGAAGACTAGGACCTTTCTTCTTAGCAGTGAGACGCTGACGTGCCTCAGAACCTGCATCTCTTTCCCCGCCACCACTAGAAGAAGAACCGCTGTCGGAACTACTGCTAGAACTTGAACCTGTACCTTTAGACTTTCTGATGCTGCTCAGAACACCATCCAACTTACCACCAGTACCATCATCGTCAGATGACTTGGACTTGGCAGGAGTTTTTTCCATCGATGCACGCTTTGCTTTGGTGCGTGCTGCTTGGAATTCACCAACTGCTTTACCTGCATTCTTAGCAACAGACTTACCTGCTGCCTTGACGCCTGTCTTGACTGCACTACCTGCTTTCTTAGCAGCAGCACCAACCTTTTCACCTGCTTTCTTAGCAGCACCCTTCAGACGATCCATACGGGAAGGTTGTAACTTGAGTTCAAGTTGCTTAGTCTTCTCTTCAGACAGAACCTCAACACCCTCAAGGTGCTCACAGATTTCAATCAAGTCTTGGTCATCTTGTGCCATCTCAAGGATAATATCTTCCATGACATCAATGAGTTGCTCATCAGTCAGTGAATCAATCTCTTCTCCAAGAGTTTCCAACTCAGCAAAGTCTTCTTCTGAGAATGCAAATGCTTCTTTCTTAGCTGAGGGAGAATACTTACCCATCATAAGACGCTTATCAATTTCGTCTTGAGTCTCTTTCTTCTTACCCTTAGCAGCATCCATGCGAGCAGCACCCTTGGCATCAATACCTTCCCCAAGAACCTCAGCATTCTTATCGTAGTTATCAAAGTGCTCGTGCTTCTCAGAAATCAGAATCTCAAGATCTCCGACAGGGACGTTCTCGTAGATATACTCAGCATCTTCAATATCATAATGAGTTACTGTACCATCTTCAAGCATGGTGTGCATTTCAGGGATGACATCAAACTCTTTACCTTCGTAATTAACTTTCTTAGCACAATCGTGCTTCTTACGCTTACCACCCATCTCATCCTTACCCTTGGCACCAGTGATAACATCACGGCGGGTTACCTTATCATAAGGAGGAGCGTTGTTAGCGAGGTTACCATCGTTCTTTTCCTGCACCTGTTTATAGGCAGCAGACATATCGGGAAGATCTCTGAGATTCATTTTACTAAGCGTCCTTGTCCTTTTTATTTATCTTCCTAATAAACTCACCAGGGGTAAGTTTTCTCATATAGTTAGCAAGTTTATCTGTACCCATCTCTCCAGCAGGTGTAAAGTTAAAGAATTTAATATCATTTCTTTCAATTAAATCCTTGAACCATCCTCTATAAACAGATTCCTGCTCATCAATATAGATGATATAGTTACTACCTCTACTAACAACTTTACCAAGAATACCAGTATTTACATTTTCAACAAAAGTTCCTACTGGAAACATTTTATTGTCGAAGTATGCTTCACGCATACCTTTAGGATCCAACTTTGGTGCAATCTCATACAATTGAAACGATGCATCAGCAAAGTCTCCATACTCTTCAACTTTCATTGCTTGTCGCAGTGTTAAAAATAACTTCTCAGAACCATCCTTACCAAGACCTTCTGGAGTACCTTGACTAAATGCATCAAAGTCATCTTCTGCTGCTGCCTTACGCATCTTAGATGCAGACATACCTTCTACACCTTCAGCATCAGGGTCTCTTTCTCCTGCAGAGGTTACTTTGATTTCGTCGAATGTATATAACTCTCCGTTATATTTCTGTGCAAGACTGTTGAACTCGCTAACCCTGTCACCTCCCACCACAATGTTAACGCTGCTATACCCGTCAGAATCGAGGGCGGTAAGAACATCAAAGATAGTACGCATGTCCCCATTGTCAACAATCGCGTTCGCGTGATCGGGATATGCCATCCGCATATATTTAATTTTAGTGCCTGCGTCAAGGGGATTCTTCTTAGGATCCTCCGACCTTGAGGGGTATATTCTATACTCTCCTCCATTTGATTTTGCCTCTCTAGCTACTTTTGCTAGAAGTTTCTCATGCCCAACCGTAGGTGGATTAAATCTTCCAAATGTAATAGATATTGTGCCTTGATCGACCGCACCCGAGCCGTCTCCAGTTTCTTCTTCTCCATTCTGTTGATTCGGCGTAATGTCGGGATTTTGGGGGTCAACTTTTACAAGTTTACCATCCTTCGACATGTGAGTTACGTTGCCCGAAGCGTCGGCATAACGTCCGTAACCTACATGTTTTAATTTTAATGTTTGTGCAGACTTTGCTGCAAATGATTTTTCGGCTTCAGTTAGGAAAGCACTGAACTTTTTCATTCTACCAAGTTTTATTTAAGTTAAAGTTTGCTTTACTAAAAGTCAGTCTATCTACAAGTTTGTATGGGTTGTTTGAGGGGATAACAAATCCTTCATGCAAAGAAAGATTGCCATCAATGAAACACTCAACATTATCATTAGGTACAACCGCATTAAGTAGATGCTGTTTCAGTTGGAAGATTTTATGCCACACCATAAAGGTGGTCAGATTAACCTCACCTTTATATTTAGCATTGAAGACATTGAACATCATTTCAGGACTGGGTATCTCACCCATACGAATAAATGTATTGACATGCTTCTTGAGTTCTGCACTCTTAGCAATCTTACAGAAAGGAATCAGAGCAACAATCTCAGCAACAAGTTTTACTGCAGACCACTTACCAACAATTGCATCATTAGTATCAATGAATCGAACACTATTAGTAGATTGTAAAGTGACACCGAGTTTTGCATTTGCATTAGGTGATACCTCAGTATAAGAAGTGTGTGGTGCTAGAATAATTTGTTGAGCAATCGGAGTGGCAAAGCGATACTCCACAGTATTAGGGCAATAAACACTGCCGCCACCGACACCGATCCAATCAGCTTGGATAATACCACTGATACGAGGAAGATGACGCAGACATAAGCGAAGGATATCTGCAACGTTCCCTTTATGATTCGTCTCAATGTCCTCATAGGTGTAGTTGATTAGAACTTTCTTTTTGTTGAATACAGACTTGGTGCCCACAAAGAACTGACCATTGGCAGGGTTAGTGCCGAACACGATAGCAGGAGCACCATCCCACTTGACGCTGACCTTCTTGACAGTCAGTGCCTCCTTGACAGCAGCAAGAGCAACCCGACGACCATCAAAGATGGAATCCTCTAGGTGCTCCAGGTGTTTGTTTGGCATCCGTCCTCTGTCTATACACATATTATAGCATGGCAGAAGGCAGTTGCAACCAGGGTTGTGCCAGTTCTTAGGGTGTCAGTAGATCTTGAGGAAAGGTCCGTTAGAGTCTCCAAATTCTTTCTTAGCACCATAATATAAAGAAGTACACCACTCTCTAGTCTTCTTTTTCTTTTCAATCTGCACCCATATGTGTGCCCATTCCATAGCAATTAGTTTAGAAGAAAATCTACCACCAGAACTTCTATCTGCTTTTTGAGTTTCATAGTTAATTGCGTAGTCTAAAACCGATTCAAATCCCTCAGCAACTTTTTGATTGTTTTCATATACAGCAACCTCACCAAAATCAACGCCAGTATTCTTTAACTTATTATACAAACTAATCCAATATTTTTTATCAGCATCATTCCACTTACCTACAGCTGGAATGTGACGATGCTTTGCCGCTGAAGTTGGACGCTCAAGATTCAAACTACCTAGAAACTTATCCAAAGCAACACTCGATACCTTTCCTAACTTAGCACCAGCATCCTTACCCTTAGGTGTTAGGTCGGTCTGTACAAGATTTCTTTCTTTAGAATATTGAAAGTTTCTAGATTGACCATGGATTTGTCCACCCTTCTGAGTTTGCATGTCAAATCCAAGTTCACCTGTATCAAACAAGTAATTCTTTTTCTTCCCTAGAGTTAATGTGCATTTTAAAGATCCTTTCACTGCATCAATTTGAGCAGGTTGTCCACCTTTCCCACCTGCATTTGCAACTTCAGCAGATGCAGTTTTCTTTTTTGCTGCAATTGCTTTTAGAGAAACACCAATCAAAACTTTTTCCTTAAGAGCATCTCTCATATAAGCATTAAGGAGAGTAAGTTTAGCATCCTTAGACATACCATCAATATTTGTTAACTCACGAATTGTACCTTGCACAACATTCTTCAAACTCTTTTTAACAAGAACAATATCCATAGGATTCCAACGGTCCTTCACAGATACACCACATTCTTTCTTAGCAATTTCTTCAATGTAAGGCATTATTCCATTGTCTCTGGAATATTCATACCCTTTACTACTACCCAAATATTTTTTTAATGCTGCGGTTTGTTTTGTATATGTTGCTCTCCATTCTGGACCGAACCCATCATATACTTTTTTCATTTCAGCATCAGTAGGTTCTTTACCTCTCTCAATTACCGACTCAAAGAAATACCTAGATCCATTTTCCTGCTTGGCAGTTTCTTTAGCGTTAGTTGCCATCTTACTCTATGGAATCATCCAAACTATTTAGATACTGCTCTTCTTTTTCATAGATTTTTTCCTGCCCTGTCCATAGTTTATATCCCTGAACAACCTCAGGCAATAACCATTGGTCCACACGAACACACTGTGCCCAGTTGACAGGATGAGAACAACTCACCACTACAACAGCAAAGAATGCTCGTATGTGAATCCAAAGACTAAGCATCAAACGTCATCAAACTCTTCAGGTGGAAACTCAATAACAAATTTATCCGTTCGGTTTCCTTCAGGATCCCAGTAATGAGTTCTATACCATTTACCACTTACACATTGACAAATGTTATTCAGTTGTGTTTGCACTACTGTCTGACGAAACTGCCTCTTCTGTTGGGGTGTCTCGGGTTGTCGTTGCGGTAGTTGGGGTTCCATGATGAGGTTTGTGCTCTCTGTCTAAAGGTTGTGATTTTGTATCGTCATTTCGAGATAGATTTTTAAGAACAATGAACGCATCCTTATTGTACTTACGATGTCCAAAAGGAGATGCCCACTTCTTATTGTAATTTTCTCCTTGATGGATTCCAGAAACTACTGTGCCACCAAGTTCAATCACAATCTTATCGTGTCTAACATCCCATCCAAGGGTTGCAATCTGTTGCCACAGATCTTCTTGTGTAAAATTCATCGTCCAAACCTCTTATCCATTTGTAGTTTGACATAATACATTCCCAAGATCCAGACGGAGAAGAGGAACCCCTCCCCGTATGACATGGTGTTCCAAGCGTGTACTGCTCCGTCCATCAGAGGTCTCCTTGCTTACGATTTTCGGAGTAGCGAACATCAAACTCACCACCAGGGTAGCGTGCTTTGAGTTTCTCTACATTCATTTCAACAATCTCTTCGGGAGAAACATCTAGTGCCAAACATGCTTGCATAAAGTACCACATGATGTCGCCTAGTTCGCGCTTCATATGATAGAAGTTTTCTTCACTAGCAGGTTTTCCTTGGAAGACCATCTTCTTTACAATCTCAGTAAACTCACCAGACTCTGCACAAAGACCTACAGAAGCAGTAAGCAATCGCTCGGTAGGAACACCATCTTCTGCGAGTTCATAGACTCGGTTGGCAAAACTAGTATAGTCTTTGCTTTCTTGCGACGTGACCGCAGATACAAATTGGGCATACTTAATAAAATCAATCATACTTAAGATCTTGAAATGTTTTCTTGGCAGTAAATTTTTTAACTAAATCAATCTGTTGAGGTTCGGTGCCTTGTCCAGAATTAACAAGGTCGTCTTGAGCAGATTCCTCAACATCATACAACCTCATCTTCGCTCTGTCAATACCTATACAAAATCTCTTGAACGAGTTTGTATCATTGTATCTATTCTTCAATTGCTTGACCATCAATTGATTCATGCCCTCAAGCTCCTCCGTACTAATAAGGGCAAACATAAGATCAGCAGTAGCAGGGAGTCCGAAGGATTCAGAAGTATCAGTAAGGTCAACATCAGTGCTACCAAAACCTGAACGAGTGGTCTGCGTAGCACTGATAATAGGAACGTCACACTCCACAGCAAAACCCCTAAGTTCTTCTGCGATTGCTTTGACGTAGGTGTAGGAGTTGACAATGCTCCCTTTATATCTCTGGGAAGCACAGATATTAAGGTAATCCACAAAGATAATATCGGGTTTAATGCTCCGCTTAAGAGCAAGATCAGAAACAAGAGACTTAAAATGTCCAACATGAGCAGAAGCAGTAGGATATTCTTTGATAATTAACTTGCCTTGAGTTTTCTTAGCAAGACTTGCAATCTTCTTATCGAACATTACTTTCGGAAGATCACCAAGTTGCTGGATTGGAATGTTAAGAAGATTAGCATCAATTCGTTCTGCAATCTTTTCCTCTGCCATCTCCATTGTAATGTATAAAACATTTTTACCTTGAAGTAATGCAGCAGAAGCAACATGACACATAAACAAACTCTTACCTACACCAGTGCCAGCGAGTGCAATATTAAGAGTCTTGTTAGGTAGACCACCCTTTGTGATTTTGTTGAAGAGCGAGAGGTCGAAAGGGATCTTACCTTCTTTCCTGTGATAGTATTCGTATCGGGATTCTGAATCCGAGACATAATCATGTCCTACATGTTGGTCGAAGGATACTCCAAGTGCCTCCGAAAGAATCGAAGGGATAGCACCTTTATCTTTCTTGGAATCTTGCCCGTCAGCAATCTTGACAGATTCCATAAGAGATAAGTAAATCGCACGCTCCTGACACCACTTTTCTGTAGTATCAACGAGCCAATCGTAGTCCGAGGGATCATCGGAAAGGACATTTAAAACTCCAATAATTTCTTTAAACTGATCTTCAGTAAGATCAATTCGTTCCTGACATTCTATACCAATTGCATTCAGACTGGGACACGCATCATATTGACTAACGTACTCATGAATCTCTAAGAAGATAATCTTATGTTCACGAGCAGTAAAATAGTCTGACTTGATGAAAGGAAGTACCTTGCGTGTATACCTCTCGTTATAGATGAGGTTACTGAGAATGGTTACTTCTAAATTCATTAAACGTAATGCAGGTAGGTTCCAACGATGTACTTGTTCTCGGAGACTGTAGGAAGACCCGCGTGCCTCCACTGCCAGGTAGCAGGGAACACTAGTATCTTAGCACACTCTGGAGCAATTTGGTAGTCAAGTTTAGGAAAAGATGTCTCCCCTCCTTCAGACACAGTATTCAAGTATAGAAAGCAAACTAGAAATCTCCTAGCAGACTTATAATCTCCAACATCAACATGGTCTTTAAACTGATCATATCCATTGGGGTGATACATCTTGAGACGATGTTCCTCAAATGCATACTTTTCAGGGAAGTCTGGACCTGAATCCAAATCATCCATGTACAGTTCTACTGCATCAATGAATACCTTAGTCAAATTATTTTGGATATCAATCCAGTTAGGATCTTTATCCAAAAAACGACGAGATATATTTAATTCCGTAAAGGAAGGTCGCTGGTTGTTATCAATATATTCGCCATTAGATTTACTAAATGTTTCAATTACATTTTTGCAAAACTGTTCATCAACCAATCCATTATAAGTTTTGATATAATCTACAAGTTTAGCTGCCATAACGGAACTCCTTTGCTGCTGCTTCATCCAGTGCTTGCATTACTTCCTCAGTGAAATATGTTTCTGGATCTTTTAAGATTGCCTTGGCATAGACTTTCTTACCGTTCATTTCATATCGACCAGCAACATTTTTCCACATCCCATACTTCTCACCAAGTTCTAAGAGTCCATAGTATTTGTCAAGACCACGATCATAATATAAACGAGTTTCAATCTGACTATTCTCTTTGGTCAAACGTGACTTCTGTGCTTTACATTTGATGATGTTACCAACAACATCTGTGCCATCCTTCTCTTTCTTCTTAGACAGATAGATGATAGTAGAAGATGCATACTTGAGACCACTACCGCCACCCATTTCTTTCATGGGCACATAGGAACCAATGACATCATAGGTATGGTTGGTGACCAGCATAGGTACATTTGCCTTGCCTAGTTTGAGTGTAAGGACCCTGAAGGCACCTTTAATCAACTGACTCTTAGTCATATCACGAACTTGCTTATCGTTCGCTACATCCTCTACTTCCTTGTTACTAGCAAGCATACCTAAGGAATCAAGAACAAACATCAAAGGTTTACGTTCATCTTCCTTCTGCTCCATATACTTGTCAAGAATACGACAAGACTGTGTACGAAATTCTTCAATGGTAGATACAGGTACAATCATCATACGGTCTGATGCAATACCACGATCCTCAATCATCTGCTTAGAAATAGCAGATTCAGATTCAAAATAAATTACACCTGCATCAGGATTACTGTCGAGAAAATGCTGTACAATCCCAAGGCAAAAGAAAGTTTTGCCAGTAGACGACTCTCCTGCAATAGCGGTAATCTTATTTCCTGGGACACCACCATAGACTGAGCCAGATACCAAAGCGTTAAAGATATAACTGCCAGTATCAATGAAACCACTGGTATCTCCTGCAGCAACACCGTCGCTGACCAATCCTGCATATTCATTGTCAATCTCCTTTACTACTTCTTTAAGAAAATTCACTCTTTAACCTCTAATAATGTTGTGATGTGTTGTGACCGTTTCATAGCACGCTCAAACCATTGGGCATCTTTCAATTCATCAAAAAGTTTTTCTTCTCTGGCAGCACCAGCACTGAATGCTTTCTGATAGGTTACAATAAACTTTGTCTGTTTCATCCGAATAAGAACTCCAGCGATGCTATTTTTTCTGATTTCCATCCAATCGTATCCATAATAACGTTAATAGGGTCTAGGAAAGACTTTGAGAATTGTAGGTCATAGTCTACCTGTTTGTCAAGCTTTAACTCTCTGGGAAATGTGTTCAAATAACTAATAACATTTTCACCGATTTTGTTGGGAGTCTTTAAGTAAACAAACTTTAATTTATCTCCATCTTGTATCAGAGGATACTTGTGAGTTAGTTTGTTCTTCTTGTTATGGAAGTTATAAAGCAACGCACCACGCACATGAATTGGTGTGCCTTTACTATAGATCGTTGCTGGATTAGACCATTTATTTATTCCGTTAACTCCCCTTGGGAATGAAATGTCTTCAACTGGCAACGAAGAAAATTTGTCTCTGAAGTCAGCAATATATTTTTGTGCTGCTTCTTCAGTTTCATTGACAATAACAATCATACATTCTTTAATTGCAGTGCGACATGCACCAGGAGTAGAAGACTTAACTGCCTCCAAACCCATGATTTTTAGTTTAGGTTTCTCATAACGAACTCCCTCACTATCCCATACATTAAGGATGTATCGTTTCTTAGCGGTCCAGATACCTTTGTCTGCAATGTTCTCTCTCTTCATGACCATCTTCTGGTCATAAGCACTAACGTAATTTGCTAGTTCTTGGTAGGATTTTTCAATGAAGGGTTCGATTCTTTCTTTGCAAGCGGAGTCAAGGAATCCAACAATCCTCTCTGGAGGAACATCTTGTGAAGGAAATACAGAACGGACAAGTAAATCAAGACAGATGTAGATGCTATCAGTATCAGAGGCAATAACATAATCATGATCCTCGGTTTTAAGTAACTTGTTTAAGTAACTATTTACCTTTCCCTCAATCCATCTAATCGAGACTTGACCCGAGAGGGTAATCGCCTCAGCATTTGCCAGATTGTAGTATCGGAAGTATTGGTTTCCAATGGCACCATAGGCAGAGTTGAGTTGGATTTTTCTTGCCATTTGGATGTTGTTGAACTTGGACACATCCTTTTGTAATGATGCGGTCTCTGCAGGTGTGGTGGCATGTTCAAGATTTTGTTTAGCGGCAAGCATCCTCTTTTTGTAAATGGTTCGTTCATCGTAGATCTTCTGCATTATTTCAGGTAGAAACCCATGGATGTCCTTACGATACTGAGCACCGTTAGCACATACACAATACTCCCCATCAATATCTAGTTCTTGATTAAGTATTTTATCAACTGTTGCTGTTGGATGCCTCGCATCGAGTAAGGTTTCGGGCGAGATATTGTACTGCATGATAAGATGAGGATACAGAGAGTTGAGATCAAAAGACACCACCCAATCATACTTTCCAGGAATCGGTTCCTTGACATATGCTCCTGCGTATTTTTCATCTTTCTTAGCACCTTTCCTTGCGGGGACAACTGTTTTTCTATCAGTTAGATAATTATAGATCATCGTGTCCCACATACGGACTTGACTATAAACATCTTCAAAGTTTACCTTAGCATCATAAGACATAGTGATGGCAAGTTCCAACAACTTCATCTTATCTTCCAGTCGGTCAATCAACTCAACGTCTTGGATGTTATACTCCATAAACTTCTGCCAATCACTGGTATAGAAATCTCTAAAGTTTTCGTACTCAGAGTGATCAAGTTTTCTTTGACCCAATTCAACAAAAGCAATATGATCTAGACGATAAGATTCTTGGTTTGTATATGTAAACTTACGATAAAGATCGAGATAGTCAAGAATGTTGACACCAGAGATATCATAAGCAATATTTTTGCGTCCCTTGACATATACTTCTCTCTCATTTGCACGGTTCCAGGGCGATAGACTCTTCATCCACTTCTCACCTAGCACACGACTAATCCGACGAGCAATGTATGGAACATCATAAAGATTCACATTCCAACCCGTCAAAATATCTGGAGTATTTTGCACCCACCAATTAATAAAATGGTTTAGCATTTCATGTTCTGTCCAGAAGATATGTGTCTCGACACCTTCAGGTGCTTCAAACTCCCGAGTTGCCCAACTATAATACTTCTTTGTCACCATATCTTTAATGGTGATGGATAGCATTTCTTCTGCTGCTGCTTCGGCATCAGGGAATCCATTCTCACACTGGACCTCAATATCCAATGCATAGATTTTCATCTGACTGATGTTATAGTTGACTTCATCAGGAAACTCACGACGAATATATTGATATACGAATCGCTCATATCCATGAACTTCAAACCCTTCAACACCATCATATTGCTGAATGAAGTTTCGTGCTTCTCTAGAAGTTTGAAACTGTATGGGCGATACATTCTTACCCTCTAGGGTCTTAAACTCTTCTTCTTTGCGAGAAAGAATATACAGTGTTGGGGAGAAATTTGTTCGATATGAGACGGGTTGTCCGTCTTCATATCCCCTATACAAGATTGTATCGCCAGCGAGTTGAATGTTGGTGTAAAACGAACTCATGCGTTTTTGTATGTCTCCAGCACATTAGGACTTGGATCCAGTATAGTCAAAACACACTCGGATGTCAAGAACAAATCACGTTGCTCAGCATGAAGAGGAAACTCTCTAAGAGTTCCATCCTCAAGAACTTCCATACACTTCTCAATCAAGAGACTTGGTTCTTCATCTAATTCGGTAATACTACCGACAAGATATTCTTTTCTTTCTCTCAGAAGAACTAACTTAATCGACTGTTGTTCCATTTTCTGCCTCAATCAGTTGGTTGTACTTGCTTTCAATTTCTTCATGAGTCTCGTAGACTGTAACAATCTCATCTAGTTTCATCATAAGGTCTTTGTTTTTAGACAGAGGTGCCCAAGGTTCAAAGTTAATAGATGGTTCACTGATTTTAGCAGTGACTTCTTCTTCAGTTTGTTCGACTACCGTAGATGTTTTAGGTGCAGAAATCCAGACCGAGTACGGATTTTTCATTTGAAACCCTACTGCTTTGTCTGGTTCTTCTTGTGTTGTAACTTCATAGAGGTCACAGATCACATCTTCGTTACTTCTTGTTCTTACGATTCTTACGCTCATAATTCCTCCTTTCAATTTCGTTTACTGCTTCCCTAATAATATCCTTAAGGATTTTGGCTTCGTCGATATTCTTTTGTTCTGCGATAGGTCTGACATGCTTTAGAAGTTCCTCAGTATAAGATGCTGGGACTTCTACTGTCAAGAGATCAGTATCGCCATCGTAAGTATTCGGTTTTAAATTTACATAGACATTCATAGTAACTCCAAACAAAAAGAGACCCCGTGAGGTCTCTTTGGTTGTACATTATATAGGTAGTTAATCAGTTGATAGTTTCAACAGCAGCAAGTGCTTTCTGTCTCAGGTCCTCTGGAAGAGGGACATAACCAAGACCATCAGACATTGCCTGTGCTTTCTCACTCAACATATAACGAAGAGTTTCCTTTACACCTTCCTTAGACTCAGGGTATGCTAGGACCCAAGTAAGGGAGACAATAGGGTATGCATTGGCACCAGCAGGGTTAGCGTCAGCACCACGAAGCTGATCGTCCAAGACGATTCGCGATAGACCTGCCGCAGATGTTTCAGCATTTGCTTTGACATAGTTACCTGCTTTGTTTTGTAGGGATACTTGTTGAAACTTATCACCAGTCACATAACCATAGTTCAGGTAACCAATGGCACCAGGAACTTGTTTAACTTGTGCGGCAACACCAGAGTTACCTTTACCACCAACACCAGCAGGCCACTTTACTGCCTTACCTGTGCCCACATTCTCTTTCCATTCGGGAGAGAATGCTGATAGTGAGTTAGTGAAACCTTTTGTGGTGCCACTACCATCAGAACGGAAGACAGGAACGATAGTTTTACTATCACATCCAAAGGTAGACCAGTTAGTAATCTTACCGAGATACACATCAGCAAGTTGTGTCTGTGTCATCTTGACATCACAACCAGGCATATTGTAAGCAGGAACAATAGCACCACCAGTCATAGGAATGTGGACCATGGGGATGGTTTGTTTCTCATCACTTACAGCACCATCACTGGCACCGAAGTCAACAGTACCAGCAATATATTGACGGACACCAGAACCACTACCAACTGCTTGATAGTTTACTTGGTTACCAGTTTCACCTGCCATGGTTTGAAACCATGCTTGATACAATGGAGCAGGGAATGTAGCACCTGCTCCATCAAGTCTGAATGTAGTAGATGTGCCACCACATGCCACCATTAGAGGAGCAGCAGCAGCGATTGTTGCGATTGCTTTGCTATTGAATTTCATAAACCTTTCGTTTCTGATGATCAGGAATGATTCTTCGTAATTCTACCACAAGTAATCCATTATTGAAACTGACTGTGCCGACTTCGACATCATCACTCAGGTTGAATCCCCTAGTGAAGGTGCGTGAAGACAATCCACGATGCACATACTCATCATCTTCACCATCATTCTTAGGTGCAACAGATTTTACTAGGAGTATATTTGACTCAGTAGTAACCTCAACATCTTTTGGATCCCATCCAGCAAGTGCTAATTCAATACGCCATTTAACATTTGATTCTTTGACGATATTGTATGGAGGATATTGTCCACCAGGATGATTCGATCCATATGAATGCAATCGATAAAAGATATCATCTAGTCCGACGCTGTATCTGTTTGCAGCATCAAAAATTTTATCAACATCTTTCGATGTCCATCTAGTAAGGTCCATGTAACTTCTCCTTATAAAGCGAGATTGTATTGTGTGGTCCCCGAAGGCAACCAGTAGTATTTAACAAGTATCCAGTTTAATGCATTGTGTAATATCCCGAACCTCTATGTAAGGGATACCTCACCTACATACTATACATACCTATTTGGTAAATCGTATGAAAAGGTTTTTACCCTTCATAATGTTACTGATGACCGCACCAGCAGCAAATGCAGGTGCCCTTACACATAAATTATCTTCTAGTGTTCAACTGACTGTCGATGCTGCTGCTTCTAATGTCACAAGACTTGGTAGTACATTCTCAATCTCAGGCAACAACATTGGCACTACTGACGGAACAACTGCTGATGCTGTTTCTGCTGGCACCATTACTAGTGGAATTTATTCTCCTGGTACTATTGAAGCAGTCCAAGGAACTGCAGAATCTGCTTTCTCATTCAGTCAGTCATATACTCAAGGTGATGCAATCCCAGCAGCAGCAGTGACTGTTGGTGATGTAGCAAACTTCGGCAACATTACTTCCACAACTGCAGGAACTGCTGGAACTCTAGCAGGTACTATTGGGACTACTGGTGCAATTAGTTTGACGGCTGGTGGAGCTGGTACGAATGCTACAGGTCAGTTCGTAAGTGAACTCTCAATCATACACTAAATAAATGGAGGTCAGAAATCATGACTTCTGGAAAGACTACTACGATTCTTTGGTGTGTCCTAAGTGTGGTGGGTGCATTTGTCACACTTGCTCCTGCCCTGGCGGTCCCCGTGGTCCCAAACTTCACTCAGGGAAGCATGACCAGTCACACAGAAACAACATCGAAGGTGACTGAAACTATTAACTCTATAGATTATGCAACAGGATGGCAATATTCAGTATCGGGAACAAACGTGACCAACGGGGGGCAATCCCTCAGTCCGAACCCAACGACAAACTCGGTGATAGTGAATCCATTAGGAGGAACAGAGGGGCAAGTAACAAGCGCCAACTCTGGTCTAGATTTAAATGGACAGAGTTTCACAATCAAAGAACCAGGAGCAGCATTCCAATTCACCCAGACCTACATGGGTCCAGGGGTAACAAATCAGACTGTAATCCAAAGAACAACAGAAGTTACCAGCGTAACAGATACTACAAGTATCTTTACCCAGTAATTGGGTTGTTAATCGCATCTCCCGTCAGTGCTGCTGATGTGGGAGGTGTTTCTGCGACTGCTAATCCAATCGCGAATAGCTCAGGTTCAGTGACCAACCAAGCTATTCAGGTCTTACAAGGACCATACATCACCAATCAATATGGTGGTGGTATCGCATGTCAAGGACCGACTGCTAACATCACACCATTCATTACTCATGCTCGTAGTCAGAAGGATCCATTTGAGCAATACTATATGGAACCTCAATATGATAACAGAGATTTTCAAGGTCAGATGGTAGAAACTCAGAAAGTAGTAAAAAACTTTCCTTGGGAACCTTGGTATGATGATAGATCATATACAAATTCAGAAGGCGAAACTGTTCGTGCATATGAAGATGGTCAAGATATGACTATCACCACTATGGAAATGATGGGGGATGGTGTGCCCGATAATCCAGGGTCAGAATTATGGAGAAAACCAGTAAGGACTGGTGATGCAATTAATAACAGTACAAGTCTTGGTTTATCTGCAACACTTTCTTTCCCACTTGATGGTGGATTACAAGAGCGTTGTAAGCAAGCAGCAGATACTCAGATCCAAATGCAGCAACAAATGATTGCTAACAAAAGATTAGACTTTGAGATTGCGAGACTTAAGAATTGTGGTCAGTTAATGCAGCAGGGAATTAGTTTCCACCCTAGGAGTCCTTACTATAAAGTGTGTGCCGATGTCGTGGTGCAAAATGTTAATACCGTCAAGCAACATCGTCACTCTATCCCTTCGGTTTCAGTGCCGACCGTAGGACCTTTATCGCACGGTTCCGATCACGCTGTGCCGCCTTCCTCTCAGACTCAGACAACACAGGGGGTTTCTTTCCCCGTAAGGCAGCAATCTTCTTCACCACTTTCTTCGTCACAGGTTTCACCACTTTTAACAAAAGATCAGCAAGAGGCTTTGCAAGCAGTGCAGAAGTCGTCGCAACTACAGCAATTGAGGCGGTAACAGTTATCATACCTGCTGATGGTATGTTCTGGACAATCTGATCCGTTATATTAAGAGTTTCAAATACAGGGAGACATTCTTTTCCTACTGTCTCATACCCAGTAATCTTTTTATTACCCTCTATGATTTTTCCAACAGGGTTTTTTAATTCTTGTGCTCTACTAGGACACTCTACTTTTGCAGCATCAGTCTTAGGAGGTGTTGGTGTAGCAGGAGTCTCTGGTGCTTCTGGAGTGTTTGGGATAACTGGTAGAGGTGGGGAAGACTCTGTTGTTATCTTTAATCTACGAGGATCATAATCTATTGGATTGAAACTAGGAGTTCCTGCATCACAATATACCCGAACACCATCACTATCTTCATCTTTGAGTGTTTGATTCTCACTACTATCTCTATGAGACTCAACACATCCAGGTATATTAACAATAGGAATACCCACCTGTGAAGTCACGGGTGGGTAAATTGGTATTGCCTGTGGAGGATTAGTCATCCAATCAGGCATTATGTTTATATTCACATCACGAATATCACCAATACGAATATTGTTATTCGGAATATTAATATTAGGTATGTCCATCAGCAATCATTAAATACACTACCAACTGTAGATCCGATACTGGACCCTGCTTTTTGTCCTAGCAGCAATGCCCATCCACCTGCTAACCATCCAACATAAGGGATGCCAACAACAGCAGGAACAGCGACACCAGCAGCGATAGCACTACCTGCCATTGCACCTTGTGATCGTGCTCCAGCGTCCGCCACGATGCACTCTATGTCTTTTGCAGACTTTCCCTCGCCCTCTGATACGGCACCTCCTAGGTTGCGTGTGCCGTCCATAGTGAATTGGTCTTGACGCCACTCTCGTCTAACCTCGGTGGTGTTACCACCAAAGAATCCTTTCTTATCTTTATCTAGAGATAAAGATTTTTGGGACTCAAGGATAGCAGGATCGTTTGCACGATACTCAACCTCATATCCATCCTTACCTGCTTTGATTCTGTAAGATGAATAATCACCCTTAGGAATATTGATAATAGGAACCTGAGGTTGTCTCGGTCTGTGGATTACATATCCCAACAAACCAACATGTGCGATAGCAAATAAACCACCGACAGCACCAGCTACAATCTTTAGTTTGGTCATGATTACATACCAAACGGAATAGCACCACCCGTCGTAGATGGAAGTGCAGGAATAGCGCCACCAGTAGCACCAGGTAGTTCTGGCATTGCAGAGTCCATCATTCCAGGTAGAGCACCAGCAATTGCTTCACCAGCAGCTGCTGCAACTTGGGATTTGATGTTCTCAACAATAGAATCCTTATTGAGATATACTGCAGCACCACCGCCGACAATACCAGCAGTTCCTACAAATGATAGTACTGCTAAAACATTAATTACTTTTTGCATTTTATTCTCCGTTACATTTTGTATGAATCGTCAGTAGAAATTTTGATTGGTCCCTGCTCAAGACGAATAGTCTGTGAAGGTGCAGTTTGTGCTGCCTTTTCAATCAATCTTTCCATCTGGTCTTTACTGATGCCACCATTACTACCACCACCTTCTCCTGCTTTCTTTGCTGCCTGAACACCGAAGGTAGCTAGCACCCCAGTAAAGACACTGGCGATAAAAGTTGGATCTAGTTTTTGTTCAGGAATTCCAAGTGCTGGTGGAAGTTTGATGTATGCCAGCGTGAGTATTCCGCCAGACCAAACAAGGATGCCGAGCCTAACAAAAGTAGACAGAATAGCAAGCTGCTCTTCTTTATCATCTGCTGCCTCTTTAATTTTACCAATGATACCCTTTTTCTTAGGTTCATCTTTTTTGACTTCTTCTGGCATTGACGAACAGCGAGGCTCTTTTATTTATCATTCAAATATACGTTACCCGATATAGAAATTCGATACTCATCCGAAGTGTAGAATGGATTTACTGCATGACTCAATCGTGCGGGAAAGAATGCCATCTTCCATTCAAAACTTTTGTCAATAGGAAGATGCTCTGCATCTAATCCACCAATAGCATTCATATATTGAAATACAAAATTAGCAGTTTCGTTTCCATTTGTTACATATCTATCTCGTTCCTCTTGTAAATCATATGGTATATTTACCCATATGACAAAAGAAAAGACACCCGAATGAATATGCAGAGGATTGAAGTCATACTTCTTTTGATAATTAATCCAAAGTTTTTCTAAATTAAAATCAACTTTAGACATATCACGCATAGTTTCTGCAATACCCATACTAGGTTGCATTCCAAAATGCTGTAGATAAAGGTTTGATAAGTTCTTAGTAAAGAGTTGCATCTCTTTACCAATTGGAAGATGCCATTCCTGATTAAGATGTCCTCGCAAAGTCATGCGAGCATCAGACTCAGATGTTTTATGTAAGACTTCGATAGTTTCTTCCAACTCTTTCCTCACATCAGAAGGAACTTCAATCAACAAATATCCTGGAGATTGAAACTGCTTCACATGATAATTAAACTCACTCATTCGTCTGTCGTTTTTTTCCAATATTATACTTAGACTCTAGCGTCCATTCTGTTTTTTCTTTATAGGCAATCACTTTGATCTGACTCAAAGGTGCTGCATCAGTTACAGAATCTTCTTTTACTATTTCTACAAGTCCCCAATCAGAGAGCAGTTTAATAATTCTATTACGTCTCTGTAAATCATTCTCAGAAAAATTTGCTTTTTTACCATCAAGTGCAAACAACTCTTTGAAATGAACGATATAATATTGACCCTTCTTATGAAGAATATGGCAAGATTGATATAGTTTCTTCTCCTTTCTAGAAGCAACACCAATACGAGTAAGAGTTTCACGAACCTTAAGGAAATCATCTGGTTCCTTAAGGTTCACTTCTATCATATCATTCTTTGTCCACTGGATCTCTTTAATCTCATTCATCGTTTCTTACCCCCTTTATTCAATTTAGATCTAATAACATCAAGTTGGGTAGGAGATAGAATCCTGAGAGCTTGTGCAGCTTTCTCGGTCGAATAACCATAGAACTCTTTAACAAGTTCAATATCCTTCACCTTTTCCTTCTTGCCCCATGGAGAAAATCTCTTACGGGTCCTCACGATATTTATAAAAAAATCATACTGGAGTTTTTTATCTAATCCAGAATACATATTCATCTCGTTCGCAAACATCACAGTATCCATATGATGAGACATACATTTATTGATGATGAATGGAGGATAGTTCTTTTCCCAAGCAGGATCTTCATCTTCCATAAGATTTTCTTTGGAGATATTGATACTGTTTAGATAATCCTTAAGAGGATACCTGTCATCATACGACATAGTTAAGTAGAAGCAGTTCTTTACGTTGTTGCTGGTCTTTCATATACTCACCAACCGATCGCATAGTATAAGTATGATCATACTCGTATGGTTTCCAATCGATGAATCGTGACTTGATTAAGTTGGAAGAATTATACGATACCATCTGGTCACAAGCATGTCTATCACATGCAAAGAAAAACTCGTCATGGTCAAACCCCTTATGCATTCCACCTTTCTTACCATAGAGATTAGACTTAATCTCATAAGGAGGATCTAGATATACAAACGATTCCTTCTTATTAGTTAGAAGTTCTTCGTATGACAAATTAGTAATTCTCCAGTCTTGGATGAGTTCTGCGTAGTAAGGGAGTTTGTCAATTCCTCGCATACTAAAGTTTGAGTCTGACGCCTGTTTGCTGAAGGACGAGGACTCAGTGAGACCAGAAAAAGAGCACTTATTAACAACGTAAAAACTAACAGCACGAGATAGATTGGATGTCTGATCATTGTTTAATATGTCCTTAGCATTTAAAAATAATTCTTTTGCTGATACTGGTTCTGGGTGACTATTCTTTAGTCCAACCAACTGGTCACGAAGTTTGCGTCCATCATACTGAAGTTCTTTCCAGAAATTATATAATGGTTGATACAAATCATTCACCCAGATATCCAGGTGAGGATACATCTGAGTGATATAAAGAGCAACAGAACCTCCACCAACAAAGGGTTCACGAAATTCAGTATAGTCTTTGAATAGTGGAAAAAACTCTGCCATCTTTTTGGTGGCACGAGACTTACCACCAGGATAACGAAGAGGTGTCTTTAATGAACTCATAGAATCAATTGCTTACTTGGAGTGATAATGTCAGGACCACCAAATAGTTTAGTATACTGTTGTACAACTTCGGGTTGTACTTCAACGGAATAGATAACATGCTTAATATCAAGAGCAATATCAGGATGGTCTAAACTAATGACTGTTGCCCAAGGAGCAAATCCAATTTGTCCCTGTTGAGGAATGACAGCAAGAGCATTCTTGATTGTCAGAATACCATTCGCAAAATCTACAACTTCGGCAATAATCTCTTCTCCAGTGATCATCCGAATTAGTTTAACATCAATCATTGTTCAATACCTTTAGGGAAGTTTTCAATTTCGGTCAGTTCGTAGTCCCAGTCTTCCATGACTGTGTTGGCAAGAAATCTATCAGAGAGCATTTCGAGTTCCTTCTCAGCATACTCTCTGGTCTCTGCTTCCAACCAAACATCAATCACCTTACCAAGTCTAAGTTTCTTGATATCCAACTCAGACAATCGCTTACAGGCGTCTCTCACAGCATTACCAGGAGAGTCATCCACCTGCGATCGTAGACGGACAAATACTAATGCTTTGAATTTCATTTAAATTCACACTCCACCATAATTTGAGTTAAACATGCAAGTAGATTAATCTCTTGGTCTACAACGAAAGCAGACTTGTATTGGTATTCAGCAATAATTAGAACTGCTGCTGCAATACTAGGACCACCCATGACACCAGATAGATTATCATACAGTTTACGCATGATAGAAGTTGGATCTGAATCGAGATTCTGTGTCACCCACTTCTTAACATCGTTGAACTGCTTGTTCTTTAATGCTGCTACAAGAGTATCTACATTAGCATCACCTAGCGCCGCCAGAATACCAGTGTCGATAACCCCTGTGCTAGCGTATCTTTGGAGTTCGTTGAGGGTTCTTCGGAAATCTGGGAAGTATTTCTGGACGACTTCTGCAACAACTCTCGGAGCGAAGGTGACCTCCTCGCTCCTGAGGATATCTTGACACCTTGTAAAAAACGCACCAGCAAGTTCTTGCTTTGTCTGTCCTCTGACATTGAACTCTACGACCGTCGTCCTACTATGTAGAGGTTCGATAATTTTATTCTTGAAGTTACAAGTGAATATGAACCTACAGTTTTTTTGGAACTCTTCGATACTTGCACGAAGGAGAAGTTGGACATCTGGGGTTGTGTTATCTGCCTCATCAATGATAAGAACTTTGTGCTTAGCAGAAGCAGTGAGAGACACAGTAGAAGCAAAGGATTTTGCCTGATTGCGTACAGTGTCCAGGAATCTACCTTCATCCGATCCATTGATAACATAATAATCTGCACCCAGTTCTCTGCAGAGTGCTTTGGCGATGGTAGTTTTACCAACACCAGCAGTACCAGAAAGGAGAAGATTGGGAATCTCTCCTTGATTAACGAAACTCTGGAAGGTTTCTTTCACATTGGCAGGAAGAATACATTCCTCAACAGTCTGAGGACGATACTTCTCTACCCATAAAAAATCATTCATCAGTTGTTAGGTTCGAGAGCAATAAAGTATTTGATACCGTCACCTCGGAATTCGGCAACGTTTTGCTTGCTAATCATAACATGATAAGCACCAGGAAGAAGTCTCAGGTTCTCCACTTTAAAGCAGAAACAAAACTCTTCGTCTCCAATCACAGCATCAGGAAGATCAACAGAGTAACTGTTAGAGGTATCGTTCTTCTTATCAGTTACCATAATTTGAACAGCACCTTCATGCCCAAAAAGACACAGGTCAGGCAACTGATAAACAGAAGCAGCTTTAAGAAGTTGTTGAAGAACTTCAGCACTCAAAGCAAAATCACAGTCAACAGATGGAAGAGTGATCTCTTTTTCTGGTGGTTGTGTAATGATATCAGGGTCTGCATAGAAGAATCTAGTCTTAGACTTACCTCTTTCGTCACTTACTGTGACAAAGTTAGGATGAGAAGTATCAACCTTTGGTGCATTGAAAAGAGATAGACCTCCAAGGAATACACTCAAATCGTAAATACTAATCTGAGAATCAAACTGTTCCTGAACATCTGCAATAGCAAGAATGTTCTTATTGATGCTCAGCGTGGAAAGAGTATTACCAGGTTTGATGACAATGGATTTGTTAATAGAACAGAAGTTCTTAAGGACTTCAATTGTTGGACGTGAAATTACTGTCATTGAGGATAGGTTTCAGTGATTTGAGATTTGTCGGAGAAGTGGAGGAGAAGTAGTCCGTAGTGTAAGATTTTAATAATATCGCGACGGGCAGTACCCTTACGATCGTAGCGTGAAGCATACTTTAGTATGTTGCTGCGACAGAATGCTTCAGCATCGCCACAAGATTCAATAAGGTCTAATGTCTGAATCTTGTCATTACCAGCAGAATAATGCTGACCATAGGTTCCCGAAATGTAATCGCGCAACTCCTTGAGAAGCGCGTCTTCATTGTACTTCATAATTAAATGGTTTCATCCTCTTCATTATATTCGGAATCTTCTCCAGCGTCAACCTTAGTATAGAGGTCTAAGAAAGATTGCTTAGTATCGTCATCAAAACGATTGACACACATAGTAATAGCAGTAAAACGATCATTGAAGATTTCCATTGCTTGTGCAATATGAACCAAACGACGGGTTGTGATCACTTCATCAACACCACCATCAAAGAAAGTCTTACGAATTACACCTGCCCACTTAACAAGATTCTCTGCAAAGATAGTATCACAACCAACATTTCGTAGAATCTTTTCTTCTACCGATGCAGATGGATAATCTTGCTCAAAGGTAATCGGGAAACGTTCGAGGAATGCTTCATTGAGAATATTAGTTCCAACAAAACGACCGTCATCGCTGCCTTTACCTTTAGTATTTGCAGTTGCAATAACATTGAATCCTGCCTTAGGGGTTACATACTTACCAATTTTCTTGAGGAAAATACCCTTACCTTCAAGAACAGACTGCAGACAAAGAATCTTGTTAGATGCTAGGTCAATCTCATCTAGAAGAAGTACAGCTCCCCGTTCCAGAGCTTCGATGACTGGACCATTATGCCAAACAGTGTCACCATTGACAAGGCGAAAACCACCAATAAGATCGTCTTCATCTGTTTCGATCGTGATGTTGACACGAATTAACTCTCTCTTTGTGATAGAACATGCTTGCTCAACGGAAAGTGTTTTACCGTTACCAGAAAGACCCGTGATAAAAACAGGATAAAACTTACGGGACTGGATAACCTTGCGTACAGACTGAAAATTACCAAACTGGACATAGGCATCATCTTTCTCAGGAATATAATCGACAGAAGGTTTGGCTGAAGGTGCTTCATATGCTTGCTCAATCTCTTGAGCAGTCAAGTTCCACTTGCCACGACCAGACTTGTACGAGTCAAGACGTTTACATGCCGTAGGATATGATACACCTAGAGCATTTGCTGCATCACGAACTTGTACAGTACTAACTTCCGTGCCAAAATTGCTAGTAAGATTCTCTACAAGTTGTGCCGTAGTGATTTCAGACTTGCGGGACATCGTGTCTCCTTTGTTTATGTTTTAATTATAGCAGGTCTTGGATCGATTTGGGTCAAACCCAAGACGGTTTGTGATGTGGCACACGCAGATAGTTGGATGCCACCCATGGCTTAGATGCAATGTACATCTTATAAGCAGTGAAGATGTCAATGCTGGTGTCATACTTATACTCGTCAGGTCCTGCAAAGACAAAAGGAGTATGATCATCCAAGGATACTTTGGGGATGATTTCGTCAGCAGCAAGGAGAGTCTTGAAGCAAGTATGGACTTTACCATATCGTGCTGCATACTCCTCACATAAAGCAAACCCATGCTGCAGCAACCAGCGAGAGTTTGCCACAGTCTCGTTTGCCCACTTAGTACAGGGGTGATTACGAAACGCTCCCTTCTCTGTGGCATAGGGTGTACCGTCTGCCTTAGGCAAAGTACCATAACCATGCCCCCACTTGTCTGAGGCGACTATAGCGAGCATCTGACAGGTCTCCAGGGGCATCTTGACAATGTGCTTGTCTGGTAGAACCCGTGCAGACTTGTAAGGTGACTCGTCAGTGACAAAGATGTTCATTCAAATACTGCCGTTACTCCCATGATAGTTGCTCCAGGGTTTCGTGCCAAGGCAACTTTCTTAGCATCGTCATAGTCTGTAGCAATAACAATCTCATCAAAAATTGTTCCTGCTTTGAATAGTTGTACTTTACACTTCATGCGATTTGCTCAATAAATGCGTTAAGGATGGTCTTGTTTGTCATTTTAGAACCCATATGTTTCTTAAATGCTCTAGTCAATTCAGCGCGAGTAGCGACTTCTTTTTTATTTTTAACCTCAAGATCCTGACTACCCATGCCAGAACCTTGATTTGGCATATAAAAAGATTCAGTAAATCCTGCTTTGCCTTTGATAGAAACGAAGCGTTCCTTCTTCCATTGTTTGTCAATGGATTCATATTCATTCCTATCTATATCTATACTCTCTCGCACAAGACGTGTCAATTCCGACTTACTACAAATACGAATACCAATCCAGTTGTAATCAGTAATCTCTCTATAAAAAGATACAATCTCATTTGTAGTATTATAAGGAATTGGATTTATTCTGCGAGTATATCCAGTTTGAGAATCGCGAAGGAAGAAGATTTTATTGCGTTGATGGCAGAGATATGAGTGAGCAAACTCTTTGTTGGCATATTGGTATTCATCAGGAATTCGTTTAATGTATCCCATTGGATTGGACTCACCATCAGTCAGACAAATAACATTTACTTTACTGACACGCTCAACTCTTTTCAATTGAGCAACAATCTCACGAGTACAATACACTGCTTCTGCAAGAGGAGTACCACCAAGAGTATACTCAGAGTAGTGTTGTATGCGATATCCTCCAATAGAAAACGCCTGAACATACATTAGATGCATAGACTTCTCTAATGATTTTGCATTTTGCCTGGAAGAGAACATCTCCAACAATCTAAAATCATTAGTCAGTGCAAGTTCATTCTCACTCTGCTTCAAGTCTTCTGGTAACTGTTGTCGGTTAGTGACAAATCCAGATTGGAAAGCATACACTCGAAAAGGAATACCGCATTTTTTGCAGAACCATACTAGATTATAAAGTTGCTTCATAGTATCTAGAAGTTGACTCTGCATAGAACCAGACCAGTCAAGATGCATTACTAGACCATGGTTCTTACCCTCAGGGATGATAGCAACTTTCTTAAAAATATCATCATTGAATTTATAAGTATGCAGTTTGTTTGTATCAAGAATCCCTGTCTTAGAAGTTGCTACACGTTTGTATTCATCAGCAGACTTCCTCATTTCAAATTGCTTACATAAGTAGTTGACTGTTTTCTGAGTATCTTTTTTGAAACTGTTGTAATGATCTACAGCATATGAAAGATTCCGATCATAGTATTCTTTGGACTCCTGGTCATCACCAAAATCATATCCATAATAATGGGCATTCAAATTTTCTTGAACGACATTATAAGGAACAACATAATCATCAAGATCAATCTTAGGTAAACTTAAGTATACCCATTCCTTAGCATCATCATCAACCAAAGTTTCTAGTGCTTGAGACAGTGCCTCATCTGTTATAGATTGAGTCTCATCAATTTCTCCACCACTCTCGTATGTAGGAATTTCTAATTCAGAAGTATCTTCATACTCACCGTCTTCATCTTCTCCTTGCTCGTCTTGATCTTCAAAATTTATTTCCTCTTCTGTATCTGCAGACTGCTGACCATTCTCCGACTTGGGTTGAATTGGAGTCTCAGTTTCATCTTTCTTCTGGTTGACATATTCCCAGAGTTCTCGTGCAAGTTGGAGAACCTCTTGAAATGATTTGGTATTATCAGCACGGTCAACCCAAGTTCTTTCATCATCAGAGAAAACCATATCAGGTTTACCTTTGAAGTATAAGTTGATACGATCAATCAAAGATAAATCTGATACCTCTTCATTCTTAACACCAAAGAAATCTCTCTCCCAAAGTTCTCGGTAACCTTCAAAGAAGGATTTGCGAAGACCAGGATAAGTGACCTTCATCATCTTCTCAATACGAGCGTCCTCTAAGACATTCACAAATGCCTTTGAGACGCTACCAAAGTCCTCGTTAGGTGTATATAGAGCATGACCTACCTCATGACCTACCAGAAGGTCATAGACAGTGTTAGATGCAGTTTTCCAGATGGGAAGGATGAGGAGACGTTTATCAACATCGAAGCACGCAGTGCTAACCTTGCGATGCTCTACCGTCAGGTTCTCTGTAGCAAGTAGTTTGGCAAGAGTGCCTTTGACTTCCTGAGTGTTCATCCGTCTCTCTTGGTTACCCTGTAATTATAGCAGAGATTCCTACCGTTGGACAACCAATGAGACACTTTCGTCACTGTCCTACAAGCATTCCCTTCTCTTGCAGGAAATGTAATGTGTCATGCATGTTACCAACATGCTTATAATCCAAAGATACTTGGGGATAAGTCGCCCCTTCGCCAAATTCATTTTCAAATGATCTTTGAGTAAAGTGATTATTGAGTTTATATTCTAAAAACTCTCCACCAAGAGACTCTAATAGTGCTGCCATACGCTGACACTCTTGACTTCCATTTGAATAGATTACTGCTTGCATTTGCTTTTTAACCAACAGGGTTTGCATAGTGAATTTTTATATTTATTCTCGGACGGAACATAGCATCCTACCTGAGGACATTGATTTGCTGGTGTCAGTTTACCACACCCAACACACTCAGTCTCCCACATCTTCATAATGTTCTCTCCAATCTATTTGTTGCTTGGTCAGGGAAATCTCTTGGTCTACTATCAGTAGAATTATCAGTTTTAGGAGAACCTTCATTCGCCTTCATTGTATGCTGATAATTAGGTCTTGGGTATCTGATACTAAATGGATCAGGCATCCAGTATGTTACCTGCCAATCTTGTTCAGGATTTAACTCTAGATGCTTCTCCACACTATGGGAGAAACTACCAAGTTGAATGTATCCATCATGAGTGATACATTTGTTATCACCATTAGCAACTAGGAATAGCATCTTACTACTCATAGCACTTCTTGCTCTGGATTAAGATTTTTCACGAATTGCTCAGGATCCCTTTCTGACTTGTGAACCCAATGATAGCGCATCATCTCGAAAATAGGATCCCACATGGGGATACAGACATAATCCTTCATGTGTGTCTCGCAGCAAGTTCCTTCAGTTCCTTTGCTGTCAATTTATCCAACTGCTCTGTGAAGTGATCGAGCAGCAGTTGTTTATATTGTTTCTTGGTCATGATATTGTTTAATTAATCTTGCAACTTGTTTCCTATCAGTTCCCTCAGGAGCATTTCGCAAACATCGCAAAATACACTCAGTATCTGTGATAGTGGGTTTTATCGTAAATCCCCATTTGTCAACTTCACCTTCAGCAGGTGCTTCGACATAATCAAATTCATGTGGCATTAGTCTCGCTGTCTCCAATCTTCACTGCGGTCCTGTTGAAACCAGTCTTTGATATCATCAGCACTATCGAATCCCGTTTTATGATTGGATGGGTCGGGATCACCTAACCCCATCCTATTCAGAAAATCATCTGTGCTTCCTTCTTCAATCTGTTGTGTGATTTGGCGACGTGCCATCTTCAACATTTCATTAGCAGTTGTATTTGCTTTAGCAAGTTTGTTTGCCCAAATCATATCAGACAATTTTACTTCTTCGCCATTAGCAATACATTTACAAATAAATTCCAGTCGTAGTCTGTACTGTGTAGAAAGCAAAAGTTTTTCCCCAACCAAGTTTATTTAGGACTCATCAGACATCTTTGAAAAATCATTAATCTTTTCAAACTTCAGTGTTCGCAAGAACTTATCGACTAAAATGTCTCCTTTATGTGAGATAACAAAGACATTAGTATCCTTTCCAAGACCACGAAGAATCTGAAGAAGTTCTCCAGTACCAGAAGCATCTAATGAACTATCAAATACTTCATCAAGAATAAGTAAGTTAGTAGCAACACTATTTTTCATACGAGCAACTTCACGCCATGTGAACAATAATGCCAAATCAATCTTTTGCTTCTCACCTTCAGAGAACGATGCGTAAGAAAACTCATCTCTGAAACGACTCTTAATAACTTCATTAAACTCTTCATCAAGAGTAAAGTTAACAAAGAAGTCCATCGATTGAAGATACTTGTTAATTAGTTGATTGAAGATAGGAATATATTTTTTGATGATCCTACTCTTAATTCCAGAATCTTTGAGTAAGGAAGCAATGACTTGAAACTCATCTAATTGTTGGCTAACTGCTGCACAATCGGATTCTGTTTTTGCATACTCATCTTGGACATTTTGTAAATGTTCCCTCTCTTTATCAATGTTGGGAGTATGTTCCTGTAACTTTACAAGTTCATCTTTAATGCGAAGATTCTCAAACTCTAGTCTAACATAATCACGATCAAGTGCAGAAAGATTACTAGAAAGTTCTTTAAGTTTCATAGACTGCTCAGAAATCTCAGATATAATCTGAGATGCATCAGCAACATCTACATTAAATTGCACAATTTCTTCTGCAACTAGTTTGCCTGAATGTGTTAATGTAGTAATTTGGTCATCTTTAAAAGTGCCACTAATGTCTTGTGTACATGTAGGACATACATCATGCCCCTTAAAAAATTTCAGATCTTTGGAAATAATTTTTAGTTGAGATTTTCTATCCGACTGACCTTGACGCAAAGATGATAAAGTTTTTGCTGCAGCATCATAGTCACCGATTTTACTTTCTGTATCTTTAATATCTTTCTCTACAATATACTTATCTTCATGTACCTTCTTCATGAAAGAAAGATTCTCATCATACTTTTTCTGTTTCTCTTCTTGACGATTCTGATTAACTTCTTCAAGAGAGTTGATTAGTTTTTTCTGAGCATGGACTTTGCCTTCAGCAAGAGTCAACATGTGAGAACAATCTTTACTTTGACCCTGTGATGCACGAATACGATCTTTCAAAAGACCATTCATATTCGAGAAAATATTAATATCAAGCAAGTCTTCAATCACCTCTCTCCTGTGAGAAGCAGCAAGTTGCATGAAGGGGACAAATGTACTAGACCCAAGAATGACTACTTGAGTAAATGACTTATAGTTAAGTTTGAGTACAGATTGTTCAAGATATTTTTGTGTGTCCTTGGTAGCAGCATCCTGATCAACCAGTTTATTATTCTTGTAAAGTTCAAACGCATTTGGTTTAATGCCTCTGAACACACGATACTCTTCCTTACCAATACTAAAGGTAACTTCCACTTTAGCATCTTTCTCGTTGATGCTATTGACTAGTTGAGGTTTGTTTATCTTACGGAATGCCTTTCCAAACAAAGCAAAACACAGGGCATCCAACATAGTGGACTTCCCTGCGCCATTAGAACCTACAATAAGAGTTGAGGATGACTCACAAAAGTCAATCTCAGTCCACTGATCTCCTGTTGAAAGAAAGTTTTTCCAGCGGATAGTTTCAAATGTAATCATTACGGGGGGATAATCAGATCATCTTTTTCAATAACGGAATAACTATATCCGTATGTGTTACAGTTGATAGCAACAACGTCTTTGTCAACTTCAAAAATTTCTAGTTCATCTTCATAATCATCGGCAAGTAGTAGTTGTACATACCGTTCTGCGTCGTCTCGATCTTCAAACACAGTGACAGTTTTGATTGAATCTTTGCTAGTTACAGCATAGATACCGCCTGAGTTTATGTCTGTTAAAACGAACATTAGATTTCAGATGCTTCCATGTATAGAGATCTCATTAGATTCTTAATATTAGATTTACTAACCTTAAGATCTATTTCATCTATGTAGTTATCTAGAAGAGTCATAGTATCTTCGGTTTCCAACACCGAATCACTAGATACTTCTGCATTAAGATCTTCGATGATTTTTAAATCACCAAGAGACATTCCTTGAAGTTGATTGACCGTGTAATCAAACTTTGCATAGTCTCCCTTCTCTTCTACGATTAGTTTGACGTATGCTCCTTGTAGTTCGCTAGAGTCTGGCAAACTTACTCCATTATTATAATACACTTTATAGAAAGTGTCAAATGGATTTCTAATAAAAGTTGTCTTCAGAGTATCGGTATCAAATACATGAAACCCTCTTTTACATCCATAGTCATTCCAATACAACTGATAAGGATTACCCAAGTAATACACATTACCTTTATTGGATTTCATGTGGTAGTGTCCAGAAAATACTTTCTTAAATTTTGAGAATGTATTCTTGTCCATACCATGTTGCATTACATGACCAGGATGTGCTTCAAAACCATTGAGTTCTAGATGACCCATGCATACTTTTGCTTCAGTACTTCCTACTTCTTCCAGAACTTCTGCACGATTTTCATCGCAAATCCAAGGGAGAAGGAGTATAGAAAGACCACCGAAAACAGCAGTGGTAGGTTTGGTATGTACTCTGATGTTGTTGTATTCTCCAAGTAACTCACTTGGGGCGTTAACTCGTAAAGTATTCTTGTAATAAATATCATGGTTTCCTACAAGCATATCCATCGTAACACCCATCTCTTGAAGAGGTGTAAACCACATCTCTTTTGCTGCTTCCAGCGACATAAAGTTGATGGAACGTCTCTTATCAAAGGTATCACCCAGACAAATAACATTTTTAATATTATGTGCGTCTATGTATGGTACAACTACATTGGTATAAAATTTTCTATAACTCTCAATAAAATACTGATTGTCGTTACGAACACCAAAGTGCTGGTCCGTAATCAATAAGATCTTCATCGTTTCGAGTTCATCTCCACACGGGACTTGATCTGATTATACCCCGAATCAACATCTCCGTCAATACTAAAGACATGTTCATAACCAGATTTCTCTAGAATCTTATCTTTAATTTCCATCTGTCTTTTTTCTTTTTGAATTCTTCTCAAGAATGCATAGTATACAATCTGTGTAAAGTATGCAAACGGATTCTTGGATTTTTCAGGATCAAAATTGTTAATATATTGAATACAATTTTCAATACCATCACAAATCATATCTTCCTTATACATGTAGTTAATAAAGTTAGGACGATATGAAAGGTGAGTTGCAATCTTCAGAAAGCATCCACCAATGTAATTATTCACTCTGGGTTTCTTAGGACTATCCCACTTCTTAAGAGCTTGCACCTGTTTGTTATGAGGAAGATCTAGAAATCCAGGAATCTCTTGCTCTGCTACAGAAAGAAGTTTCTTTTTATATACAATTATTGCAGCAAGAAACTCTTGATTATCAACGTAATGTTGTTTTTGTTTTTTAACAGGCGTTTTCATATGGTATCTGCTTTGTTAATATTATAACATACTTGACAGAATCGTCAAGTCTCTGTATAATAACCTTGTGGAGGTTCAGAGAACTACTAGCTTCTATAAATCTTCTCTAAGAGTTTTCTTGCTTCATCAATTTTACCTAGATAACCCATCTCGGGTTCTAGTTCTACTTTGGTTTTGGATGACTTCTCGTCATCTTCACTAAGAATAAAAGCTTCGTATAAGTATGAAACTTCTTTACTCATTGAGGTAACAGTAAGGATATCCTTCTCGCGTAAAATGAAGAAGTCCTCATTAGAAAATTGCATCCATTTTGAAAATCCCACTCCACGAATCATTTTCCCTTCTTCAAGTTCTTTATGAATGACTTGGGTGCAAACAGGATCTTGGAGAAAAACTAAGGTTTCACCCTCATCTTCTGTAAGCACTGCTTTACCTAAAACTTCCTCACCATTAAGAAGTTTGAAAACTCCGTAGAATTCTTCATCATGTCTTGCGTAATTAATCATAAGTTTTTAAGTTGACATCTATGATTTCATAATTAAATTTTTCTTGATTGTATACTTTAACTCTTTCCATTAAATGGTTGAGTGTATAGTTGTTACCTCTATCGGTAGAGATATCATCAGCAATATCATATAATGTTGCTTGAGATTTATTTTCGCCTTTCCTTAGAACACGACCAATAGATTGTAGGTTGCGAACTCTGGACTTTGAAGGACTTGCGAAGATAACGTTGTGTAGGTTTTTAATGTTGATGCCTGTAGAAAAAGTACCATAAGAAGCAACAATGATTGCATTGTCAGACTTTTCAGTTAGTAGTCTAATGTCTTCACGGTCACTAACATCTACACCACCGTGTACAAAATGTACTGGTCTTTCGGTGTAACTATTTATCATCTCATAAAGAGGCACCCCATGACGCTCTACATAGTTGAATAACACTAGAGTATTTCCTTTCAAGTCACAAGCAAGATTGCGAATAAATTTGTTCCTACTTTCATGCTCCACAAGGTATCCGATCTCATCTTGATAACCTTCAAACAGTTTCTCTTCATGTTTTACTAGAACAATTTTTACTTTCAACTTAGCAACATGTCCTTCTTGCATTAGTTGTGCAGTTCTTGTAACCTGTGAGCACCTACCAAATACACCTTCCAGAACTAATTGATTGACATTTGCACCATCAAGAGTTCCTGTAAATCCAATACGATACTTACATTCATGCAACTTACCCATAAGAGACGTAAGAGATTTAGCTTTGAAAAGGTGTGCCTCGTCACCGATGACCACATCAAACCTGTCAAACCACTTACGAGGTTCCTTATAGATAGATTGCCAAGTGGTAATTACCACCTGATGGTTCGTGTATTTTTCCTGCCCCGCATATATCTTGTGGCAGTTTTCGGCACACACCCATCCGTATTCCTCAAAGTCTTTATACATCTGCTCAACTAGAGATGTAGTTGGGACAACAATTAATATATTTCTATTTGCATTTACATGGAAGCGTACCAATGCATAAATCATCAGAGACTTTCCAGAAGCTGTTGGTGATAATAAAAGTCTTCTATTATATTTTAATGCCTCGTATATTGCTTTATACTGATAATCCCGAACGGGATACGGTAAGCGAAGAGACTTTACAAAACCTACAACACCCTCAGGAGTGATGAACTCATTCTGTGCTAGAGGATGACCAAAGAACTTACACTCTTCAAACTTATATTGATACTTCTTCTCGTCTGCCCACTCCAAAAGATAGTCTAAGAGACCACAATAAATTTCTCCTGTTGCTGGTGAGTACAAACGGATCTTTCCGTCCCATCCTTTCCAACGACGTTGCTTCTGCATATACTTAGCAGACTCAACTTCAAAACAAAAATAATCTGCTAGTTCATAATTAATATGAGGTTCTGCCTCAATCTTAAGATAAACTTCATTCTTTTTACGAATACGGAGGTCCATAAAACCATGCTACAAGAGATTTACGCAATCCTGATGTTACAGGTCTAACCCTGTGCCATTGATCACCTTGGAAGAAAACGGCAGTTCCTGGTGTTGTTTTGAAAGATTTATACCTAGGTTCTACCCCTGGACTATATATCTCCAAATCAAACTCCCCTCCTTCATAGTCATCATTTAAAAAAAGAGACATACTAATCTTTCTTACACAACCCCGAACAGGTTTTGGATGCTGGTCTACATGCCAATTGTATGTACCCCCTGGTTCATATAAACCATATTGAATTGGTTCAACTCCAGTAATATTAAAGTTCCATCCAGCATCCCTATTCACATGCTTTACCATCTTAAGTAACAGGATGTATAACTGATCATCTCTCACCCATGCTATTTTAGATTTTCGTTTTGTTTCATTTTTTTGATCATGCAACTGACCATCGTGCCACTTAAAAGAATTGCCAGATAATGCAGTATTGACTACTTGCATCGACTGGCGATTAAAAGAAACTTGTTTATAATATAAACCGTAATGCATCACATACCAGACTGAAATCTTTTCCATTCAATGGCGTTTTTAATATGAAAACTACGATTGTTAATTTGTCGTAGCACGCCATCAAGGAAACATAGAACTTGAGTTATATATCCTATCTTGTATTGAATTTTTCCAATGTCCTCATCAGCAGCGATGAACATTGATATCTCTTCTTTAGTTGTAAGTTTTAAATCAAAAGGCATTTCCTTGTAGATTGCTGCTGGTGCCTTTCCCTTGTAATATAACCATTTCTCTCTAGTAATTCGATTCAACTCAATCTCTCTCTCACTCTTCATAAGTGAGAAAGTATTGTAATACTCCATATATTTTGCATGGAGTTGAGGAATTTTCAAAGAGTCATTATCATGTAGATCATCATCCAATACGGAATCAGTCTTCCACATTTCTTGTAGCGATTCGAGATTCATAACTATACTTCAATTTCATTGCTTGTAATATCCATGCCTGAGACAAGGACTTTGGGCCATTAATAATAATTCGAGCGTGTTTGTATTTTAAATTGGGGTCATCTAGAGCGTGGTGTTTCCAATTACTCATCGTCTAGTCTGACTGTTAACATTTCTAATCTCATATAAAGTGTATTTGAATGATGCTGTTGCTATGAAATAATCATTATCAGAACCAGTAACATCGAATGCAAGTGTAGATAAATCTGTGGGGAACATATCTTTAAATACAACATCGAAATTTGCAATGTTGTTATTATTTAAAACTTGAAGAGTGGCATCAGAAAATCTTGCATCTCTTGTAGAATCATTCCGATACTTATCATTCCAAAGTTTTCTTTCTTTCAACTCTTGAGGAGTACCTAATGCACGCATCCAGTTATGAATCTGCATATAGTTCTCTAAGTCCTCATCTACGATAAAATCTATAGTGAAATCGTTGTAACGCATGTTTCCTTCAACAGGAATTGGAACTAATCCTCTAGTTGGAATCTGAACATCTCCTAATGTGATGGGAGGGATCTCTGCTTTTTGACACAGAAATGATACCTTGTTTGCCTTATCCAAAACGAATATAAATCCGATAGGAGACAAAAAGTTTCTGTTTGTTAATTGATCGTTATACCAGTTTGCCATTTTATGCGTTTATGTTTTCTAACCAAGAAGTGGCGATATATTTTTCGCCTGATAGAGGAGGATTTCCTCTATGGACATGAGTGTAACCTGCTGGCCAAATAAGAACTCTTCCTCTTACTGGTTTATATCTTTTAGATTGATATAAAAACTCAGTTTCTCCACCGTCATCAACATCATTGAGATACATCATAGTTGCTGCAACCCTTCGATTACATCCCATTGATCCTTTCTCGTCATGCCAAGCATGATAACCTTGCTGAGGCAAAGTTTTCTGCACATTTAAATAAACTTGTTGATATCTATAATGTAGAAGTTGTTCATACTTATCAATATATCTCGCCAAACAGGAACTGACAACTTCATTATATGATCTCATGTATGGATAACCGCAGGAGTGATCGAGCATAAACTCTTCAGTAACTAAACTGTTATCAATTCTTGCATGTGCCTTTCGCTCCTTACCAAATAATCCCTTTCTTCCAAAGGTGGCACCACATTTATTTTGATACTCAAAATACTCAATAAGATCTGAAGTATCATAATCAGTATCAAAGATGCCAATAAAATCCTCAAATTTACTATCAGTAATCATAATAAATCATTCTATCTAGAGATATTTAGGTATAAAAAAAGAGGTCTCTATTGAGACCTCCTTCACTTCCTTCACACGGTACAATATGTATACGACTTACATAAGCACCTCTTTACAGATTCTTTTACATGATGCTTGATGTGTATCGGTACATTCAATTAAACATTCGTAGTAATCGTTAATTTTTTCTAGTTCTGCAGAATCTTCAAAATGAGACCATTCATATAATTGATTTCTAGAAGTGATGTTATTCATTGGTTTTACTATCAGGAAATGTGACTCATAATATAATTAAAGTTTGGGTTCATTTGGTCACCTCATAATTCTATACTATCTAGGCTGATTTGTCAGGAAATACTAACTTTATGCAACGAATATTATTGCCTACTAATTTATACCTAGACAAGATTACTGGCAAATACTGTAGAACCTCTATCTTCGTTGTAATGTCTGAGTCTGTGACAGTTTGAGCAGAGCATTACACACTTTTCAATCTCCTCTAAGATTGTATCCCAGTTTCTATCTAATGCTGGTGCAATCTCAAACTTTTTCTCTAAGGGATTGACATGATGGAAATCATACATGCACTTGTGAAATGTATCACCACAGTCATGACATTTATCACCAAACTTTTCTACCAGCATATCTTTCCGTTTATCTCTACGGCGTCTTTGATATTCTCTTCGTTCTTCCAGATTTGATCTCATGGGTTACCATTGCGTTGGTAACTTTATTTATAAAAAAAGACCCCTCTAAGAGGGGTCCGAAGAATGATATGCCCAAAGGCTGATATCACATCAAGTTTGCAACCTGTACACGACGGTAGTACTTGTTGGCGTTGGCGGTAAGAGCACCGCTGCCTTGGGTAAGACCACCAGAGAAGGGGTTCGAGACCATGCCGTAGCGAGTCTTGAAACCGATTTTTGGTTGGAAGGTGTTAGGGTTAATTGCACGAACCTGCTGAAGAGGAACATATGGGCAATAGAACAGACCAGCGTCATAAGGTGAAGTACCCTTATAACCAGAAACATAGAAGTGCTTATCAGCAACGTTTGCTGAGTAAGGATCAACATAGACCTTGATACGACCGTTGAGTGTACCAACCAGTGTGCTGGAGGTGTCATCAACGCCTGTAAGACCGTTGTTACCAGCAAGAGCAGGGGTGTAGTCAAGAACACCAGCCATACCCAGTGCAGAAGCAACGTCGGCAGAACAGATCAGGATGTTGCCTTTGCCACGACGAGTTTGCTGACCGATAGCGTTAGCATCTCTTTCGATTTGGAAAAGAAGTCCTTTGAACTTCTCAACAGACCAGCGACCGTTGGAATCAACATCGAGGTCAAAGATACCAGCAGTAGCGGTATTGTTCTGAGCACCAGCAACAGCGTTAACTACGATAGTACGAACGACTTCGCGGTTGATTTCAGCAAGAATCTCTGTGCTGAGGATGTTAGCCAGTTCAGTTTCAGCATCCAGACCGTGAATCGCCTTCAGGTCTTGTGCCATCTCGATGCTGTACTCAGCCTTCAGGGCGCGTGCCTTGGCGGTTACAGTGACTTTCTCGATCGAGAAACCCATCTCACGGAATGCCGTGTTAGATGCAGAGTCATCGAGAGCTTCAGCAGTTCCTGTTGACATGCCCTGAGCATCGCCAGTCAACTCATAGGTTCCAGCGGGGGAATCATTGAGAAGTCCAGGGTTGTTTCCTTCTGCATCGTTGTCAGTAGAACTTGATGCACCAGGATCGTATGCACCAGGACCACCAGAGAAACCAGCGTTAGGCTCGTTGAAGAATGCTTCGTCGTAACCAGAGGCATTAGGATCGCGCTCAGAACCGTAGTTCGTACGCATTGCGAAGATAAGTCCAGTAGGACCAGTCATCGGTTGAACGCCAGCAATATCATAAGCGATAAGCTGAGGCATGGAGCGACGGATGAGGCTGATCAGTACAGGGTCGAAACCTGCAACAGGACCTGTCGCTGTGCTGGCACCAGTGTAGCCAGTTGTTTGAAGAGTCTCGTTAAGGATTTGTCCTTCTTCGACTTGTGCTTTTTCTTGGTTTTCGAGGAGTTGAGCGATGACGCCACGCTTATGGGAATCTTGAATCTCTGGAAGAGCATCGTGATTCAGAACGGGTGCCCACTTCTCCTGGAGTTGACGTAAAGACATTTGTATCTCCGAGTTAAAAAGTAGATAAAGTTAATTAATTATTTAGACCAACGGGCGATTGCATCAACGTATTTCGACATTGTTCCGCCTAGGTTTTCTTCGACAAGGGGTTCCGAAACTTCTTCGGTGGGGTCGGTTGCAGAAGCAACTTCAGCCTTACGGGTAAAGTAGGATTCCTTAATCGTTTCGACTTTCTTTCGAAAGTCTTCTTCAGTTTCAAACTCAACACCCTCTGCCAGAGAAGCAAGCTTCTCCTTCTGAGTCTCAGCGAGACCTGCAGCGACTTCGTTCACAATTTCCATTTTGACAAACTCGCCAATACGCTTATTTAAAGCAACATTAGCGTCGATTTGCTCGTTGAGTTTAGCTTCCATTTCATCAATTTCTCCAACCATGCCGTCAAGCATGTTGAATTTTTCCTCGGGCACGCTAAAGTTATGCTCAAGGAAAAGACCTTTTAGACCGTTGAAGAATGACTCTGCCATTTCAGTCTTAATACCGTGCTCAACCTGGAGAGCATTTTCCTTCATCCAGGATTCAGCGGCATAAGTCAGGTAGTTGTCAACCTTCTCGGCCAATTCTGTTTGGATCTTTTCGACTTCTTCAGTCAGCGTAGATTCATACGCTTCTTGCAACGCTGCTGCTTCTTTGTTAACACGACTGGTTACAGCGGCTTCAAAGATTGTTGCTGCTTTTAAACGGAACTCTTCTGAGAGGTCTTCACCAGCGACAAGAGCGTCAACATCTTCAGTAAAGTCGAGGTCGGTTTCAGCGAGGACTTCTTCTTCGCCATCTTCCGTTTCCTCCATTTTAGCAGATGCGTCACTTGGCTTGGTACTTGGAACAGGTGCCTTACCTACAGGTGCTGCTGCAGATTTGCCTGCATTCTTAGTTCCTTTAGCACCTTCTTCTGAATCAGAAGTAACATCAATTACCTTAGATGCTCCACCCTTAGAGGTGTCAATTTTTTCGCCAGGCTTGGCGTCTTTGGTAACTGCGTTGGAACCTTCGGTCACAGACTCCATATTATCTAAGTTTTTGTCGAGGGTCTCAGACATTTGATATTCTCCGTTATGCATAGTAGCGTTATCTTTTATTATTTATAAATCACAAACTCTTTAAAAATGCTGCAAACGCGGAGATTTTACGCTCCTGCAGATTAATAATAGTTGCTTCATCAATTTCAGTCTTGATTTGAGCAATAGCAGACTCTTTGAGGATGCCATTATCCCAAACCCATTCCTTTCCTTCCATGATTCCATCAACAAAAGCATCAGGAGCAGAAGGATCTGCTACAATATCAGCAGCAGTTGCAAGCATAAAGTCATCTGCGACGACATTACAACCTTCTCTTTTAACCAAAGAACCCATACCTCTAGAAGAAACGCCAAGACTGACGCCTTCAGAAAGAAGGTTCTTTGCAATATTACCCATGGGAGTGTCAAGGATTTTTGCTCTACCAATGAAGTTGTTTCCATCTTCTTTGAGAGATTCAATCTTATGTGACACCCTATCAAGATTGATAGAAGGACCATCGGGATGACCTAACTCTCCAAGGGCACGCCCTTTTTGAATGTAGTTCTCGCTGTATTTAGCAACTTCGCGCTGTAAAGTTGGTAACTTATACATGCGACCATTGCGGTTCTGTAGTTCTGCCTGCAAGAAGATACCTTCAATGAAGTAATTTTTCTTGCCTTCTTTCTCTTCACAGAGAAAATCTACTTGAGTAATTTCTTCAGCTATCAGTTTCATTTTCTTCTTCGGGGGTTTCTACAGGTTGTTCTAATTCATCAGTAGGAGGTTCATGTGGCATACGCCCATCAACTTCAACATCTTGAGCATTTTCAGAACCGTCTGGCAAACTATCAGCAATTTCATCTGCCGAATCTTGCGCGGTCTGATCTAACTCAAAACCAATACTCTTCGCATACTGAACTTTTTGTGCTTGAATAGCATCGTAAGTTGAAGATGCTAATGCATCATTAATGGAGTCAATCGCTTTTGCTTTTTCATCACTAAAAACTTGCTGAACTATTTGTTTTGCAATATCACTAGGCATAATAAGTATCCATTATTAGTATTATTTAGTTAATTAAAATTCTCCTCTGCGGACATCACCAGGATCAACTGAAGATTCCTGTGCGTTTGGATCTACTTCTGCTGCAGGGGCACCTTCACCGCCAGCAGCCATAGCAGGATCCATTTCCGCCATAGGATCAGCAATAATACCTGCTTCCATCTCAGAGGCAATTTGCTTGTCAATTTCTTTAATCTCGATTTCGGTTTGCTTCAGAACCTGACGACGCATATAATCTACGGAGAAATATTTGCCAACATAAGGATCCATCGCTGCAACTTGATTCATTCTTTCGTTGCGGATTTCAATCTCTTTCAGTTCGGTGAAGTAGTTATCAGCAATGAAGTCAAACTGAATGTGATTCTTCATGTCTTCCCACTCTTCAAGAGACATGACTCCCTTAAGAATGAGTTGTGTTTTTAAAAGATCTGTAAAGAGTTCCGAGAAACGCTTACGCAGTCTAGCAATAAACTTCTGGAACTTAACTTCGTCCCTAGTAATCTCAGCAGCACGACCGATATTAAAAGTCGTTTCTGTTTCTAAACGGGACGAAGGAACATTGAGTGCCTTATAAAGTTTCTTCTGGAAATACTTTACATCCTCAAGTTCTCCAAGATTCTGACCACCAGGAAGTGTAGAGATTTCTGTACCACGACCACCTTCACGACGAGGTAACCAGAAGTCTTCCATCATGGACATGAACTTCTTATCGTCTTTAATCTCACCAGTGTTGGAATCATAAACCATCTTGTTACGATAGCGACCCATAACTTCACGCAGATATTGTTCTGCTTTGTTTTTGGGAAGATTACCAACGTCAATGTAAAAGATACGACGCTCAGGTGCTCTACTTAAACGATAGATAACCAGAGAATCTTCAATCATTCTCAGTTGGTTGACTGCTTTAATCGCCTTATGCAGGTGACTAAGAGTCATGTTCTTGTTCAAATCTTGAATGCCAGAGTGGCAATAAGTAACAGAATCCGTGGTAATTTTCATACCCTGATTCGTAGAATTCTTTAATCCCTTTGGATTGTATAAGAAATACTCTGCTGCTTTTTGTGTTAATTGTTGGTTTAAATCAACCCCACGCATTTGATCGGGTTTCTTCTGCTCATATTCAGTAACCTTACGAATCTTGCGAGGATCAATATATCGCAGTTCTGCAAGACCACCAGCAGGATTTTTGGGGTCAATTACTTTATGATAAAATAGTCTTCCATCTACATACCACCTACGAAAAATTTCATAGGAACGATTTTCAAAGTCTAATAATCTGAGAACAGTTTCAAACTCTTCTCTGATAAGTTTTTTAATTTTATCCGACGCCTTGAGATTAGAGAGTTCAACCTCTACTGGTACATCATCAAAATTACCACAAATAGTTTCATTGACGATATCATCAACCGCACTATCACATTCTGGTTGCATTACCATCTCTCTATAACGAGAAATGAGTTCATAATCATTACGAACAGCACCATCAAAATCAACGGAATATCCATAATATCCGCCACCTACAATAGGTTGCGAACCATCCATACTATCTTTTTGAACAAAAGAAGGCCCCTTGGGGACCTTCTTTGCTCTTTCCAGTGAAAAACCGAAGAGCTGAGACATTATATTTCTAAGTAACTGGTCCTGTTCTATTTATCAAGTATCTCAGTTAGCAACTACAGGAGTCCAGTACTGAGTCTGAAGTTCAACAGTAAACTCTTCAATAGCATCATTGTTACCGAAGTCGAGATCGATAGCAGCGATTGCACTTGGGAATACATTATAGAACCTATAAGACTTGAGAATCTTAGGTGAATTGCCATCTTTGATATCGCGTGCTAACTGATGAACAGTCATGTCAGCGAAGTATCCAGTAGCATCATCAGCATCTCCAAGACCACCTGCTTGAGTGAAGTTCTCGTTGTATGCCTGAATGCTGGATGCCCAAAGTTCAAATGCATCACGCAGAACAAAGTTGCTGTCATTCTGAACAGTGATGGTCCAAGGTTCAAACGTTCTGTCACCTGCAATCTTCAGGACTCTTCCTCGGAAAGGAACTTCAATAACACCAATCTGAGAAGAGGGAAGATTTGCTGCACGAACAGTGAACTTACCAAGTTCAATCAGACTAGAATTGTTAATGATTCCTTGTGGGAAATTTAAATCTACTTGGAATAGATTAGGACGCGCAAAGTCCGAAGCGACATTTGCTTTAAAGTCGTCAATAGTTCCTCTTTTTGCCATTGTTTTTTTGCTCAGGTGTCTCTGTCCTTAGTATTTATTACAAATCATATTTTCAGACAAAAAAAGAGACCCCGTAAGGTCTCTTAGTTATGTTAACTATTATCAGGAAGCAACTTCGTTGAATGCAACACCAGTTCTGGTTGCTACGAATGTTAGTGTGATGTAGTTAATTGTGCGTGTAGGCTTAACGAAGATCTCAGCATAGAACTCTCCACGGTCAACGGATTCGGGAGGATTGTTCTGAGTATCACACTTGACCAAGAAGTCAGTTACACCACGACGACCTTGAACATCGCGAAGATAAGGTTCGACAATGTTCAGGAACAATGCGCGTTGTGACTCATCATTCTGTTCAAACAGTTGTGCCTTAGCAGCACCGCTGATTACGCGCTCAATCGTAAGGAACAAGCGACGAACATTGATACGATCGAATGCAGAGGCGAAACCTTGTGCAGTCTTATCACCGTAAAGAACTACGCCCTGACCAGGGAAAGAAACGATTGGATTGACACGAGCAGAATACAAACGGTCGCGTTGAGTCTTGTTGGGAGTATATGCAAGTTTGATTGCATTTCTCAAGTTACCACGCTGGAAACCAGCAGGAGAGAACCAAGGTTCTGCGACTTCAGTTGTTTGCAGGCAAAGACCAGCAACATCACCGTTACAAGGGACATAACGATATACATCATTGTACTTATCGTAGATGTACTTGTAACCAGAATCATATACTGCGTAAGATGAAGAAGGCAGTTGATCAAAGAAATCGATGATATTATTTGTTGCTGCAGTGGAGTTAGAAATTCCGATTACATTTGCTCTACGAGGAGAAGCAAATACCATACAGTCACGGCGTTCTTCAACGATATTAACCAATGAAGTAATTTTAGCGATAGCGGATGCATCATCAGGACCAGAAGGACCTGTCAAGATAAAGTCAACAGTTTGCGATTCTGGATCTTCGACTAACTCATACGATGTAGAAACATCGCTGTTGGATACTGAATATGTACCACCAGATAATGTATAGTCGGCACCATTGGCGAGACGGTAGTAGTAAGTGGCATTGCTAGCAGAACCAACTGTTGTGCGTCCTGCAGGATAGTCTACTGTACCAGCAGTAGAACGAAGAAGATTAAACTGGCGAGCAGTTGCGGTTAAACCCCAGTTACCATCGGCAGGGGTTGCAGTTGCATTGAACAATGTAGTCTCGTGCTCACCCCAATAGATATATGCTGAACGCTGCTTGATAACTTCGGCATAATAGTTGGTCTCACCAACAGAAGTTTTGGCATCAGATGCTTTAGAAACACCAATGAAACGCTCAAGAAGAGCACCAGCAGTTCCTGTGATAGCACCATCAACATCAATAACTAAGACATGCAGTTCATCACGGAATCCACCAGCAGTAGTTGACCACTGTGAAGTGCCAGGACGAGGAGCAGTGTTTACCCATTTTACACCAGGCAGATACTCACGCTCATCATACTCACCACGAACAGAAGTAATAGCAGCAGCGTTGGTGTTTGTATCTTCAATACTATCTGCAGCAGCAAAATCTACACTGTCCTTATTCTTAGCAATATACAATTTGCGTTCAATACCAGCAGTAGCAATTACAGCAGTGTTAGTACCCTGAGTAATGGTCTGTGCATCAACAACAATACCAGTTACACCACCAGCAGGAAGACCGATTTCAAGTTTTTTGTTAGCAGGATCCCACGCAAGAACATCGACAGTTTCGTTAGAACCAGAAATAGCAATAGTTGTACTTGCACCAGGAGTGAAGTCACCAACAATAGTTGTGACAGTTAATACAATGCTATACTTGAAGACTTTACCAGCAGCTCCAGAAGCAGCACTTACTGCAGCGTCATTGACAAACTCAAATTCATTACCTGAACCTGGAGCAGGGATAACTGCAATCTGGTCAGCACCAGCATCAGTTACGAAGACACCGATAGAATTTCCTTTAGTGCCTGCAGTTTTTGCTGCCCAAGACCAAGTGTTGTTTGCACTTTCGATAGTGGTTTCATAATCCGTAAGATTTTTAATCAGAGGAGCAGCACCAGTATCAACTGCATTCTTCAGCGCAGTAGAATTGACACGAACTGTCTTAAGTACACCACCATAGTTCAAATACTGAGCAGCAGTATACCAGTACTCATAGTTGTAGTCATTTGGCTTACCAAATTGCTCAACTAATTCTCTTTCGGTGGAGATATTAACGATCTCTTCTACTGGACCAAGTTCAAATGGTGCTGCAAGAACTCCAACATTTGCGGTTGATAGTGAAGTAATAGTCGTCAGGTCTCTTTCCTGAACGACTACCCCTGGCGAGGATTGATTGACTGCCATTGTTTAAGTCTCCTAGGTTTAATTCCAACATCGGTTGTCTAAGATTATTTATATTTTTGGATCCTTACCTAAACTCCCACATATAAGACTTATCCCCATATTCCGCAACCTGCCAAACATCTCCCTGAGCATCCGCAAAGTATTCATCTTCCATACCATCACTAATAAATCCAAAGGGTGACATATCCTGTTCGATTGATTCTCTCTGGTCGTCGTATATTCTTTGTCTTACATCATTATCATGCATTTGTTTGAAATACTCCTGCATTGCCATCCATCCGAAAATGACAAGACACATAGCGAGGTCATCATTACAACCATCTTCTGCAGCAAAAGACTGCCCTTTGACAATAAATGTAGTTAGTTCTGCAATAGTTTCATAATCAGGAATGATAAGTTTATCTTCTTCAATTAATGCTTTGAGGTTAGAACATCCAACCTGCTTTACGGCACTGGACATCTTGACACCTAGTTGAGTTTTCTTACCAGAGAACCCTTGACCTAATTGTTGACCAGCACGACCCCGCATTGCTGCCATCAATAGATTTTCGTACTCCAAATCAAACTGAATAATATCTGCTACTTGTCCACCGATATCATTCACTTCGCAAAGTATATACGCATTATTATAATTTCTTGCAACATCAATAATGATGTTGGGAAAAATGATAGGTTTAATTTCATTATTTCTATACCTTGCAACTACTTTGTATGGCATAGTTGTCGTATCTACCACAACAAATGCACTGTAATCATTTCCTATTCCACGAGATACGTCAACCGTAATAATATAATTATGCTCTGCCTCTACTCTGTCGTAGATAGAAAGACCTTTATTTTGTGCAATAGGTTCAACATACGGCATAGTCCTCAACTTACTGGGACTAATCAATGTATCGACAGATCCAAGGAACTCGCACTCAAACTCAACCTTGAACTGTTGCTCTGAAGTGTTCTTGATAGTCTGTTCTTTCCATGCAGCATCTCTACCAGGAACTTGTGACCAATGTACCTCAGTTGGGAGGTATTCATTCTTCCCTTGTTCAGCATCATGCCACAGTTTATAGAACATATTCATCCCATGTGGCGTGGAGATGATGATTACCTTTGTAGACTTACCAGAAGATACAGTAGGATACACAGATGAAAAGAACTGGTCAGCAATATGGTTCGGAACAAACGCGAACTCGTCCAGAAATATGACATTAAAAGACATGCCCCTGACGGCACTAGCGGAAGTAGATGCAGCCAAAATTTTACTGCCATTCTCAAGTTCCAATGATCCCCTGTTCCATTGGAGGATTCCTTGCTGGAGCCATTTGGGAAGATTTTCATAACTAAGTTGTAAGCGACCTAACATTTCACGGGCAGTCGCTGCTTTGTTTGCAAGGATTGCTACATTGACATTGGGGTTGAATAGAACATACCAAAGAAGATATGCTGTAACGATAGTAGACTTACCTGACTGACGAGGTAACTTGGCAATATTGAATCTATTGTCATGAAAACTCTTTACCATATCGACTTGAAAGTCGTACATAGTAAAAGGTATAACACCTTCATCTAGGGAAACAATCTTAATGTAATTAAGAATAAAATGTACTGGATCATCAGCACATTTTAGATACTCTTGTACTTCCTCAGGGGAAAACTCCTGAGCAATATTTGCTTTCTTTAGATTGGGATTACCAAGATATACTTCAGTCGTACTCATTTATTATTTTTCACAGGCCAAGTCATTTTCATATACACAAATTCAACTTATCATGGTACTGTTATAGTTACATCCGAACCTGTATATGTATAAGTCGTTACTGTCCCATTAGCATCTGTAATTCTACAGTATCCATGACCACCAGCAGTTGCATTAGCATTACCGCCAAATGAAAGACTACCACCAGGATATCCTAATTCACCAGCACCTGCTGGCATACGATATTCCCCACGCAGATTCCTAATAGCTTTGCAATATGTAGGATTTGCAAATCCAGATCCACCTCCACCACCTGCCATTGTGTTAGATTCAGAGTAACCTCCCGCACTGCCGCCATAATATCCTCCACCACCTGCACCACCATAACCATTAGATGCAGCAGATCCGCCCTCTAATGCTTGGGCCGCATACGAAGCTCCCTGCTGGTTGTTTCTACCACCTTCAGATGCTCCACCACCTCTGCCACGATATTGAGTTTTATATTCATAAGGAGAAGAACCATCTTGACCAGTAGGACCACCACCTGCACCACCAAAGTTGCCTTCTTGGTTTCTAGATGATCCACCTCCGCCGCCGCCGCCAGCGATGATTATTGTATTAGCATGAGATACAGATCCAAGGAATACACCAGTTGCACCACCACCATTAGAACCATACCTATTATCATTACCAGCGCGGTTTGCTTCACCGCCACCACCATATGACATGCGTGTGCCATTAACTAATCCACCTTCACCAACACGAATATAAAGAGTGTTTCCTGGTGTTAGTCCTGTTATATCTGCCTCAATATATCCACCTCCACCACCTTCGGCACCATAACTCCATCCACCACTAGTTCCACCGCCACCACCAGCACCCCAGCACTGAATCTTATATTGGGTAGCAACTATGTCTCCACCAATAGTTTTCCATTCAGTACCATTATAAACTTGCTGCTTATCCTCTTCGGTGTTATGAATAACTGTACCTGCAGGAGGTGATGATGGACGAGTACTATTAGTTTTATTGGGAATAGTAAAGTTCCCATCAACATCTACATCACTTGTAGCACTTACATTAGAAGTGTTGACATTAGTAGCAGTAATTGTTCCTACATTTAATTCCGACATGCAAATAAACCTGGGACTTCTCTAAATTATTTATATCACTACTCTTTTACTTATTATTTTTCACAGGCCAAGTCATTTCCATTCCTATTGTAATCAATATCATAAATCCAAATACAAAAATTCCACTCATCATTCTACTAGTGTCCCATGCTGTCTACGAATTTCTCTTAGTGCTTCAAGGTTCATATCCTTGGTTCCGCCATCATATGCGTGAGCATATCCTTCTTCAATCATTTGCTCGTTGAGGGACACATTGTCGTCCCCAATGTAAAGCCAACCCAGAAGACGCCCGTATTTCCCAGTGCCACCAACAAGTTCAGTCCTAACAGACAACTCATCATCACCAGCCAACGTGCCTTCGAGTTTTTCTTTGAGCCAGTTGGTTGCGTCGATTCCAAGTGCCTTCTCCTCTAAGTTTTTGGTCCTCTTCTCTGGCGTATCAACTCCTGCAACTCTAACTCTTTCTTTCTTGTATAAATCAAACCCGAGGTCAATAGTGACATCAATAGTATCACCATCAAGGACACGATTGATCTCCGTCACTCGGAAGTTGTAGCAGCTCTTCCTGCTCGGTGGTTTCATTGCTCCCATTTTCTAACTCTGCAAATGCTTCTCTTAGTATGTATACGATACAATAGAATGCTCCTGCGACAGCAAGGAATACCATAAAGATCACTGACCATACAGGATCACCTGGATTATCAAGAGGTCTCAATAATAAATTCATTTATGAAATGGCTCCCAATGTTGCCATCCATATTTATGAACTGCCCACATACCTATGATAGGAACAAAGACTAGGCACCATGCCATGATGCCAATACCATATGGATTATTCAATACTGTTCCACAAAATCTAGCAAACTGTAACATCATAGCGGATAAGCGTTATTGACTCCCCAGATAACAAAAAAAGCAACACCACCTAAGATTATTAATGATGGTATTACTTTCATATCGTTTTTGCGTTTGTCCATAAGTCTCTAAAATAAAAATCGATAGTAGTTAATGTTCCTTCGGGATGGTCATGATCAGAATCTGCCCACTTATAACTAAAGTGCATCATTTCCATGGTGATATGACTTGTACCATACATTCTTGAAAATGCTGATAACGCAAAGTTATATCGTTTTTTTAATTCGGGAGACCAATTCATTGTAGTCTCTCAATTTACGTGAACAACGCCAGTCATACCTGCTCCTTGATGAGGACCACAGAAGAAATTATAGTCCCCTACATCAGCAAATACAACATCCTGTGTTTCTCCAGGAGCAAACAGTAGTGCTTCTCTGGAAAGATCTGCACGACCTTCTACAATAATATTGTGAGGGGGTAGTGCTTCGTTAATAAAGTGAACTGTGTCTCCTGCTGAGATTGTGATCTCGTTAGGTTCAAATACTAGGTTACCACCAGCACCCATTGTTACATCTAAAGCGTATGCAGTTTTAGGTAAGAAAAAAACCATTGCGGCTAAAGTTGCAATAATAATTGCGCGAATAAAATTCATAATAGTCTATTCAACTGCACTATCTATGACTAGACTTTTAGTGTATGTCCTTTATGTGTCAGGCATCGCTGACGACTTCATCGTAGCATCCAATTGACCCTCAACATACCCTCTTCTATACTCCCAAGTTTGACCACCTATCTTTCCACGACTATCGTTTATGCACTTCGTATAGTCTGGATTTTCTTTTGAAATGTTATTGCAAACGAGTCCAGCTAGATCTAATTCATTGCCTTTTTTTCCAGTGCCAGTCCACATATGCTGTCCGTTCAACCAAACGGCACCACACTTCTCACACTCTTTCCGTTCCATAGAAAAGGATGATACTTCTTTTGGATCAGTCATAAAATGCAGTATCCTTCTATAATTATTTTAAGTATTTATTGTAGCATCTTGCTACAATTTGTCAATATATCAGCAGTTCCAAACTCTTAATGACTTCGACAGACGATTCAGAAAGTGGTTTAGCACTTACCTACTAACTTCTTCCCAGTCCATTGAACCGTAAACTTCATCATTATTACCATTACTGGCCATAACCAATGAAAGTTCTTCTGCTGTAGATGTAAATGTGTTTCTTTCAAGTTGAAATTTGAATAGTGCTTCTTTCAAAATATCAACGCCAGAACCAGCAGTATTTGTAGATTTAACAAAACCACTTGCTAAAACTCTGCCACCTGAAGTTCCTGTGCCAGTAAGATTGTATTCAACAGAGGAATCAGCACCAGCAGATACCCAACTGCCTGCTGTTGTTGAGCCTCCAGCAACTACTCGCCAATTAAAATCACCATTTTCTGTTGGGAGAATAGAAAGTGCTGTAAGAATAACAATCGCATCAAATCTAGTAGATTTCAAACGAATACTTACAATTGGATAATATGTTCCTGCTGTGGCAAGGTTGTATGTATCCGTAATCGGTGTTCCAACTGCTTGTTGTATTCCACGAAGTTCATAACCACCTTCAGAAATTACGGTAGAGCAAACTTGCTTCATCGTGCTACTACCACTTGTAGCACCAGTATTAGTAATCTCATACCTCAAAGGTAATGAGGCTGTTGTGATATAAGTTGATGTAATTATATTTGCGTGATGGAATGAATGGCAGAGGATAAACTGTCCGTTTATTACAAATCCCATTCTGACTGTGCCAAGACCCAACCACTCAATATCCATCCAAAGAATTTGTGCTTTAGTTGTATCTAATGTAATACCAGAAACACCAGTGCCATCTAACTTATCAATATTCCAATTTGCTTGTGCTACTTCTGTTTGAGTTCCAGTGGATAAACTTCTTTCTACAAAATAAGGTGTGGTGCCGTTGATCTCAAAATACATTCCATTATCAGCACCAAAATATCCAACTCTCTGTCTCAAGTTTGCTTTTGGTGTGGCAGGAACAAATGTGCTCATAATGAGCAAAGATTTGCCTGGTTGGTATGCGAATACTTTTGTGGTCTCACGAATAATCTGTGCTCCAGAAGCATCATCAACTGTTAGATTTACCAGACCTTCAGTAGCACTAAAGGTAGTAGAAGCAGTCCCAGTAGTAGCAGTTGACCACAGGTTATTATCTCTGTATCTGTGGGAACTATCAAATAGAGTGAGTGGTTGAGATATTCTTGTGCGACCGAAAGCATCTGTAGTTCCTGTTGGTGCTGTAGTCGCAATTGTTCCAGATACTGGTAATGGATTGTCCGTAGATACCTGCTCACCATCTTTGGTTGCTATATTGATAGTCTCAAACAGAGACCTTTCTTGATTTAAGAAATCTTGTGTGTTCTTATTCCACTGTGCCATGACTTAAAATGCTCCGTACTTATGACCCTCGCCATCAATCGTAACTTTGTTTGACTTGGTGATATTCAGTTTGCTCTTTTCTACAGGATAGATACCCTGTACCATTGCACCAGGATATTCTCCCTGAAGCATTTCTACCAACTCATTCTTGGTAGGAGAACCTTCCGAGACAAACTCAATGTTGTACAACTCGCCTTTATAGAGCACATCGGCAGTATAGGTTTCCCCTACCTGCTGAGGTTCTTCAGGTTGCGAGTTGATATAGAGATTTCCGTTTAAATCTCCCGAGATGTTTACAGACTCGGATATAAATTCGTTGTAAGATTTCATCAGCAGTTCCACGCTCTAAGGGACTTGGACAGACGGTCATCGCCTGTGTTGTTGGAAGGTTTCTGTCTCTTACGCATACCCTTCATTCTCGCACAGAAAGAAGCACGACGAGGATTCCCTACTTTTTTGGAAGGTGCTTTAAGATCGCTTCCAGGGTTTTCTCTCTCATAAGATTTGCGTCCTTTTTCGTTGAGTCCTCCTTCGGAGTTCTTTCCTGATTTTTTTGTCCATGCTGCTCCTTCATTTGTTACACCTTCTGGAACGCAATTAGGAACCATCTTATTACCCTTCTTCTTCATCCCAACTCGCTTATATCCTTTCCAGCACTTCTCTTGAAAGTCTTGGAGTGTCATTCCTTCAGACTTATTACCATAGTTAGCAGCACCTTTCTTACGGCACTGGACTAATCTACCACTAGCATATGCAGAAGGCCATACCTTTGCACTTGCTTTTACTTTCTTATAGCAAGCATCTTTCTCGCCTGCTTTCTCATTGACAAATTCTTCACCAACACCAACATTGGTTACTCGTTCTTTCTTCTTAGTATCTCTCTTTTTGAGATATGAATCGAGTTGCTTCTGCTTGATTGCACGGATCATAGAAGAACGCTTACTAAGATATGCAGGTTTCTCCCCTTGGGTTTTTCTGATTGCCTTGATAGCAACATCACCCATACCTTCTACTTGTACTTCTTCTTTCTTCATCCTACTTGCTTTCTGACGCTTGGCGTAATCCATGTAAGACTCACCATCTCTTAGTTTCTTAGGGTCTGACTTGGGTTTAGATGCAGCAGCACGATCTTCACGAGCACGAACATTAGCACCAGGACCACCCAACTTACGATCTTTCTCAGGATCGGGATGCCAGAAATCGCCTCTTTCGTTGATAGTTGCTTCTGTCCTCACGTTTTTCGCCTTCCCTTTTCTATCTGGATTTGGGTCTTCAGCATTTTTGCGACGGAATGCTGCTTCCTCTTCGCCTTTATTTAGGTTTCTCTTCATCTTACTAGACCCGCATTTGGGTTTAGTGGTCTGACCAGGTTGCTTTGCACAAGGTTTTCCTGCATACTTACCACCAAGTTGGACCCACCCTTTAGTGCCATCAGATGATTTACTCTTACCAAACCAGTCACGAAGAGAATTATCTCCAGACTTGTTTGCTTCTCCGAATACATCTGTATATGTTGGTGGCATTTTAGACATCTCTCCCATAGCCATCTTGTTTGCAGTTTTATGCATTACCTCTTTGGAACGATTTCCATAGAGTTTATTCCACCTATTCTTACCCTTCATCATACCCCTAATATATTTCTTAGCGGTGCCATTAACGGCAGGTGGAATATCTGATGCAAAACCTTGCGCCATATCAACCTCCGACTACTTGTACTTCTTCTAGAGCAACTGCATTACCAGTTACTGCAACCTTTATGCATCGTTTGACGATTGCTTGTGGTCCACTATAAGCATATGTGTAATCTGCAGCAGCAGCAGAAGAGTCCACATTAGTTGTAATCGTGCTACCAGTAGCTGCTGTGATCGTTTTCCCAGCGGTGCCAGCAGATAAGAATTCACTGCCAATAGCAGGGGAAGTTGCAGTATCGACAACAGCAATAAAGTCTCCTACTGAGAATGGATGAGTGTTACTGGTCTCTCCAAGATTTGTACCGAGTGTATATACTGTAGTTGCAGAATCTGTTGCTTTTACAACTCTTGCTTGACCAGGTTTTCCACCTTTCAGCAAAAGTGCTTGGTCTTGAACAATAGTGATTGCAGGACCATCATTGAATGCGATGGTAGCATCGCCTGCAGTTGCAACTACACGATAGTATCCAGTTTCAACAACTTGATACTCTGTAGCTCCAGCAGCAACTGCGTTAGTGCTTAAAACATTTAATACTGTCATGTCGTGTTATTTCGAGTCAGTATTATTTATCTCCTTTTGCTTCTTTAGCATTTTTTGGAGGTCCGCAGTACTGCCAATAAACATCGTGTTATTAACAGTAGACGGGCTTGACTTTTTCTCATCAGCATCTAACTCCTTCATTTTCTTTTGCAAGTCAATCAACTTATCAGCAGTATCTGCTACGCTTTTAATTGTTGTTGCAGCAACTTCATAAGCACGAGGATGATCTGACGCTCGTGCCACATCAAGTATTCCATCTACTGCCTCTTGACCTTTCATTACTAACATATGTAATGCAGCACGAGTAGTCTCATAGTCCTGTTTAATATCAGGACTATCCGTCTTTTTCAAAGTAGGTTTCACTTTCTCAACATGCTTCTGGAGTTCAGAAGGTTCTGCTCCAAAAGCATCATTTAGTCCATTAAAAGGAGTTGTCATTAGATTGCCTCGTCAGCGCCACTTACAGGATTACGTTTCTTATTGTCGGTGAAGTCTTCATCAACAACACCAAATCCAAAGTCATCATCAGCATCTGCCGTGAGAGGATCTGGTTGAATTGTATATCGAACTTCTCTAGGTGCAGAAGAAGTATTGACATCAGTGTACATATCAGTGATAACTTTCTTGATAGTCTTGCTATCTGTAATAGGACCGTATAGATATGTTTTCACTGTAAACTGTAAAGTGTAAATAATCGCTCTACGAGCAGAAAAGTCACCCTCATAAGTATCTTCATAATCAACACTAGTTAATGTAACAGGTACATCCTTAGTTTCTCCAACATCTGGAAGTAATTTTACTGATAAATTATAATGAGGTTGAAAGAATGGTAAAATTTGCTCCAAAATCTGCAATCCATCCTCTTGATTTTTGGAGATAATTGCTAACTCAAATGATAGATTGTAAGGAACGGGCATAAACACGTTCTTATTTTCGTCAGTATCTTTTGCAAATTTAATTTTTTGTGTGGGAGAAACTTTCCTAGAAGAATCATATGTGATTCCATTAATCTCAAATGAGATTCTAGGAAGAGTAATCTGAACTCTCTTGTTTGTAGGGTCTGGATTTTGATCAAGACGCGCTAGAAACTTCTGCTTCGGACCATATGCCAGAGGCACTTTCATCACTTCAGTCGAACGACGAAGTTCGATGTTATTGAACAGCGTTCCAAACGCTACAATAGTTTTTCTAAAAATTTCGTTATATGAATACGTGCCTAACATCAGATTGTAGTATCAGTGGTGGACCCAATAGAACCAAAGGGATTGCCTTCAGTGAAATCTAGAATATCGTCATCAGCAGTTTCAAAACTATAGTTCTGGTCAATGCTATCAGCGGTATTAGTATTATTTAGAGTGTTATAAGATTCAGGACTCCAAAGAGCACCTGATGTTAATCCTTTAACAGTTTCTGAAGTATTGAAGGTTCCTGTTCTATTAATGACTTGGAGTTCCCTTGTCCCACTGTTCCAGGACTTGACTTCTGCTCTAGAGTCTTTTGGAGAGTAGTCAATTGTAACAGATGGGGCACTAGTGTAGCCAGTACCACCACTTGAAACAGTGATACTGCTAACAATGCCTGTAGCCGAAACCACCGCTGTTCCTGTCGCTCCACTTCCACCGCCTCCTGTAATAGTAACTGTAGGTGGCAATGCTGTTTTATAATGCTCACCACCATCAGTGATAGTAAACGAACTTACTGCATCACCAGTAATCGCTGCTGTTGCTGTAGCAAGATATAGATCTCCAACGATCTCCTCACCAACTGTAAAGTCTCCCGAACCGCCAGCATCCATAACCAACTTGATAGAATTCGCAAATGCAGTTTCGATAGCATCAATTGCTGCGACACCAGTATCAAGTTGTTCGTCACTGTACTCAAAGAGTTCGCACTGACATTCCCAAACATAACCCTTACCTAACTGATAGAAAGGTCTTTCTGCTTCTACAAACTTAATCTCAAATAAATGTTTTGTTGTTGGGAACCAAATAAGGTCACCTTCATTAGGACGACCTTCTACATTCAATACTGCATTATCATCTACCTTCTCGGTAAATTTACTTCTAGAAAAGATGAAGGTAGTCTTATCTTCAATACGAACTCCAAACTTACTTAGCAGTTCTCCTTGACCTTCCCATCCTTCCACATTATTAACATATGCTCTAATAGCAAGTGCCTGTGTAAAATTACTACTTTCTACTTCTTGAAAGATTGTGTCTCTATTGACATATGTTCTGGGTAGATAATAGATATCCTGACCATAGAGTTCAATACTCTCAATGATCAGATTACCCATAAACATTTGTTCCTGGGAAGAACCATTTAGATTTAGTCGGCAACTACTAGTGTAGTCTGACTGAATACAATTTTCTGGGGGATCGTTTCTGTAAGTCATATCAACCGATTAAATCCATTGGGGGGAGTTCATAAGTCTTGCGAATATCTGCTTCAAGGTCTGTTTTAAATTTGCTTCCATCCTCAAGAATTTGACGACCATTCAAAGTTACACCACCAAGCATTTGAATGCCATCATACTTACTGAGATTGCGACCCCATTGCTGTTGGAATAATGCCTCAACATAATCCTTCAACCAAGCATCATTATACATTGCGGTGTAAGTATCAGGGTCTTGACGCATCAAAACTTCTACTACAATTTGATTACCAGTCTGCAAATTTGCCCAATCAAAGTCAAGATAAAGTTTTCCTTGATATTCATTAAATCGGACTCTACGATTTCTATCTGAGTTTGTAACCCAATCAAGAGTCTCAAGATATTGAGAAGTCATAAAGTAATGAAGAATATGTCCATGCGTCATTGCATAGATATCATTCAAGAAAATTTGATATTTAATATTAAAAATATTACCAGGAGTTACACTAGAAGCACCGATCTGACTATAAACATGATTGACCGCCAAGACTCCAGGAGGAAGTGATACATATTCATTCCCCTCTGTCCAATCGGTAGCACCTAAAGCACTGCCAGTTTTGGCAGCAGTTTTGATAGCATCAGTTACTTCAATCTTGATGAATGCTTTATAACTACCGTTATATGCAAACTCTTGAAAGTAATCTACTGCTTCTTCGATTAGGTCATCCAACTGCTCATCACATACATTGATATCAATAGCAGGAAAACCTAATCTACGAAGAGCGTAGTTTTTTAACTCTGTTTTAGAAGCGGGTCTTGTAGCGGACATTTGTTATCAGGCGAATGAAGTGATTGTTAATGTAGAAACATCTCCAGCAGATACTGTCTCAGTCTTCTTAAAGAATCCATTAACAGTGTCAACAGTAACTGAAGTTGCACCAACAGCAGTGATAACACCTGTGGTGCCTGATGTACTGCCTGTGACAGTATCACCAATTGCCATTTCAGTAACAGCAGAGACATTTATTGTGGCATCTCCACCACCAGTAGAGATTGTAATTGTCTCACCAACTACATAACCAGAACCTGCTGCGTTGATAGCAACTGCAGTGATAGCACCACCAGATGCGGTGATATCTACTGTTAATCCAGTGCCACTACCGCTAGAGGTGGTAGCAACTGCAGTTCCAGTGTTATACAATGTACCACCAGATAATGTGCCATTATTAAAAGCAGTTACGTCACCAGGTGTAGGATCACCAGATAGATTTAATACCAAAGTAGTGGCGGTTGCAAGATTATTGAGCATTGCACTAAGTTGAGCAAACGCATTATCGAGTTTATCTTGAACTCTTGCTTCAGTGTAGTACTGATTTGTACCCTCAGAAAGATTGGTGGTAGACTTACTAGAAAGATCTAGGTTTGCACCAGTTGCTGCTGCAACTCTCAAATCAGCACGGGTATCTGCACGAGTATTAGTGAAGTATAGATTGGAAGAACCTTCACTCACATTATCAGTATCTTTAGTTGCAAGACTTGTATTAAAGCGTGCCTCAGTGTAGAAGATATTAGTAGAACCTTCAGTTACATTATCAGTATCAATGTCTGCCTGAGTGACACTCAGAGCACCTGCACCACTAAGTTCTACGCCTGTGCCGTATGTGAAGTGTGTGCGGGTCCTAGCAGCGGTTGTAAAGAGGTTTGTGGAACCTTCGGTTACATTGTCAGTATTAACGTCTGCCTGCGTTACAGAGAGCGTATAGGTGCCTGCAGTGTCATCATATACCTTAGTAATGCCTGTGCTAGCAACAAACAGTGCGTCAATTCTGTCATCAACACGCTCATTAGTAAAGTATAGATTGGATCCCTCAGAAAGGTCTCCAGTATCGTGATTACTAATATCAGATGTTTGACCAGTAACATTACCAACTAATGCTGCAGTAATAGTCCCAGCAGCAAAGTCACCAGATGCATCACGAAGGACGAGGTTGTTTGCTGAGTTACTTGCTGTAGAAGCGACATTAATGGTTGGATTGCCAGAAACACCATCAGCATTTGTCAGTGTAATACCAGAAGATGCTGTGACAGCGAGTGTGCGTTGAGCATATGTATTGGCAGCAGTTCTGGAAACAAAACCAGTTCCTGCCATTGCAGCAAGTGCAGTGATGTCTGCATCAACATATGTTGTAGTGATTGTAATATCACCAGAACCATTAAACTCAGCATCTCCAGAAACAACACCAGCAACTGTGATGTTTCTTGCCGTTTTAAGTGTATCTGCAGTAAGAGCATTACCTTGAATACCAGCAGCGGCACCTACACCAGAAGCAACCGTAATGATATTTGCAGCAAAGTCTCCACTAGAGTCACGAGCAACAACAGTAGTTGCAGTTGCTGCAGAAGCAGTTGTCATGCTGTCCAGAAGGTCAGCATTGAGGTTGTTAATCTTGGTTGTGTTAGGAATGACTAGAGCAGCACCAGAAGAAACCTGAGAGATGATTTGACCATCTACAGTCAGAGTGCCATCAATATTTGCATTTGCATCAACATCGAGTGCAGTGCCAGCACCAGTAAGATTGAGACTACCAGCACGAAGGTTACCGTCAGTACCAGAAAGAACTTCTGATGAATTAGTTGCGTCTACTACGAATGCGAATTGGTTGGCGGATCTATCGTATCCGAAGAAACCAATTTTCGCAGAGCTGTCGTAATAACGGAACTCAACACCACGATCCTTACCGTCGTTAGACGCTGGTGCTGTGTCACCACCCACAGTAATAATAGGGTCATCGATAGTTGTGACCGTAGAGTTGACAGTAGTTGTCGTTCCATTGATAGTAAGATTTCCAGTAACAGTAAGATTGGACTCAGCAGTTACATCACCACCGATGTCTAAGGTGCCACGAAGATCAGTGTTTCCATTATCAGTATCTACCGTAAATTTATTAGCAGCAGATGCATTCTGAATTGCAAATGTCTTATTGTCTGCAGTAATCGTAACATTATCATGTGTTACTAAAGCACCAGAGATGTCTGCACTATTGTTAAGGTCGAGAGTACCAGTCAGTTCAGTGTTGCCGTAGACTCTTGCAGCACCACCAACAGCGAGGTTTCTTTGGACAGCAGCACCACCAGTAAGTCTTAGAGCACCATCAGCACCATAACTACCTGTCAGAGTTTGCTCAGTGTTATTGGTAAGTGTGACAATACCAGATGCACCGAAGGTGTCATTAATCTGAGTTGCATCACCAACGGTCAGTGTGCCGATGATATTTGTATTACCGTTATCAGCATCAACACCAAACTTCTCAACAGCAGATCCGTTTCTGACAGAGAAGACTTCATTAGCAGCATCAACAATCAGTGAATCGTTAATGGTTGTTTGACCTTGGACAACCAGTGTGCCGTCAGTTGCAATGTTACCTGAAGAAGAAGCAACGGTCATCTTATCCGTGCTACCACTTCTTACAGCGAAGTTAGCATCAACATCAACAGTACCGTTAAACTCAGAGTTGCCTTGGACTAACAGTGTCTGGTCGAATGTAACAGCGTTGCTAACATCCAGAGTATTTGTAATCTCAGTTGCACCATTGACATCCAGAGTGCCTTGGATATCGGTGTTGCCAGTTACATTATCAACAAAGAATTTATCCGTTGTGCCATTTCTTACAGCAAAGTCTGCATCAACATCAACTGTGCCATTGAACTCGGAGTTACCAGCAACATCGAATGTGCCTTGAATGTCAGTGTTACCAGATGCACCAAGAACAGAGAACTTAACAGTATCACCAGAGTATCTCTTACCAACAAACAGACCTTCACCAGATCCTGTGCCACCAACATGTAGAGTTCTTTCAATACCAGCACCACCATGTGCTCTGATAGTTGTAGTATTGTGAGATGCATAGGAAGGAGTTGCCTGATAAGTGTCACCGAAACGACCTCTATACCTAACTCTCAACCAGTTCAGTCTAGATTCAGTCTCTGTTGCACTATCTTGAACTTCAATAGCACCGTTAACGTGTAGGGTGCCATCAATCAGTGCATCACCAGCAACATATGCGCCCCCATCAAGACGGAGAGCACCATAGTCGTTAGATTGAATCTCCCAAACACCAGTGCCAACATTCTTAGCAACCGTAATGTCATTAGTGCTCTCCATGTGGAGGTCACCAGCCAATGTCATGTTGGCGTTAGCATCAATGTCGTTAGAGAATGTTGCAATGTTTGTAACACCCAATGTGCCAGCAATGGAGGTATTGCCAGAAGTAGCAACAACATTAAACTTATCAGTATTAATATTGAAGTTTCCAGTTACATCCAGAATACCAGCAAGAGAACCGTTACCAGTTGTAGATTGGAATTCAATCTTGGTTGTACCACTACCATTATTCAGTTGTAAAGTCTTAGAAGCACCCTGCAGAACTACATTATCGTCGAAACGAGAGGTGCTAGTAACACGCAATGTACTATCAACATCTAGAAGACCGCCGATATTTACATCCTGAGTAATACCAACACCACCAGCAACTACAAGGTCACCAGTTGTATTAGAGGTTGAGTTAGTACCAGTTGTCAGTTTTACATTACCTGCAATAATACCAGAATCAGTACCCGTAAAGACTTCGTTGGTATTTGTAGCAGCATGAAGGAAACGATATCCGCCTGCATGACCACCTAAATCGGAATAATTGGTATCCCAACCGTAGAAACCTAAGCGTGCTTCAGTGTCATAATAGTTGAATTCAATACCACGATCCAGATTATCATCAGTTGTAGGAACAGTATCACCACCAAGTAGAATGGTGACATCATCTACAGTCAATTGTGTGGAATTAATTGTAGTTGTTGTGCCATCAATCTGAAGGTTACCCCAGACACGAACTAAACCAGTGACTGCACGGTCATCACCAGGGTCGAGGTTCATCGTCGCATTGGTTGTGGCGATGTAATTATCTTGGAATTTTGCATCCTCTACATGGACCTTACCAGTTGCTTCCGATGCACTAATCTGTACAGTATCTTCAGCGGTAATAATAATGTTGCTGGATCCAGACCCAGCATTAGTTGTCAGAATATTAAAGTTTCTATTCGTAGCAGTATTCTGAGTTAACTGGAAGGTAAGCTCACCATCCCCAGTTTTATCCAGTGTCTGATTAACATCGCCATCAAGAGTAATATCAGGGTCAGAGAAGTACGACCGTACATTAACATCAAGTTCGCCAGCTCCGCTGTCCCCCGTATTATTAGCGCCAACGAGTAGATTACCGCTCGTATCATTAACTTTAAGATAGTTAAGATAATTGAATCCTCGGTATCCAGTGGTTGCAGTAAGTTCTTGATCCAGTTCAAAATTTTCTACGGTATTACCGTCAGCGAAACCAATACGATTGTTTTGGAGTTGTGTATTATCTACACCAACAGCAGCAATAGTTACATGTCCGTTGGCATCAACATCAAAATCTTCTTGTGCGAAAGAAGCAAGTCCTTTCTGCTCTACTGCTGCAGCAGCAAGATATCTCCACCCACCAGCATCTGAACCATCAGTATGAGTTGGAGCGCCACCACCTGCAGCAATTCCTGTAATTGCTTGATATACTCTACTACTATCTTCAATGATATCATATCTAACATATGTTGTACCTGCTGCATATGCCGCATACTTACTACCCTCGGTAGCAGTAGCAATAGGTACATTCGTTACGGTTGTTAAACGTCCTTTATCGTCAACAGAGAACTTAGAAGCATTAACAGTCTCTGTACCAAAAGGTTCTCCACCACTACCAGCTTGAGATACTGAAGTGAGAGATTCTGTATTATAGTCTCCAGGAACAACGTTTGCTTGAATCGACAATGAGACAAGAGGATTGCCACTAATACCACCACCGTCAGTGATAACAATTTGACCAGCAGCACCAGTAATAAGTCTGGTCTCAACAACACCCGCTGCAGTTTTTGAATATAAACCAGTACCAGTTTCGTCTGAAATTGCTTCTAAGTTTGCATTCCAAGGTTGTGCTAAAGTTGTGTCACTAGTTGCAGAACCATCAAGACCATAATCAGTAAGATTTAGTTGAGAAGGAGTTCTAGCATTTACAACTCTACCCTTCTGGTCAACAGTAACCTCAGTAAAAGTTCTAGTAGTACTACTTACACCACCTTCCAAGTAATGGGGAAGAGTATTGATCAGTGATAAAGCAGTACTTAAATTTAAGTTTTGGGAACCATCAAAGTTACCAGTCGCTGTTACATCATTAGATAACTGAATCTGTCTAGTCTGTTCAAGTCTAGTTGATGTTGAAGCATTACCAATAAGAGTTGATGTAATAGTACCTGCAGAAAAACTTCCATCTGCGTCTCTCTGTACAAGACTGTTTGGAGTATTAGTGTTGGACTCTACAGGACGCTCATATCTCAGCGTGTTCCATGCCGTTGCACCATCACCGATTTTGAACCGACCAGTATCAAGTTCAATTCCAAGTTCACCCTGTGCAAGAGTTGGATTCGCGTTTGCCCATTCCTGAGCACCACCGCGTCTTAACTGTATTCTATTTGCCATTTTTTACGACAACTCGATAGTGATTATGCTTCCAAGTTATTTATGCGTAATAGAAAAGGGGCATTTCTGCCCCTAATCCTATCACTCTTCAGTTTCTTCTTCTTCTGGAGGTTGGGAAGCGGTCTCTTCCTCCTGAGGATTATAATATTCAAGTGCTTCAATAGCACCCTGAAGTTTCAGTCCCGTTGTTTCATTTTCTTTAATTTTTGCAGCAAGTTGCTGGTTCTCAGTAATGATCTGCTGAAGACGCTCTTTGAATTGAGCAATCATGTCAGTTTGAGGAACTTGTTCAATCGTCATAATTTGTTCTCTTTACTTTGGACTAACGTTAGTAAAAGTGATTTGATATCACCTAGATCCGATTTTAACTCAGAAACTTCATTTTGTAAAGTGGTAAAGTCCTCCTCTTTCTGTTTATCTGCTTTATACGCAGTCATATATTTCTGATATGTATCAGAATCAGAACACAGTACAGAACCCGTTTCCGAGTTTCTGTACCAATTATCTTTATTTTTTACAGGAATGTGTGACATTATACAGCAAGAGCAATCGCTCTCAAATCTTTGATAATAGGAACTAAGGATTGGTTTGGAGATACAAACAGAACCTTAATTTGATACTGATCAAAGTTCAGACCACTTACCTCGTACTCATATTCACTGAAAATTTGAGTCTCTGATGTAGGTGGTACTTCAGAATTTGCTGTTGGGAAGAAGTTGAATCCCAATTCTTCAATGGGTGTTGTAGAACCAATCGGTCGTACTCTATATAGGACCTTAATTGTTGTGTTGGGAGGACGGTATCCTGTAAAATATAACTTGATAGAACCCGAAGGATTCTTCAAATCAGCAGTTCTTGTAATGTAAACTGCTTCATGCTTATCGCCAACGGCAAGGTTTGCACTGTTGACATCGGCAGGATTATTAACCCTATTGGATACCAATGTAGCAGATAATCTATCAGTATCAATTACAGGACTGATGTTAGTTTTATCACTAATCATCGTTAGGTCTAGTCTGAATGACTTAGCGCCACTTAGTTCTGCAGATTCGTTGACAGTAGAACAAATCAATGCAGGTTTTGCAAGATAGTTATCTGTTCCTAAGATAACATCACTGAATACTCCATCGTTAGCGAATGATGCTTGCGCTAATGACGTTCCATCATTGATTGATGTACCACTGATCGTATTAATTCGAGCAGTAATATCGGTCTTAGGTAGGAGCATTCTCTCAATCTGAGGAACGAGAACATTATACTGAACATTTTGTGTAGCAGTAATGTTAGCACCACCACCAACAATACCCAATCTTGCAATAGAAGAGGTGCTCAATTCATAGTAATCAAGAGTAGGATTCAAGATTCCTGTATGAGTTTTATTGATTTGGGGTAATGGAATACCATCCAGGTTGTAGCACTCAACAACTGATTCGTCTGCATGAGATATAGCAGTCGTACCATCAACACCTCTTTCGTATACAGTAATAGTTTTGTTATCACCACTGATTGCACTATAAGAAATAACCTCAGTACCAATCTTAATAAATCCAACATTACTGACGGAAATCGCAAGACCGTTAATGATTTTATGGAATGCCGTAGCATCCGATACCGAAATACTAACATCAGATGCCGAAAGTGACGCAGTTAATGAAGTGTCGCTAACCTCAGAGACTGCACCACTAACAATTACATTGTTGGAAGTGCTATGCATACAGTGATTACTGTGATAAACACGAACCTTTCTTTGTGCAGTGCTGTAAGTAGGTGTAGCACTAACGAATGAATCACTGACTGCAGAAGATTCGATAGCGTCTCCACTATAACTGACAGTACTAACTGTTGCTGTAATAGCAGATGTTCCTCCAGTAATAGTTTCTGTAGAAGCAGTAAAGTCGGTAGATACATAACGGAGTGTTAATGTATTGGTTCCCGAGTTCCAAGTTACAACTTCTGCAGTTGGTGCATCAGCACTATTACCAGTAATAGTTTCACCAGGAGTGAAGTCTCCTGTGGGAGTACTAACAACCATAGTTGCTAGTGTCTTAGATGATACTATGCGGTTAGTAATAACTCCACCAGTATTAGAACCTGCTGCCCAACTGCCACTAATGTCTTTGATTGTCAGTAGAACTCCAGCAACAGTAGTTTGTACAGCGGAGATAGTACCTTCTGCCAAAGTAGTTTTTTGGTAGATACGAGATCCAACGGTATAAGGTAATGTAGTGGAGTTTAATGTCAATACCAACTCAGGAGTGAATGTCTGAATGGCATCTCTGCGAAGATTCAACTCACCACCATTACCTCTAGCTAACGCAGTATTATTAACAACAACTCTACTGTTTAATGTATTGGTGAACTCTGCTCGGTTGACAATAAACTTGAGATCTTCATACTGGTCAGCAGTCCATGTAGATGCGTTCTGTGATTTGAATAGAACACCAGCATAAGGTTGCTCAGAAATTGTTCTGTCTCCACTAATATCTTGTTCTCCCATTCTAGAGATCCAAATCTGATAAGAGTTGGAGTCTGATAAGAGAACAAAACAATGCTCAACTGACTGAGGGATGAATACTGGTGCATCAAATGTAAACTTAGTTGCAACAGCAGCAGATTCTGACAACTGAACCGAGTCTGGTTCAAGAGTTACATCAGAGAATGGCAGAATAGTTGTTGTTGGATAACCATTTTCCATAGTTCTGATTTGCATCGAAACAGGAATACTGGCATCTTTCTTAAAGAAATATACATCAATAGAAGTTAAGAACACACCATCAGTTTCATCGACGATGAATGATTGTGCCAGAGGGTCATACCAACCAATCTGTCTAAGTTCAGTTCTAGTAGAACGAATTGTTCTATTCTGAGTTACCGTATCACGAACAACATCAGCATTACGAACAGCAAGAACATTTTCTTGGATAGTGTTCAAAGTACCAGATGCTTCATAATTAGTTTCAGCGGCAGATGCTACTGCACCCGCAAGACGTGAGTCAACATCAGAAGTAGATAGTCTCAATGTTCTAGTACCAGTTGCCCATCTAGGATTGGTATCAAGAGATGGAGATGGAATAAAGAATGAAGTTCTAAGTTTGCCGAAACGATCTGAAATTAAACGACGGTCTCTTACAACTGCTGTTGCACCAGAAGTACCAACTAAAACTTCCTGAACTTGGAAGTTTCCATAATAGTCACCAGTTGCCTGCTTAGACAATTCAATAGTATCAATATTCAGGAATGCTGTTGTAGATGCATAAGAATCTGGAAGTGCGCTGTCATCATATGGATTAAACCTATAGAAGTCATTTGGCGCAGCAACTTTGAACTTACAACCAGAAGTCAAACCTGTTACAGTTTCACCAATAACGAATGGTGTGGAGTTTGTTCTGGTATCAATAGATGGATCCTTAATGATTTCAATCATCTTAGGAACTTGATAATCGACTGTAGATCTTCCATCAAAGAATGAATAGAAACGAGTTCTTGGCTTTAAGCGAGCAACATCAACATCAATATTTCTGGAACGAATCCAAGGAATACTTGTGCTAGAAAGAATGCTATCACCTAAAGATTGTCTATCAATTCTAGGAATAACTCTACTTCTTACACCTTCACGAGTTTGTCCGCTTACCGCTTCAATTGTTGTCGTTCTATTAATACGACGCATACCACGACCACCCCAGACACCAGGCAATGGAGATCTACCTCTATCTTCTGCTAACCATCCTGTGTTTCTTACAGTTGATGAACCAAGAACTCTTTCACCAATCCAATTAGTTTGCCATGCTCTCCATTGGATAGGAGCAAAACCATTCTGGTCAACATTCATTTCAGAAGAAACCTGTTGGAAATCTCCTTCAATTTGAGTGACTCTTGCAGGAACTCTAGAAGTATCCAACCAATCATCAGAACCAGGAGTTAATGTAATACGCCCAATATATGTGAAGACATTAAATGGGTTGATATTTTCAACTCTAGATGCATATGGTTGCTCAATAATTTTAAATTCAGTGTAAGGTAATGTGATTAGAGGACCAGTCTGCTGATAATTTGTTGAGAGACTTTCGTTAATAATTAAAGGGACATTGGTTGTGTAGTGTGCTGGACGGCATTCCCCATACTCAAAATCAAGTGCCGCTGAAAAATCTTCATGAGAAGTATCTGATTTGCCATGATCACTGAAGTCATCAACAATAAATCCATTCTTTAAACGATTTTTTCCACTAGAATCCAAAATCTGACTATTGAAGGTATCACTTTCAAGTAGATTGAGTGATGTGTAATATTCGACTTGATCTAAACGACGCTCAATAGCACCGATGTCTCGCATCGTATATCGTCTATTATCAGAACGGACAATTACAGTATCATTTTCAGGATCAAAACCATATGGTTTGTGACTAATAGTTGCCAGAAGCATACCATCTTTTAAATCATCGGGTTCTTCTGGAATATCTGAAGACTTACCCTTAATAATCTGGAACTCTCCATCAGGTGTGACGAATGCTTTATCCTTTCTAGGTAAATACCAATCAAAATCACAACGGAAGTTGCTGTTCAACTTAGGAATATCAAAGACAGTTGCGTTTGGAGTGCCTGAAATATTAAATACTCGTGACTTAAAGTCGAATGTGGAACAGTTTACATATGCTGGAGATGCTACAGTACCAGTTCCACTATACAAATTCTTTACACCTGGACGGAAATCCAAGTAATCTGCAAGGAATTTAAATCCAAAGAAAGGAATATCGGTATAAGCAGTATTCAGATATGACTGACCACCAAAATAATCACCCGTTGAAGAGTGTGAATAGTAATCGAGAACAAGTTTTAGTTTTCTGATAGGGGCAATAGTACCTTTTTTGCGAACAACCCTAGAGATATTATAGATAAAACCAGTTTGTGCGACTTCCAGGAAGTAATTATCAGTTACGACTTTAGAACCAGCTACAATAGAACCTTCGCTGTCGTTAATAATTGCAGAAATCGCTGCCCCAGTACTATCAAAACCATCCAAGGTTTCACCAGATATGAACGAACCAGTGATATAAACTAAACTAAGTTTTAAACTACCCGATGCAAAATCAACAACCTTTGCTCTTGATTTAGATGTTCTACCAGTTACAATAGTGCCATTAGCAAAGAATACAGGTTCAACCAAAATTACTGATGGAAGGACAGGATCGTCATCATCATTAGACTCATATACTGCATGTAATCTATAACTATCTGTCAGACCAAGGGACAACTCCTTATCTTCAATTCTAGTACCATAAAGGTTAGAATATGTTAGGTTATAATTTTGCTTATCTAAATTAGCAGTAGTATTTGTTACCTTTAAAACAAACATCTCATTGCCAGATTTAGTTTTTCTGACAGTTACATTCTTAGAAACTGTGGCAGTTACTTTAACTGATGTGATATTTGTAAGATTCTCAATCTGAAGAGTAGTTCTGTCTGCTGATGTGAATGAGGTATAACCAAGAGCACTAGTAGTAACAGTGTCCAAGGTAATTTGATCTCCTACAGGATGAGTGCCATTTGTACCTGCTAATACAGTTACAGTATATGCTTCATCGGTAATACTTTCAAACTGCTCATTCTCTGGCAGTGTGATTGAGATTGAATCAGAAGAAACTGTTTGGGCATCAAAAGTTCTTCTAACGATCATAGATTCGTCAGAAATACTCTTAATATACTTCTTAGGCATATCGCTAAGAAGGTCTGCATTTGCAACATCAAATAGTTTAGATCTATATCTAAGTAGGGTATTATAAGTTCCTGCACTAGGGAAGTTGCTGCCAGGAGGAGTTACATTAACAACCTGATTTATATAGTCAAAGATAGATGCACTACTTCCTGTTGCAAGATCTCCAGGAGTGACAAGATCAACAGTTACAAATTCAGTACTATTGAAGTAGATTCTATCTCCAGGACGAAGATCTAAGGCAAAGTTTGATTGTAGACCTGTGATAGTTTCAGATCCACCAGTTGCATTATAAGTGAAAGTACTACCTTCCACCAACTGAACATCTTCAAGAACTAAATCTGCAGTAAACTCAATAGCAGAAGTTGACTCATCTCTAGCAACAAATTGACGGGTATCTGAATACTGATAACTATGGATATGATTAATAGTATCAAGGAATGCACCATCAACAAGAAGCATTTCATTTTGTAAAAATGTTCCTTCTACTTGATATACATCAACTCTATCACTAGAAGTTGTAGCAGATACAATATATGCTCTAGCACCAGAAGTGCCACCAATCACCAAAGAACCTTGAGCAATACTTTTAGCACTAGCAAGTTCCAATACAGTGAACATCTGAACATCCATGACGTTCAGTTTATACTGGTCATCCGCATTACCAAAGGTATTGTCAGGATCGTTAAGGTGCTCGATTGATGTGACTCTAGCGTATCCAATCAAATCACCTGCAGCAGAACCTGCAGAAGAACTAGCAGTATCTCTTAATTCTAAAGTATGATATGCATTGGTAATAGTGGAACCTGATGTATTCGGGAATCCAAAAATATTAGTAACATTACTAAAGTTACCCATTTCAAATGGGACAATGACGTTTTGTGCATCTAGAGTTTCACGGGGTTTGTCTAAATCGACATACGATGGAGAAAGACGCTTAACTCTATAACCTTTAATATATGCAATACCAGCACCAAATTCAACAGCATATTTGGCATCGGAGGTAGCAGTTCCATTAGAAGTTGTTGCTCCTGCAGGATATACACCATTATTGAATCCATCATCAAGACTTTCTCTGACGGAAATTTCAAAATCTTTTACAACATAATTACCAGATTCCTCATAAGTTCTTAATGCAAGACCTTTTTCTAGTTCATTTAACGCACTTCTATCAACTAACTTCTCTACCTTAGAGTTGTTGATACGAAGAAGTTCGATGAAGTTCTTGTCAGCATCATCGGTTAAAAGTTTCTTGATTAATGTTGTTTTGATTCTAAATCTATGAGAACCAGGAGCAGCATAGTTAGATGTTCCAGCAGCGTTATCGTTAAGACTAAGGTCGTCTTCTGGGGTAACAATCGATTCTTGAATGTTGAGACCGATACGATAGGAGGGGTTACTTCCATATTGATCAAGGAGGATATATTGATAATCTACATCAACAAAGAATCCTCTAATGAAATAAACTCCTTGCTGCACATATGAGACAGAACCTTGTTGTAGTGCATCTGTAGGCAATAACTGAGCGAAAGGAGAACCTACCTCAATTAGAGTTGTGCCGAAAGTAATTTCCGTATCTGTAACTAACTGTTCATTACTTGCAAACAGTTCAGTAGAATTATTAGTACCGCCAGATTCGATGTACTTTAAATATAATGTAATATATCCCTTATCAGATTCCGTTGAGGAAATACTATATAAAACTTTTGCCTTAACACCAGTTGTCAAACCTTCAATAATTAATCCATCCAATTGAGATCTATAAGACTCAACATCAGCACCAAGGAAAGATTCTTGAAGCATGATAGCATCGACAGTCAAGTCATAACCCACTTGACCTGGGATGACCATTGCACCATCCTTAAACAGGTGAGAACCTACATTCTCAACCTGGTTTTGCAGAATGCTCTGCATTGTAGTAAGTTCTCTCGCCTGAATTGGAAATCCAGGACGAAATAGAACTCGATAAAAATTCTTATCTTTATCGAAATCGTCGTAATAGGGTGTAACGTTTAGATTGGTATTTTGTGCCATTAGAATTCGATTACGATTTTGATGTCTTCTACCTGGTCGTTTGCACGACTGATTGCTCGTCTATTATCTATGTAAACAACATTACCGCTGTTTGATTTGATTTCGGGTTTCGCATAACCATTATTAAATTTCATACCCAAATCATATTCCGTATTATTAATTGTTCGGGAAGATGAGTTGGGAACAGCAGGGAAGTTTACATCTGGTTGCCCAGCAGCACCAGAAGTTGCCCCACTGATAACATTAGACCCGTCAAGTTCATTTTGCGTGCCTGTAACTTCAGGGAAAATACCATCAATTGAGTTCTGATAGTACTTCAATACTTTAGTAGTAGGATTCCATGAAACTACTCTACCACGAGCGGTGATGCTTGTACCACCAACAACTCTTGTTTGAGTAATAATTTCATCAGGAACATAGTTGCCTTGGAATGTAGGAGAGAAGATAACTGCTTTAGCAGCAGAAACTGTCAAATCCGAAATGAGTTCTTCAGTACCAAACTTCAGAGGATTGGTAACAAGACCAATACGACGGTAGTCGTTATCGATCGGGAAATCACCAGCACCTTCATCATAAGAAAGTTTAGCGTTAACCATAACTCGGAATGCACCAAGTTCTACAACAGAGTCAGAACCATGACCACCAGGAGGAGGCATGATAACATCAACAATACCACTAGCACCAGTACCAATACCAGTAATAGAATCAATACTGATTTTACCAAATGTATATCCAGTACCACCAGAGGTTACAGTAGCAGAAATAATTCTGCCGCCATCAATAACAATAGAAACTCTACCACCAGTACCATCACCGTTAATAGCAACATTATCGTATGTGCCATTATTGTATCCAGAACCTGCAGAACTAATAACTACAGTATCAATCTCTCCAGAAACAGCATTGGTTCTTACCGCGTCATTTGTAAAGACGGGCATATAATCATTAGAGAAAAACTTAAGAACCGAGGCGACAGGAATTGTATACATGTACTTCCAACGATACCCATCACCTGTAGTAATAATACTAGTAGAGGAACCTGTAGGTTCAACTGTAGAGGGTTTGCCGTTGGGATCCGAAGGAGATGTTCCGTTATAGATTACCTTGTAAACTTGATATTGTGAGTTTACAACATAAAAATCTGAATCATACAGTTTGGTAGCACCAGAGGAAGCAGTCTTACTAGGAGAGTAATCATGACGATACATATCATAGGTGAAACCAAGTCCACCTGTAGTTTGCTCTGGAGAAACCCAATCAATACGACGAACAACCTGAACCGTATCTGAAGCGAGGACACGCTTCAAAGAGATCATGTCATCATAAGAACTAGAAAATTCCTGAAAGGAATCTATTGCTTGGGGAGGAGAATTTTCATTATCCCAAGTTTGAGGACGACCAATGAACAGATACAAACGATCTCTCGTAGTACCTGCTACATCATCACTCTGAGTGGCATCGGGTCCTTCCAATGCCTTAATGAACTTTCTCGCTGAGAAAATCCTAAATTGATCAGTTAATAGAGCTGCCATTTCCTAAGGGATTATTGTCCTCTTGTTTATTTATGAAGGTTACGAACGAACTAATGTAGAGTATTCAATAGATTTGATACGATAACTCGCTCCAGCATTACCAGTCACATTTTCTCCACCCAAAACTGCCTGAGCCGCTGCACCAGAACCTGTCGAATCACCACCTGCATTTGTAAATGTGATTGTAGGGTGTAGATTATAACTATTGTCAACTGTTTGAGGAATTCCATAACCTCCATTTGTAATAGTTATAGAATCTACTCGGTCACCAGATGTTGACATAACAACAGTACCAGTTGCTTGAATATCACCCGTACTTTCAATAACAATACTTGGAACTGCAGTGTAGTTTGTTCCGTTATTTACAACAACTACATCAACAACTGTACTGTTACTTGAGAACTCATATAGATATCCATTTACACCAATATTGACATTATTTGTATTAAAAGGAACAATATCCTTCAATACTAATTTTGATGTAGTAGTATCCCAAGATACTACCGTTCCTTGAATACCAGAGATAGCACCAGTTACAATTTCATTTGTACTATAATTTTGACCATTACCATTAGAAGAGTCTAAAGTAAGTGTTAGAAGAACAGGATGTTCGACGCCATCACTCAATCCACCTGCAGAAGTAATTGTGGCAAATTTGAAAGGTATATCTGCGTCTTTGATATTATCTCCAACTTGAAGTAATGTAGTATTTTGACCACCTTGAGTCTCTTCAATACCATACAATGAATTATATATGCCACCATCTAGACTGATCTGACTTGCATAATCTGTAGCAGTGTTAATCAAATCTGCAATACCATCTCCCAAAAATGTTCCTGGATTTAAAGGATCTTCATTCTCATCATTATCCTCAAACGCACTATCTACAATTGTTGCAATAGGTACGGTTAATGTAGATATACTGCTACCAACTGCAGCAATAATTGTATGCGGAAGAACACCTGTTCCACTACTATTTGCAACACCAGCATCAAACTGAACAATAGCATCAGTTGTTGAAGGAATACCACCATCAATAAATGCAAGTTCATCAACTTCAAATACAACTAGAAGTTCTCTAGTGCTAGGATCCCAATCATATACTTTAGCAATCTTGTTATTAGCACTCTCAACCCTACGAATTACCCTATCACCAACACTAAACTGATAGTTAGAATTTCCATCAGCATCATTTTGTCCATCATCCAATATAACTCTTTGGTCATATTTAAAATTGACGCCTCTAGTAATTCCAGTAAATCTACCCCTACTCTTAGCAGTATATGAAATAGTTTCCCTATTAACTATAAGAGAACCAGATCCTGGATATGCATCTGTAGAAGAAACATAAACTGTAGTATCACTAGACCCGAGTGATTTAGTGAGACCTGTTAAGTAAATATCAGAAGAGTTGAATGCCTGACGAGCTCTTGTTTTACGCTTAAGATTTACAAGTCTGGTGAAGACAACATTTGGTGCAGAGGTATATCCTTTGCCAGGATCAGTAATACTAATACCAGTAATAGCACCTTGATTAATAACTGCTTCTGCCTTTGCACCAAGTCCACCACCACCAGTCAGAAGAATATAGGGTTCTGTCTGATAGAATTCACCACCATCAACAATATTAATCGACGTAACTTTGCCAAGAGTATCAATTGATGCTGCACCCTCAGCACCTTGTCCACCACCACCTTCAAAAATAAGGTTTGGTGGTGTTGCATAACTTCTACCTTCATTTAACAGTGATAAACCAGTAATAGTTTGAGTAACAGGAGTTGCCAAAGCACCAGTTCCTTCACCTCCAAGAATAACTGCCTTTGCCGCACCAAAGAAGTTATCACCGTTTTTAGTCATCTTAATATATGATACGGTCCCATCAGTATTAAGGACAATATCACCTTCTGCTTCAATGGGGAAGACTGATACTTGATCGGGAACAGCATCGCCTTCAAATATAGGTGTTCCATAGTACTGGGGACCAATCGCATATGGATAAACTGGATTCCCACTACCATCCTCTGTCATGAAATATGCATAAGTACCATTCGGATATTCTGGGGTAACAACATACTTACCATTATATTGATCAAGAATACCTACAGAAGCATCGTAGATATAATCCTGAGTTAAATCACCAAGAATGTATCCTTCATTAACAAGACGAATTCCATAACCAGGATTTGAATATGAAAAAGCATAAGCAACCCGAGGTGAATTTACAGGAATAGTGATACGAACTTCTCTTGTCGTCGCAGCAGCAAATCCACCCAAATATGTTGCGTATGGTGTTAAAACTCCATCCAAATAATATTCAACTAAACCTTCAGCATCATATAGATATGAAGTTGTTCCAATATTAAGCGAACTTCCTGTACTATGCCAACCATCTTCTGTCAAAGAGAACATCAAGAAGTTGCCATCACCAGTGTTGCTAGCATCATCTTGATTGAAGATATAAGTTTTTCCTCTTTTAAGATTCAGTAACTGTTCTTCTTGCCCATCAAAATAAAATTTAGAATTTGAAACAGTAACAGTATAAGTTATTGTACTTGCAGTTACAACTTCTTCTCTAGTACCAGAAAGTTCTTCAGTAGTTTTTAATCTAAAAGAACTCGTCATTCTACCGACAGTTCTACCAGTAACATATCCAAATGGTCCGTAAATAGGATATCCATCAAAGGACATACCAAGAACTTTTGAGTGACCGTCTACATGTCTAGATAAATCTTTCGTTCCTGCTACCTCTGTGCCGAAAAAGTCTTCGACATAGTAGGTGTTTATGTTCTCTTCTTCCTCTTCCTCAATTTCGGGATCGAGATACATGTATCCTTCATCGCCTTCATATCCAGACATGTAGCGATGGACTTTGCAATAATAGTAAATGCGATTAGTTTCATCCGCATTCATTATGAACAATGGGTTAAACTCATTCTCATAATCAGAAGCAGGGGCAGCAGATGCACCTGTACTACTATAATATAGAGTGCCGTTGTTTAGAGCCCCATCCTGGGTAGTACTAAACTGCATTGGATGTCCTTGAGCATGTAAAGCACTTGGTTGATTTGTGGCATCAGATTGATTCCAAATAATCAGATAGTTTCTTTGGACCTTGATACTTTCTGGAGCAAGGTAATATTTTCCAGGAGTAAATGAACCAAACTCCTGAGCATCAACGCCAAAATCAATATAGAAGAGACCATTAGGGAATAGAACTGGGTCACCATTGATTCTAAATGTAAATCCAGTAGATCCTAAGATAAAATCAGTTGTTTCAAATGTCCCTACAACATCTCTTAAATAAATTCTAATAATCTGGTCTTGATCATTTCGGACAATTTTTGCGATCTCTCCAGAAGCGATTCCCCCCACCTCGTTTATCGTTCTACCAACTTCAATCGGATTTAAAGTTTCATCTACGTTATCAACGTAAAGCATGATATTATCAAACTCTACCTTGATATTCCAAACAAACTGTTCTTGCGCTCCCCACTGAAATACACCATTAGGATTATCAAATTCATTAATTACTTTACTGGTCTGATAATAATGCGTTGTACTGTCAACAATTACATCATTAGCATCAGTATCTTTAACATAGTCATATTTTACAGTATCAATAGAAAAGTTTGTTGGTGCATTTCCAAAAGTACCCCATTCTGGAGTATGCAATAAACCACCGTTTGCCAGAATTCCTAAAGATTTATTGTTTTGAAAACTTCTAGTTCCTACATAAGGAACATCTTTACCACCACGATATACAAAAACTTGATCAAAAGATCTATCTACAATATTTCCAGAACCTCCAGGTTGCGCCTCTGCTAATATCCAAGTAGGTTTAGGATGATTGTCAGACTCAATACGAAGTCTATCAGTTTTAACAGCAGGTGTACCAGAAGTCTGGAAGGTTCCTCTTGTCAAGGAATTTGGATGATTTTGCCAGATTCTATTGATATCAAAAGAATCTAAAACATTTGGTGTTTCAGATGTAGGAACAATCTTAAGTCTTAAGGGATCATAACCCCTACCTCTTTGAAGAACACGAACATGAACAATTCTTCCCGAATCTTCATCAATAATTGGATATAGCAATGCTTCTTGAGCAGGAGTGCCACAACCATCGATTGTCAATCTTGGAGGGTCGGCAGGATCGTATCCAGTTCCACCACTAATTAATTCTACAGAGCGAACACCAAAAACTTCATCGAAGATCGGTTTAATCTGCGCTCCTGATCCAGGTACTGTTCTTGCCATTTATCAGTTTACGACGGTAAAGGTGCCTTGCATCAACGAATGTAGAGTACACTGATAATACAATGTATTAGGTGCATTCATTGGAATTGTCCAATAAAGAACATTGGTTATACTTCCACTCTGTCCATCGGTATATGGAGTGCCTGTCAGTCCTTGAGTAGATTGAATTCTAAAAGGATGACCACCGCCTTCTACACTATTATCAAAGGCATATGTGAATCCTCTATGAACATAGATAGTAGGATTTTGAACAGAGATAGGTGATCCAGGTCCTGCTATTGTATAGTAATTGGAATTATTTCCTGGAGGTGCTCCAATTTCATACCAAAGCATTGGACTGCGAGTTGGAATCCAATTAGAACCATTCCAATAGAGCATATCGCCCTGGGTAAGACCAGCAGTATCAGTATCAGTTAATGCTGCCAGAGTAGTAGTAAGAGTACCACTAAAGTTTACAGTTACGGTATCACCAGAAACTGCTGTAGTAATATTAGTACCACCAGCAATAGTAAGAGTGTCTGCTTGACTATTTGCTGTAGTAGTTCCAGAATCTGCAGTGACAGTCTGGAAAACATTAATGGCACTTACACCTGCTTGGTCATCTCCAGGAACCCAGTTAGAACCATCCCACTTAAGAACTTGATTTGCTGTTGGTGCTGTTGTTGTAACATCAACATTACTTAAAGTATCAATACTTGAATATTCGGTGAGAAGTTTCGCTCTAACATCACCAACACCATCAGCAGTGATATTAATATTTACATATGGGTCATCAACACCATCTACAGTAAAGAAATAACCAGGATAAGATGCTGCAGCAGGAGCAACACCTAAAGATGCATATTCGTTTTTATACTTTACACTTGTAGGAATGTCAACAGTAGCACCAAATGTCGAAGTGACTGAATTGGATGCTAATGTAATAACACCAGTGCCATTTGCAGCAACAGGAATATTCCCATCACTAGAGGAAATAATTGAGTTTCCGTTTACATCCAAAGCAGATGTAAGATTACTATAATCTGAAGGCAGAAAAGTAGATCCATTATAACGAAGAACTTGTCCCGATACGGGGTTCAATGTATTAACAGTTAAACTTACTCCATTACCTAAAGCGGTATATAGTTCGTTAAAATTATCATTGATTTTATCACCACCAATACGGAGGGTGTCCCCCGTATTATCATTAGCAGAAGCTCCAAGGTTTAGTGCTTGTTTAGCCATTACTTACTACGTTTTTAGTTATTTATGCGATCTCTGGATCAATTAATTCCTCACCATAATTTGCGAGATTTGGTGCGGTCCAATCATCAGGTACTTCACTCTCAACAACGACGACTGGATTTTGATATCCAGAACCATAAGTATTCATTTCAACACTAGAGATACCAATCAATGCACGGATGTTACCATCGAAACCAGAGATAGAATCGATTCTAACTGTAGGTCTGCTTGTATAACCAGAACCTCCAGAAGTGACCTGAACATTTCTAATAAATCCGCTTGTGAGTGCAGATTGTCCGATGGCACCTTGACCAAATACAGATCCAAGGTAATCGAATGTGATGAGAGAGTTTGACGATTCAATAACCGCCACCTCACGATCTACAGTCTCTCCTTCAATCTCGATGAAGTCTCCTGCTTCGATTGGTGGAACTACTTCAGCAGCATCAACGTCTGCTTCAGAACCAACATAAGAGAACGCAACGAATGTGGAATCTACGCGAGGAATTTCAGAGAAGATGATTCGTGAACCAACAATCTCAAAACCAACTCCAGGTTCCTGAACAACACCATTGAGAGAAACAATAATGTTATTTTCAGGTCTAATGACAGTAGATTGGACACCTTCTGTTAGCGTGAGTGAGTAGAACACTTCATTACGCTTAAGGTTGAATGATTGGCGTAAGGAATCAAACTCGAACGAGATATCATCCAACTGCCTCAACTTACCAATATAGAATCCAGTAAACGAAGATCCAAGTTCTGGTGCCTCAGCGAACTGAATTTGGTCAGAGAACGCTGTGTATGCGTTAGTTGCTCCAGGAGGTTGAAGAATACCATTAATGAAGATGAGCATGTGACCTTCGGGATCTGGCAGATATTGAGTGCCATTTTCAATGGTGAGAGAGAAGTTAGTTTGTGTACCATCAAATCCTTTGGACGATCTCTTAACGCGAGCTTTAAGGTCTACAATATCGGTGATAACTGCCTTATATGCAGAAGTTCCGATAATCGCATCTTTACTGGAGAATGTTCCAGCAATCTCTGTAAGATAGAGTCTCTTAGACAATCCTATTGTTCTGATGTCTTGAACACGAGCGGCTGCTGCACCAGCAGTTGTCACCTTTGTACTAATTGTCGCGAATCCTTGAGGGAAAATATCAACACCATAATCTCCAATATAATCACCATTTTGGAATTCACCTTGAATCATTGTGATGTAGATGTAGTTGTTATCAAGATCTACTTCGGTGATAACACCATATACACTGTTATCTTGAAGATTGTTAACAACCTTATAAATTCTATTTCCAACAATGAATGTATTGGAAGTTGAGATAACTGAGATACCTAATCTAATATATCCATCAGATGCGATACGATCACCAACCGATATCTGAAGACCACCAACTTGAGACACATCAATGTACTGTCTAGACGATTCTGGATAGACTACTGAGTTTTTCTCAAAAGTCCCTACCAAGCTCTCAGTATCAACTGTCAGAAGACCTCCAGAATTGGAAGTAACAGATGCCTCGGTTTTAAGGAATGAAGTAGGTTGAGCAATTGCCCCAGAAGTATAACCAAGGAATTCGATATCCTCAACAAAATTACCTTTAAGATCGATGATATGAATACGATCTTCGATGGCACTAATTTGTGCTGTTGTTGAGTTAGTCGCGCCAACAATAAAGTCTGTAACTGCCCAAGGACCAGCAGTAACTTCAACATCAAGATATTTGAAGTTTTCGTCCTCATAGAATCCGTAAACTACACCAGTAATGCTAGGAGCACCCTGCTTAGCGACAGTTTCATTCATGGTGAATGGACCATCAGTAATATCGCCGTCTATGCGGAATCTCCTGTAAACTTTAACAATCAGACCTTCATTAGTAGTGAGATTAGCAAGTTCAGCATTTGAATCGGAACTCAATCCATAGAAATAATCAGAGGCATTTAGTCCTCCAGTAATTCCTGTAGGAATATCTCTAACACCATAGTTTTTAGAACCGAAACTGACAGCATTATATTGAATGAGGTTTGTATAGTAAGCATCATTAATAAACTGTTTCTTAATCGTACTAGTACCATAACGAATCAATCTACTGATAGTTTCGTTGTTGTAGTTTCCGTCAGAAAGAGCGTTTGCAGATGTTGGATCCTGGTAGAACGAACCTACAACAGCAATAGGAGAAGGAACGACAAGTTCATTAGAAAGTGAAGCAATCATATACTCAGTTAGAAGATCTAACGCATATGTCTTAATGTTATATTCGGTATTTGAATAGAACACCTTGCCAGACCCAGCAGTATAAGGATCAAGGAAACCAGAGTTGAGTTTAATACCCCAGATATAGAAACCTTGATTTCCTGAAGCAGCAACAACTGAACGGTTGTAGATAGCAAAATCTGCTTGAAGATCATCAATACCAAAACCGAAGGTAATTGTTGCGTATACACGGAACCAATCACTACCAACTGGAGTAACTCCAGATTCATTAAGAGTAATACCAGGACTTACAAATAATGTTCCTGCATCAATCTGACCTGTGGAAAGGTTGACATTGAAGTTAACATTCTTCGACTGAGTATCCAAAGAAAGTTTGAAGTTGAGACTATCAAGTTCTGCTTTCTTAAAGAATGCCGACAAAGTAAATGTCTGCTGCTCACTAATACCACCAAATCCAGTATCAAATGTTTCAGTACCACTATCAAATGTTACTGTTGAATTATCAAAAGTTTCAAACGAAGTTAGATTAAAATCTCTAGTTAGTGAGTGTACTCCAGTACCTGTAGCATAAAGTTTTTCGGCAGTTTCTGTTCCATCAGGAGCACTTGTGACATTAGAGAAATAAGCGACTAAGTTAGAAGTATAATTAGTTGCATTTAGATTTTCTGGATTAGTCCAGAGATTTGCGCTACTAACTTCTCCAGTTACAGGAGAACTAATTGCTCTTGCTTGAGAAAGAATCTCCACATTGGTAGGATAGACATACCAATCAAAGGAGTTAGAAACACCAGGGAAATATCCAAAGGGTGATATTGTAGATACGGCAGCATCACCGTTAGCAGTTACTGCTACAGTATTAGGACCGTTATCTTGGATGGTATCACCTTGACACAACAGAAGTTCAGTTTCAGTAACGTCTGCAGCAACAAATGGTCTTGTAGGAAGTGCAAATAATTGCTCTCCAATTGCTGTAGTTCCTTTTGGATAAACAGCAACGCTAGATAATCTCCAGTCCGAAATATTTCCATCGGCATATTCTGCGGTGTTAGTGCTTGCACCTACAATAAAGGTGGTAGAACCATAGTTGGTTGCAATAGTTCCACTACCTTGAAGAATGCCATCAATATAGATTGAAGTTTGGTTAGATCCTGTTCCTTCTCTTACGACAGCAACATGATACCATCTACCTCCAGAAATAGTAAGAGAAGTATTGGTAAGATTGACAAAGTTACCACTACTTCCACCGTAGAAACCGATACTAGAAGAACCTGCTCCTACAAAGAAACCAAAGTTATTACTAGTTGATCCAGAGATATAGAAGTTACTGGTTGTATCAGTACGACGAATCCATCCTTCAATAGTAAAGTTTCCAGTTCCAAGTGAAATACCCGCAGCAGTTTGTAAATAGTCGCCAGTCCCATCAAATACTACAGATCCATATGGTTCCGCAATAGTTGCAGTTGCTGAACTACTTCCACCTGTCAGTGTGTTAGAAACTGCCCAAGCAGTAGATGAGAAAGTACCGACATACATTGACTGATTATCCTTATCAAACTCAAGCACAGTCGCAGTAGTACCATTGCTGGATGTTACTGTCTCTCCTACCGTAAAGTCTCCAATAATGTTGGAAAGTGAGATTTCATAAGCATCAACCGTATTTGAAGAACTTGTATCTGTTGTGATACTGTCTGTTGCAATATTATTTGCAGTTTCTTCAAGGAATGAATCGTATACCCAAGAACCAGCACCAAACTGACTATCAATCTGTGCTCCAATTTCATCCTTATAATACTTGAGGTTGAAGTAGAAGTTCTTGGCAGCATTTCTAACTGCATTGCCCGCTGGTGCGAGACCATTAGTAACAATATCAACTAAATCACGAAGTCTCCAAACTGCTTGATCAATATCTGTAGGAGTTTCACTATCTCTATATGCAGTATTATCACTGAAAATAGCAGCATATTGTTGACCAGATACAGTTGAACCTGAATCATACAGAAGATTTCTTATTGCTTTTTCGCCAAGAGATCTAATCTGCTCAAAAGCAAATACTGTAGGAAGAAGTTCTTCTTCTATATAATTGAGCTCTCCATTAGCAGTTAAGTACAAGTTCATATTATCAACTGTACTATTATTACCACCTGTTTGTAGATCAGAGATAATTGCAGTGATTAGTAACTTAATATCACGCTCACACTTAGCAACGTCATATGTATATGCTACTTGATTTGTGTTATCAACCTGATATGTCAAATATGCTGCAGTAAGACCAGTGATTTCTTCGGCAATATATTCGCGGTTGAAGTATAATCTATCACCAGCAATATTAAAGTCTTCGCTAGTTGGAGCAATAATATCATTGATGGTAGTAACTAATGTATCGATAGCAGATTGAACATTTGCACAGTTTCCTGCGTCATTAGTAACACCCCAGTCACCAACGATAATGTTGTCGGTGTTATCATACGTCAGATCACCTGTAACTGCTTGCTTAGCATAGTATGCAAGTCTATCATGAGCATATACAGACTGCCATACTTGCAAACGGATATGTCTGAGTTCGTCATTTTCACCAATATAGAACTTAGCAGCTTGGACAGTAAAGAAGTTTCCTCCATCATAAATATCTTTCGCGATTGCTCCTAAGATTAAACCTAAGTCAGTCTTACAGCGAAGAGTTCCATCAGTGCTACTACCATCAGCATTTCTAGGCATATCAACAGCAAGATCTGGATATCTAGCAAGCATATCAAATGCTGCTTTATCAACAATAACTGATGCGTTTGCATTGATAAGATTTGAAGCATCACGGAATCTTCCACGACCAGCAACATCAATTCTATTGGTGTATAAGATATCCGAAGCAGCACTATGATATGTGGTACTAAACGGAACTTCAAGATATGCATTAACAGTAGCACCAACAAACTCATACTCAGTAGTTACTTTAGTAATAGTTGCTAAGTGGTCTACAGGAGTGCCTAGATTTGCTTGCTCAAGTGTATCTGTGAGGATATCCAAAAGGTTGCCAATCGTAGAATATACGTCGGCACAATCACCTGTAGTGTAATTAAGGACTGTAACAGCACCCGAAGTTGCACTTACAAATGTATGAACATATTGTTGCTCTGCTGGAGATGCACCAACATTTACAGTAAATGTATTAGTGTCTGCTGCAGTGATTGCAAGAACTTGATTATATGCTCTAGTATCACTCTTACGAGGATGAATCAATTCTCTTTCATTACCATCACTTGTGCAGGTGAATGTCAATGACTCTGCAGCAATGGCGATTGTATTGGATGTTGTTAATCCATGACCATTTGAAGTCATGACCATATCACCAGTAGCAGCGTTGTATGAAATTGCTGATGGTTGAAGTGTGGTAAAGGATGATGTAGAAGAATCAGTAATTGTAGTATCAGTAATTTGTCTTACACCATGACTGCCAGAAACAGACCAAAGAGTATTGTTGATGATATATTGAAGAATATCTTTGACTTTATCGTAAGCCCAGACAGTTTCTGTAACTTCCGTATCAACATGACTAATTGTAATAGGATTAGCAGTTCTATCAACATACAATGCCGAAGCATCCCAGATATGACTATTACATCCATTACGGAGATCCTCAATCATAGCAGTTAGGATATCACGAATATCATCTTCACAATTTACATTACCACCAGGAATTATGAGTGATGGATACTGTTGAGTCAGTAAGTAAACTGCTTCTTTAGCAACGAAGTTTTTATTGGATTCGATTAAGTTAGCAGCATCATAATATCGCTGCGACTTACCTGCAAATCCAGCAGGAAGGTTTGTAGAATTTTCATTCCAGTTCTTGAGAATTGCATCATTGTTGAAATCTTCGTTGTCTGTAAAGGACTCGCCACCAGACCAATCCTCAATATATGTTTGAGTATCGTCACCCTCAAAGTGAAGCAGCAACTTAGTATTAGCATCACCCTGGAAGATTCCTGTAGGGGCAGTAAATGTCGTCTGATAGCGCGAAGTGTTAGATACTCTGAACTCATCGATATGACCAGCAAAACCGTCTCCAAAGGCATAGGAGGCACCTATGATGATTGGTTTAGTGGTTCCGTAGTTACTACCATCGGAATAATCTCCACCATCCTGTGTTCCATTAACAAATAACTTTGTTGTGGAAGCATTTCTTGAGATAGCAACATGATACCAAGTATCTACGGCAAGAGTTGCTGTTCCAGTAATCGTAGTGGAGTTATTAACTCTATAGTTAAGATTTGTTCCTACAAGTAGTAGTTCGGAAGAAACTTCAACAGCAGTCGTTCTGAAATCGAAGATTTGTTGTGTTCCTGTAACACTAGAAGGACGAATCCAACATTCGATTGTGAATGCACCTGTACCAAAACCAAATTCAGTAGAAGTTGGAATAGACAGATAATCTCCAGTACCATCAAGTAGCAAAGAACTTAATCCATAATGACTTTGATCGGTATCTAATTGAGCATTATTATTGAAAGTAACCTTATGATAATCTTCACCAGTAGAAAGAGTTCTACCTACTTTACCAAGATAGATTGTAGAGAGTGCTTGATTGTATCCAATAACTTCTCCCTTAGTATCTTGAGTTCTAATAACTTGTCCGAGTTGGAAGAATCCAGACCCGACTCTGCTATCAAAAGCAAGTTTTTTAGTAACCATATCCTCGGAAGAATTGAAAACTCCCGTTACATTACCATATCCAAGTTTGTAGTTACGAATAATCTCGTTTTCTTGGAATGTACCTGTAGTATTGTCATAAGGAATAACTAAATTACTGATAAACTCAGTTCCAGGGAATTTAGAATCAAAGTTTGTAGTATTATCAGTAAAATCAACAATATTTACTTGAGACTCGGCAATATTATCAAGAATAATATTAGGATATGAAGCAGATGTCAATCTGTTGAACAGTAAACCGAAGAAAGACGATCCATCAGAAATATTAACCTGTTCAATAAATTCATTTGTGGTGGGATCTTGGTATGCAGATGTTGAGGTAATTCTAGCAACAACACCCGATTGAGATCCAATAATAACATCATCAAGTTGAATATCGAATAGTCCAGGTTTTGATTGATATGTACCTACAGTCTTACTCAATGCCAACTCATTAGTAACACTAATGTCAGTACCATACAAAGGCAGGTCTTCTTGGTGGGAAGTTGCAGTTGTTCCCAATTGCCCTCTTGTTACAGTAAGTGTAGTTGAATTAGGTCCAACTGTAATAGCAGAAACTGTAACAATCTCTGCTCCCAACTGATAGTTAGCACCTACGGTAAAGGTACTTGCTGGAACTGCAGTATCTGTCAATGCATCACTATCAATAAGTTCAATAGAACTCGTTCCTGCACCAACAGTGTATCTTAAATCGGCAAGAGGAACAGAATCTCCTGTTTCTAGATTAACCTCTTCAACTACAGCAATTTTACCAGTCAAGTTTTTAATCTGCTCATTAAAACTAAACAGATTGAGATTAACTATTGGAGTAATTTGTGTGAGAGTTGCTGTAAATCCAGTTGCACCAACACTTATCAGTTCGTTAATATTAAATCCACTAATAGTACTGACTGCAATAGTTGCAGATGTAGTACCACCTGCGATTGTAATAACTTCAGAAGAAGCATACCCAACGCCAGCACCATTGATACTTACTTGAGTTACAGCACCAGCAGCAACAGTGATATTAACAGTAAGTCCCGTACCAACTCCACTAGAAGTAGTAGCAACCTCTGTATAAGTTCCATCAGTATAACCAGCACCAGAAGTTAATGTGGCATTATCGAGTGCCGTAACGATACCAACATTACCTTCTGCAACGAAACCGAAGATATCATCACCAACAACACTAGTAACAGTAAGTCTTGATCCAGATTGTGTTCCTAGAACAGTATTATTGGTGCTTGGGAAAATACCACTATTATTAGTAACTGTAAACCTATAGACCTGAATTGGTTGAATAGTGACATTTACATACTTAACACTAGCAGGAGGTTGAGGTGGTTCGGCAAAAACAATAGAATCGTTTTGAACTTCAAATGATGTATCTGGAGTTTGTACAACACCATTCAAAATAATCATCAGTTGATTTGCGTTGGCAACAACGTTAGATCCATCAATTTGTAGTGGGAATGAAATTCTCTCACCATCAAATAGATTTGAAATATCATCAAGTCTTTGAACAACTGATGTTAGGATGTTCTCCGAAGAAGTCAATCTCTTCTGACGGAATAGTACCTCTGTATTATCAAACGCAGTATATACAGGTTCAACCAAAGCAAAACTTTGAATGTTTGGTACAGTTGCTTGTCTTGCAAGTTCAACAGATTTTGTTAATTGGAAGAATGTTTCTTTATTAGGAACAAATCCATATTCATTTAGATTAAGTTCTCCAAAAACTTTGAAGGATGCAGGGTGAACATTCTTGATAAGAATATCCTTCCAATCATTAATTGAAACAGCAGACTTAACTGCATAAGAGAAGTCCTGATAATAATAAGAGTCTTGAATCTTTTGGATGATCTCCGAAGGTTTGCCAACATCATCAATAAACTGACCAGAGGTTTCTGTAATAGATCCAACATCAAGAACGCCCGTAGCGATATTCAAGGAACTAATAGTACCAGAAGATTTGGAGATAACACCTGTTACACTTTCTCCAATGTTAAACTCTCCAGTGTAATCGACAATTTTTACAATTCTAGGTCCAACTTGCCAACCATTATTTGTGGAGACAAATCCAAATGCAGTAGCGTTTTCAAAGGAACTGCCCTGGTACACTTGCTCACCTTCAAGGAAAGTCGATGTAATAACATTTGCTGTTGCTGCACCACCAAAGGATGTTGTAAGAACTTGTTGACGACCTGTACCAGCATTAGTAAATGATAATGCATCTCCAAGTGCTGCGTTTGCTGGAGTAATTGCAAACTTTAACTGGTCATCTTCAAGAGAATTTGCTGCTCCTGAAATTGCATAATAAGTAGTAACCCCGTTCAATCTACCAACTGCGCCAGCAGCGATTGGGAACTCAGCACCATCACCAGTATCTACTACAGCGAGAGTAATTGCAGAACCTTGTGCAATACCATGTGGGAAGGAGAATTGTAAAAGTCCCAAATCTAGGTTAACAACATAATTAAACGAAGATTTCAATTCTACAGTTGGTGTAGAAGAATATCCAAGACCAGGATCCTTGACTTCAATTCTATCCAAACGACCATTCTTAATAGTAGATTGAGCAATAGCACCAGTACCACCACCGCCAGTAATAATAACTGCAGGTGCCTGAGAATAACCAGAACCAGGATCAGTGACTGTAACACTATCCAAAATACTAGTAGATGTTAACTGTGCATTAATTGGGAATGTAATCTCAGGACGTAATGTGTAGTCATGAGGATAATCATAACCAAAGTTATTATTCTTCAGTTTTTTAATCTTACCAACACTAGAACCTACAGTAAAGATAGATGCTGCTGTTCCGAATGGGGGAATAACTACTGTAACTTCAGCGCCAGAACCAGTCAGACCAGCGCCAAGAATACCTGGCACAGAATCAATATCAACTGTTGCTGTAGTATATCCTTTTCCTGGTGATGTGACGATGACACTTTGAACTTGTCCAGGAATTGCACCACCCTCAGCATCAGTTCCATCAGCAACTGTAATAGTAACGAAACCACCCTCGCCGTCACCAGCAATAGAAACACCAGTATACTGTCCTACAGCATATTCAGTACCAGGTTCGTTGATAGTAACTCTTTCAATCTGTCTTGTGGATTGAATACTATCGACAATTGGAAGTCTTGTGTAGAATCCGCCAGGATTAACAATACGAATATTATCAATAGAACCAACTGCCCTTCTAGAACTAGTTGAATATGACGCCCTAGAAACATCAGCGTTACCTTCTGGTTCATTCTGTAGAGGGAATTTAATCTGGTCTGCTCCCCTAGTAATTGTTGCACCAGCAACACCACTAACTTGGAATGTACCTCTATATGGAGAAGAAACAACATCCAGATAACTACCTTGAATGATAGGCGAATCGTTATCACCAACCCTCGAAGGATCGAAATAGTATGAAATATTTGTTACAACATCTTCATCAACTTTAAACTTAACGGTAGGTGTAGTGGCACCTTCGCCAGTTACTCCAGGAGTTCCAACTCTTTCAATAGAGTTGAATGAATACTCAAGTTTATAAAGAGGATCTTTTGAAAAAGATAAATTACCACCAACCATTGAAGAATGACTGAGGTCAAACAAATACTGGTGACCATAATACATCTTCAGGACAGGAGACTTAATATAGATACTGACATTAGAAGCACTGGTAGCAGGACTTGTAATTGCTGCCTGTGGAAGTTTATATGTAAATTCTAAAGGACTAATTACAGTATCTACAGGGAAAGAACCATCATATTCATCATAAACAACTGTATTAACAGTTTCTGATGGATTTCCATCTACATTCAACATAGATCCAGGAGTTAGATAATGTCTAGTATCAGTGATGACATAAACTTCATCGCTATTTGATACAGCAGTAACTCTAAGAATCTTTGTCAGATTAGCAACTAATGTAATTTTAAGAACACCAGTGAGATTAGTAATAGTTGCTGTGCTATATGCTGCATTATAACTAATATCTCCGCCACTTATAGTAACTACAGATCCTACAATGAATGTGGAAGATCCTGAAATTTCATCAATTCTAACTGAATAATCATCATCAGAATATGGTTTAAACTGAGCAAAGGAATCAAGATTTTGACCACCCGCTGCATTATAAGTACCATCTAAGTTATATTTGTCAAGATCAATGGTGAAGGTGCCAGGAGTGGTATTATCTACCTCAGCAAATGTATATGAATCAATTTGATTGATATCAAGAGGAATTGGTCCAACAATGCCGTATGTAGACTGCTCATCAAACTGAGATGTAGAAAGTTGACCTGTATTTAAGTCATTAGTCCAAGAATTGTTATTAATTGCCAAATATACTTTGTTATTAGCATTATCAACTTTTGTAATATATCCGCTATTAATAAAACTTCCACTATCGTCATTCAAAACTAATTTTGTACCAACAGTAAATCTAAATGCCTGATTAATAGTCAAAATTTGAATATTGTCAATTTTAACAGTATCAGTAACTTTGAAGTAATACCTATCCTTGACAACCGCATTAATAATCAGTTTCTGTGATCCAGGAGAAGGAATTGTGGCAGTTCTGGAACTCCAAATATCTTTAGTGTAAGTTAGTGTCTCAGTATCCTCAGACATTGTAGTTGTTGCATCATCAAAGTCTAAAGATTGAAGACCTAAAGAACCTAGAGCAAATCCCGTACTACCAATAGTTAAAGCACTACCTGTTACAGGAGTAACCGCAGTACGAACATATCCAAGTTGAGTATTCAGTTGAATACCTTGATCACCAATTCTTGTAGCATCAGCATTTTTATCAACTTTTACACCCCAACCAGAATAATCAATATAATCATGCAAATTATTATATGTGTCGAACCATGATGTATCAGTCCAACTGTAACTTAAACCAAATGTACTACTAGTAGGTAGAGCAGATACGTCAGAAGGAACCGTAGGAGTAATAGCGCGATTTCTCAGTTTAAGATTATCTACAAAATACTGACCTTGCTCATCAGATCTCCAATTTCCAGTTGTACCATTTCTACCAGCAATATTACCAATATAAAGTTTCTTAGATGTAAACGATGTATCAGCAACAGTAGCAGTAATAACACTAATACCATTTACATAAACCGTAAATAGATTATCTTCTTTTTTCAATCCAATAAATTGCCAAGTATCATCAGCAAACATTGTAGTTAGAGAAGATTGTACAGCACCTCCAGCAGAATTGATAGATGTGGTGTTATTGGTTACAATCAACTCCAAATATCCAGATGGACCTGCTGCAGTACGATCATAATACAACCAGAGACCACCAGTTGCATCAGTAGCATCGCCAATAGCAACTAAAGTTTGTTGATCTTGACTATGAGTATCCGTCGAAGCAGAATTTTGATACAACATGAACTCTAAAGTCCAGTTTTCATTCAGTGTATTTCCTAAGGTGCTGTTAGGGAATTCGATGTATGCATTTTCCCAATTAGCAGGAGTTGCAACATCTCTACCATAAATTTTTGCAACTCCACCATCTAAATGTAGTGATTGTGTTGCATCAGCACCAACAAATGTCGGGGTGTAATTACCAAAAGTATCTGTAGTGGCACCACCAGTGAACTCAAGTAAGAATTCATTTCTGTTCCACGAAGTTTGACCAAAGACATATACATCACCAGAATTATCTACATCGATAGAATGTGCTGTAATACCCTCAATTCTATATTCATTAAACTCATTAGTTGTATGATTTTTAAGTACACCATCATATCCAATCTTAACAGTATCTACAGTTTTAAGACCAGTAGTATTATCTACTCTATTAAATGCAATGTTTAAATCACCAAAAATATCAATAGCACATTTACCAACGGCATTAACATCTCTACCTGGAGCAAGGTATCTATAGTTCCAAACAAACTCACCAGTAGTATCAACTTTACCAACCCAAACACTATCTCTAGTGACATTATCACTCTTTGCTCTAAGTGTAGCATTAATATAAAGTTCTTTAAATTCATCAATAGCAAGACTACTATCTAAGAACGAATACCCAGCATTGCTGTACTCATTAACATATTCAACCTGAATAGAATTGGTTCCTACAGTTGCTTTACCAAATGCAACATTAACATTATTATCAGTGTTTGTATTAGAAGTTTCTAAAGTAAAGTAAATGTTACCTTCATCTACAACAATATCGGTAAGTTTTTCTGAATCATTTACAGAAGCAATTTTCCTCTTAATTGCAAAACTACCTGCAGTGTCAATTAAGGCAATAAATGCATCAAAAGGACTTCCTGAGTTAGTATTAGTAAATCCTCCAATTACATATCGAGTATCTGAATATTTTTTGATACATGTGATATTATCCGCTCTAGTAGCACCAGAGATCCCCGAATATCCTTTTTGGAACTGAAGAGACGCACTCAATCCATTATCAGATTGTGTATATTTCACCAAAATAATATCTGGATTATATGCATCCAGAACCAAAATATTTGGTCGGTTGACACCAACTACCCAGATATCATCACCATCAACATAAAGTTTCTGGAATTCTGCATAATTAGTTCCTGTACTAAGTTCTAATGTTTTTTCCCATTCTTTAACACCTGTTGTAGAAAGTTTAGAGACAAATGCAACACTGTTGCCACTAGAATCTAAAGTTTTACCACAGATAAAGATTTCTTTATTATTGTTTACAAATATGTCATTAACTTTTACATTTTCATTGTTTTCTATTTTAGAAACAATATATTCTGCTTTTTTGAATACCTGAGGATGACTAATAATAACTCTAGGATTGGAAGTGTATCCAGAACCAGAATTAAGAATATTTACAGTATCAATTGATCCAACACTAGTAACAACTGCTTCAAGTTTACCAGAAACACCGTCACCATCAATAACAAGAGTAGGAGGGATATCTTCGTTGTATCCAGAACCAGATTGTGCAATTGTAATATTTTCAATACCCTTAAATTGGCGGACTACAAATGTTTTATTTGTATTATCCATTATAGGAGTATAATCTACAAAAACAGTATCTGTAACCTGTAAATTATGGGGAACACTGGTAGTTAGTACGCCAAAATTATTGCCACTAACATTTTCAAATGTATACGCAGAAACTGTTTCTCCCTTAATTCTAGAAATTCGTGCAGAAGCACCATCACCACCAGTATCTGTATTATCAAAGATGAGTCTATCATCTACCTGATAGTTAATACCAGCATTTTCAACAACAAATCCCGTAATTGAAGCATCTTCAAATTTAGTGATAGTTTCTACTTCAATATCAACCTTAGAGTCTAATTTTACTGTCGGGAAGTAATCGAATAGTTGTAATGGAGACTCTTCAAATATTTGATCTGGATCTGCAGTTTCTTCTGCACTAATAACACCATCTCTATTTTCATCTTCTACATCGAAAGTTAGAATATCTCCATTTTCCAATGTCAATCCATTAGTAGATGCATTTGGTGCTCTTTCAACATCAATATCTACATTTTCATAAGGATCGCGATAACGAACAACACCAATAGGAATATTTTGTTGAACAGCAGTCGTAGAAAGATTCCAGGTATCAACAACCGAGTTAAAACTTGGTCCAAGAATATATGGAAATACTGGATTACCTTGCTCTGTAGCATCAATAGTTACAAAATAGCAATACCTACCAGTGGGATATTCTGGAGTCTTACAGAACCTACCATTATATTGATCAAGATCTCCTAAACTGAAGGAATACTCATAATCTTCTACAAACTTACCTGCAATCTCCTCTGATAGCAGAGGTCCATCAGTTCTAACAGGAGTTGGATTAGTAACCTCATCATAAACTAAATTTGCCTTTAATCTATAAGAAGTTCTCAATCTAGAGATTGAAGAAGACTGATTGGTAGGGTCTGAATATCCATAAGGACCATAAATTGGATTGCCATCAAATGCCCATCCAATAATAGGAGAATGTCCTAATTGATCATCCTGTTCAAGAATTTGATCATTTACATTAGCAAATAGATTGTCGCCTAGAATGTATCTAAGTCTTTGAGGATTGGAAAGGTGTGCATATTCTCCACCGTACTGATTATTAAATCCTTCAAATACAGATCCCTTAGCACTATCAACGGTTGTTGTCTCTTGCAAATTATAAGTCCATTGGAATACATTTGCTAAGAAAGAAGCACCTTGACCAACAGAGTTTAAGTTAATAATAGTCGTACCTTGACTATATCCAATACCTCTATTAACAATTTCAATTCCAGTAACTTTACCAGCATTTTCACCATCAACATCAATAGTTGCTCTAGCAACAGCACCAAAACCATCTCCCTGGATAGTTACCTCTGGTGCTGTAGTATATCCAGAACCTGCCGAAATGATAGCAATTGAAATAATACGTCCATCATTAATAATTGCCTGTGCAACAGCACCAGCACCAGAACTAAGAATAATACTAGGATTAGATGTATAAGATGCCCCACCATTAGTGATGGCGACTGATTGAATTGGCCCTCGAACCGCTGCAGTACCTTCAGCACCAGATCCTCCACCACCAACAACAGTGATAGATGGTTGGGAAGTATATCCAGTTCCTCCAGAATTGACAAGAATACTAGAAACTACACCCTTTGTAATAATTGCTGTTGCTGACGCTCCAGAACCGCCTCCACCAACAATAGATACCAATGGAGAAGAAGTGTACCCAGAACCGCCTTCAGTTACTGTAACCTCACTAATAGAACCATTAACAGTCGCAGTTGCTGCTGCTCCAGTTCCCCCACCACCACTAATCGTAATTGCTGGTGGGAGTGCAGCATCATATCCATTTCCTGCATTATTGATAGCAATTGACGTTACGGCACCAAAGATTTTAGTGACATCAGACTTATAGGACCAAATAGAGACACCATTTACCCATGTTCCAATAGGACCAGGTACAATCAGATTTTTAGTTGAGATTGTAACAGGAGTGATTGGAAACCTATTCAATTTACGTTGGTTGCCAGGTAATAATGCCGATCCAGGGAAAGGTCCAATATTGTAGTTTGGAATACCTGTAGACGCAATATAAGTGTTTGTAGTATTGAAGAAAGTATTTTGAACATTAGTTGTGTAAGGACTAATTGCATTATTAACTGCAGAACTATCCGACTTACCTTTGTTCAAGTCAATGGAAACAAGGATATTTCCTTGAGGAACTACATTTGCAGGTTGAGGAAGTTGATACTGAAATACAGTAGTACTGTCTCTAGAGGTTACAAGGAAAGATCCGTTGTAGATGATTGGATTTGCACCATAAATTGTAACTTGATCTCCGACCAATAGACCATGAGGATTGCTGCAAGTTACAGTAGCAGATTGATTATTAATTCCACCAAAAGCGATTGATTCAACTTCAATCAACTTTTTAACATTATACAACCAAGTTGTGAGTTCTGGACCTGTTCCAGTACCACCCAGTTTAGAGATTAACAGTTTATCTCCTGGTAAGTAATAAGAACCTGTATCGGTGAGTGTTGTTTGTTGAGCATCAACAATACCAACAATATTCAATACTACTTCTTGAGCAGTTCCTCTATTAATGAATACATTAAAATTAGACGATACCTGAGTGGCAGAATCCCAATCTTCTACAACACCATTAACAGAACGAGTACACTCAATAAACTGGTTTAGTGATTTTTCTTTGTACTGAACAACTTCAGAACCAACACCTGACGAAATTACAAATTCACCATTTCTTTCTGGCCATCCAATAGTAGAGTCAACAGTGATGATACCTTCTGTAGTATTAAGAGGTTCAGCAAGTTTTGTTTTGTATGGAACTACAAATGTACCTTCAATTGTTTCTTCTGAAAGTGCTAGTTCATATATTGTATCTTGGGCAGTTTGAATTGAAATAAAGTTTTCAATCAATGCTGTTGCTGCTAAAATATTTGGATCTGAAATATCAGCAACTTGCTCAAGAAGACCATCTTGAATATTTTCTGGAAGACCACTAACTAATGTTGCACGTAAAACCGTATCAACAGACCAGGTTGCTGCAGATGGTTTGATAATTTGATCTTTAGGATATGAAACTGTAACAGTTTCTCCATAAAGAAGTTTAAACAAATATGCAATACTGAAAGATGTACCCTTTGCAGAATAGAAGTCTTTAATAGTCTTAATAGATGTACGAACATCAATCTTACTATAATCAAGTGTAGGAACATCAGGTAAGAACTGCTCAGTATACTTATCGAGTAGTCTTTTAATAAACAATGCATCCAGACACTTTACAGAGGTATCTGTTGATGCCTCTGCTGCTGTAGTGCTGTTAGAGAATACTGCATTACCATCTTGCGTATAATCAGTAATACCCGAAGCAGCTCTGGCACAACCAAGGAATTGTGCTTTAGTATATTCCTTTCCTGCTTTAAGAACAGAAAAACCTGTAATTTCCTGCAAACCAACTGTTGCAGATGCTTTAGCATCAACAGGTTTTTGGATTACAATTTGAGGAGGATTATCTGCACTATAACCAGTACCAAAGTTAGTAATGTTAATATCAGTGATTTGTCCATTAAAGATTGCTGCTACTGCAGTAGCACCCGTTCCTCCAATATAAGTACCAACATCATTCTGACGATTATCTACAATATAAACAGATGGAACGTCTGTGTAACCGCTGCCACCAAACAGAAGTTCGACAGAAATAACTCTACCATCTCCATCAACTACAGTTTCAAGAACTTGTGCTCCAACAGGATCAATAACAGAAATTCTAGGGACTGTTTCATAACCCTGACCAGCATTTAAAATATTAACAGCAGTAATTTCACCATCTGTCAAGGTAGTTGTAAATGATGCTTTAATACCATCAAGTCCAGTGGGTTCATCAATGTATACCAAAGGAGGAGTAGTATATCCTTGACCACCATTAGTAATAGTAATAGCACCACTAACCGATCCTCCAACAATGGTTGGGGGAGCAAGCACAGCGCCTCCAGGTTGTTCAAAAGTGATTCTAGGAGTAAATGTATATCCACTACCCGAACTAATGATGTCAATAGCACTAACTGCACCATTAGTTACTGTTGCCTTTAAAGTAGGTTCTACATATCCTTCTTTTGTAGGAAATTGTACTTTTACAGTAGGGGGATTACTTTCGCTATATCCAGCACCACCACTAAGTAATGAAACTGACTTGATTCCATCTACTAGGGTCTTTACAGAAGCACCAGAACCTACACTAGAATTTACACTAACCTTGGGAGGATAATCAAATCTATACCCAAAACCGTTTGTACTTGGAATTACAGAACTAATATTTCCAAGATCATTTACTCTGGAATATCCAACGGCACCAGAACCAAAAGATGGAATAGGTGCTTCAATGGAATATAAGGACAGAGATCTACCATTCAATGGTGCTACATTGAATATAAAGATAGATCCGTCAATAAAATAATCTACCTTAGGAACAAGTAGTCTATCATCATAAACAGCAAGTAAAAACTCATCTGCAATAGGTTCATACTTCTCACTATTAACAGTCAGTTCAAAAGTAGTTTTATTATCACCAAAAGCACTAGAAATATCATCAATTTGTACAATGGTATTCTCACTAAAACCATTTAAGTATGTAACACTAGTAGTACTAGTATCATCAGCCGCTGTCGCCGTTCTAGGAGCAATTGTATAAACAATGTTAGTTCCACTAACAGTGTAATCTACTACTGGAGTTAAAGTTTTTCCATAAACTTTAACAATAATGTGTTGTGGTGAAGAAGGTCCGATAGGATTATCTTGAGAAACTAAGGGAAAGACTCTTCGTACACCGTCAAAGAGACTAATATTGTTGGCAAGCAGAACCCACTTAAGTTGAACCTGAGTATAAGAAATACCAGGAGTTAATGCAATATTTGGAGAAGATACAGTCTCTTCATAATAAATTACTTCATCACCAATTAGAATAGAACCATTTTTCTCAAGAAAGGGGTCTACAGTCTCAACAGTGATTGTGGTATCAGTTACATTAACAGGATCAACAACTTTAGTAACACCGTCAAGAATACCAATATCCAATTTATCAATATCAAGATATTGAAGAAAATTATTAATGATATTTTGACCCAATCCAGTCTTTTCTTGGGACTGATAATAGTATTCAATAAATTTATTGAATAGGGGATACTCACTCTCTATAAACTGAGGAGTTTGATAAGAGGAGACGTGTGAAACCTTATTGATATCCATCTATTTTTTAAAAACAACTAGAAGTGTTTACGGAGCCGCTATTGTCTAATGGTGTAAGTTCAATCGTAGTTGGCGTAGAATTGAAGACACTTGGCGTCAAACTATTTAGAGGTATAGTTGTAGGAGGAGTAGTGCCAATTGGTGCTACAGTAACTTCGGGATTGATAATGTTAATAATTGTTCCAGGAGTGGAAGCAGGGATGGTTGTACTGTTTGCTGGAATGAGTAGTACTGGTATTTGGAGATTATTTGGAAGTTGGTCTAGATCGATAACCAATCCTGCTCCAGTAACAGAATCTGTAATATTAAGATTGCTTGTAGCAGTAATATTTACCCCTGCCCCGATAATATTGATAGGACCAAAACAAACCTTACCAGTATCATAATTTACAGTTCCTGCATTATCATTCGTATAAACTTTCTTAGTACCACTATTGTAATATGTTCTAAGATTTCCAAATCCATCATCCTCAAACTGTTGGTCAACACCAGGTCTATCAAAAGTCCTGAAAGTTCCTGAAATTAGAATAGGTTCTTTCTTACATGTTCCATCACCAGCATCTTGACTAGGAGCACTATTATAAAGAGCACTTCCAGTAGAAATGCAATATGTGTTTGTTTGATTTGTTGTTGGTTCAATATACTTCAGAAGAGTCGTTTGAACAGAAACGTCACTAATTGCAGAATCTGAAAGACCGATTGCTCTTTGATAATCCTGACTTTTAAATGTGGAGTTAAAGTTATTGATATTAACCTGATTAGCCCACTGAGTTATAGCATTCTGGATATTTGTTTTAATCGAAGAGGAATTTGAACCACTTCCAGTATCATATAATGCAAAAACTTTAGTATAAATGTAAATATTATCAGGGTCAACAATAACTGGATCAATAGCAGCCATTGCATACTTCCTCAAATCCGAAGAAAGTTGTTTTTTTGTAATATCATTAAGTGTAGAACCTGTTTTTGTTCTTACTGTAATGAATACTTTTCCATAGATAGGAGGATTTAAAGAATCTCCACCATAGGCAACAACAGTTTCGGCATTAGAATATATATTTTTTGTAATCAATGCATAATCTTGCGCTGTAACCGCCCTGTACTGCGATGCATAGAATCTAGGAGCATTATACTTAATAGACTCAATAGTCTCTGCTGCAGACCCTTGCTGCGATCTCTCCTTGACTGTTACTGATGCAACAGATCCACCATAGGCAACATCAAAGGAATCTACAAATCTACCGATAAATGAGAACCTACTAACTTCATTTGCTTCTGCACCCGAAGTAGTCAAATATTGAAGATCAATGACTTCGCCATCTTTTACTGCTCTACCAACACTATCATCTCCGAATTTAACTTCATATCTCATATCTTCGCCTTCGGAGACAAAATATGATTTACTAGTCGCAGTTAAGTTAGTAACAATATCAACTTTACTGTAAATATCTGAGGATGTAGAAGATTCGTTAGATTTAATTTTAACAGTAAGCGTATCAATATCTACATTCTGAGAAGGAATTGTATATACTTGTCTGGCAAATGTATTTACAACGTAAGTGAAATTAAGGACACTTCCCTCATAAACTGTGACATTATCAAATTCTGCCGCACCAGTAGTTGTATTAACTGCAACAGTAATATCATTAAGAATATTCCAAATAAAATTACCCCCTGTACAAACTGCCCCAGATTTTAATGTGATAGAACTAGGGTAAACTCCATTAACAGGTAAAGTTGCTAAATTTAGTTTCAAACATGCCTTAGATGCTGAAATTGACCTTGGGGTATAATTTAAAAGTTTTGATATATTAACAACATTATCTCTAACTGTAGAAGATTGCAAAAATACTTCATTCAATGCCATATTTGCATTAAATGAAGTATAGTAAGTATTGTATGCCAACATATCAATAAGATATGACAAGGCAGAACCATCAAAGTCGTAATCCGAAAACTCTGTTCTTGTTCTTAGATACGATTTAATAGAAGATTTTATATCCTCAAAATCTAAAGCTGTTAAATTATTTGGTTGCATTATTCAGGTCTCTGTAAAACAAATGAAATTGTTTCAACAATCGGTAACCCTACAATCCTATACTCAATAGTAACATTTAGTTTGTTACCTTCAGTAATAGCAGTAACATCTACAGTTGTAAGTTCTACCCTAGGTTCATACTGATTAATGGTATTTATGATCTCATCCTTGATACTATCTGCTGTGAAAGCATCTAGAGGTTCAAAGAGGAGATTATAAACTTTAGATCCGACTAACGGTTGAAAAGGTTTCTCACCTGGTTGCGTAAGGACTAAATTCTTAACTGCTTGTTTGATGGCATTATCATTTTTAACAACAGAGGTATCATCCGTAAAAGGATTCCTCTGCATAGAAATCAAAATGTCGGAGAAAGATCGCGACTTTTTAAAGTCCTTTCCCCCTAGTTCCTTTAATGCCATCTACACGATGAGATATATCCTATCTATTTATTCAATTACCCTGACCACGATAACGCTTCTTGGCGTTATTCCTTGAAGTTGAAGCATATTTCGTATGCTTTCCTCTTCCTTGCCTACTTTTTTTAGGCGATGCCTCAATCATGTTTGCCCCAGAAAGGGACTTTCTTCGTGCTGCCATTTTAAACTCCAATAATAACGTTTGGTGACCCCGCTGAAATAAGAGACCTACATGGGAATGCAGTTGTGAAATCCCCTAAAGGATCTCCTACTCTACATGCACGCCTACCATTAATCCAAACGGATAGGGTAGTTGCAATTGCTTTGCGTGCATGACCAATAGGTGGCTCTCTACCAGCTACTGTTCCTACTCCAGTATAGGTATGACACCACCAGGCATTTGCAGGTGCCACAATGGTGCATTTACCAACTGTTCTAGTTACAGCATAAACTGATAGTGTTGGGTGGGGTGTCAGTAGATCTTGGTCTACAATAGGTATTATACCATTAATAAAGACATTTCGGGCTGCTCCCAATGGGGTTAATGGAAGTAAAGGTGTTGGTAACCAAGTAGCCATAGCATCATGAACTGGACCTGGCAAATGTGTAATACTAGGTAGATTTCCAGGAGAACAGGGTGTAGTAGCTCCTCCTCCAGGTCCAGGCATCCAAGATCCTCCCGCACCTGCTCCATGTCCAGAACATGACCCCATATACAATGCTGCAAATGCCATAGTAGTTAAGTAGCGTAAGGATTTCCAAAAGCATCACATGCTTCACGAAAAGTATTGCCAGATGAAGTCATATCATGCAAAATAGGTAAGTTTCCAGTTGCACTCCAGTTTCTACAACCACCCCCCAAAGGTCCTACTTGTGGAGTAAATGTGACCACATCCGTAGAACCATCAGGATTATTTGTAGTGCTCCCTACAGATGGTACAGGAGAGCATGGAACATGTCCACATCCTGCTTGAGCAACTTCACAACCAAGAGTAACTTTCAGTGTAACCTCCGAAGTTGGATCTGGACGATATTGTTTCATAAAATATTTAGTATACGTTGATGCAACTGGAATATCGTTAAATGTACCTTGAACTGTTTCAATCAATGCTTCATTACCAATTGTAGACTCAGGGATTACTTCTTGCACCAATGCATCAGAATGTTCCTTTCTTGCATTAACTTCATCATTATAACCCTTTAAGACAGCATCTTTAATACTACTATCAAAGTCAGGAGCGAGAATATCCTCTGTTAAATCACCTTTTAACTCATAAGTTTCCCTATATTCATCGACAGATGCCGCAGAATATAGTCTCTGCGGTTGTTTATCGATTTTTAATCGCTCAGGATCGCGTTTTTGATTGATATTTGATGCAGGAATATTATCAATATACTTAGGATCCTGGTCAAATCCGCTAAAAATTTGATTTTCTAGTTCTGGAGAGATATCTTGAGGAAATTTACCCAATGTATCCATATAATCGTCCGCTTTTTCGGGTTCATATGCTGCATTTGGAGCAGTACTTGTCTTATAATTTACAATATCACTCACAAACACGGTAGGTAGATTTTCTTCGGTATATTCATTACCATCTTCGTCCACATTTGTCAATACTGTGTTATATCCTTTACCGCCATCGACTACAGTTACCGCAGTTAGCACTCCATTAGTAAAAGTTCCTTCTAATTTAGCAATATTAGACTCGTTTTTGGGGTTTGTTACTACGGATTCCACACGACCGTCATCATCTAGCTCAAATTTAAAAGCATCTTGCGGAGAACTTACCGAAAGAGTAGCACCATCTTTCCATCCAGCACCTCCAGAGACGATTGTGGCACCTGTTACTCGTCCATTTGATACTGATAGAGTAACATCTGGTTGTTTAAGAGTATTAAACACATCTGGTGCATTTTTATCAACATCTACAGTGCTATATTGTATAGATTTATCAGAAAATTCATACTTTCCAACTAGTATTCCTCTGTCTATAATGCCAAATCCTGCGTGTGCAGTAACTACATGATTCCTATCAGATGTATATTGCGTATCTTTAACAAAATTACTACCACTACCATTCAAATAAATGACATGATATGGAAAATTATCAATATCAGTATGAAAAGCACGAGTTACTGTATGTCCATTAAGAGTATCACCTACTCTTAGAATATTAAATCCTGCCTGAGATAATACTGATGTAGTAGGACCAACTCCAGTAATCTTTAAATTCATTGTTAAATTAACAACTGTATTGTCTGGTTTGGTATATGCATACGTCAAAGGAATTACTGTACCTACTGCATAATCTGCTCCAGGGTCCATGAGTTCTGTAATCTGCCATCTAACACCAGAAAAGGTGGGTCCAGGTTCTGCAGTGTCATCTGCAATTGATGTAATAGCAACTTTAATTCGGAATCCTGTCGCAAGACCAACATCTAAGTCATAAATTTCAAAGTCAGTTAATTGATTTTGACCAGTTACAAATGGATTTTGAGGTGAATCGTATACAAGACCTGCTTGTGTTGTCTGATCCCATACATCAGTATAAGTTACACCATCATATGAAAACTCCATATCAGTAACACCATTTGGTATTGTGGTACTTAACGAATCATATGATACTACAACTTTATCTGAATCTGTACCAATTGCAAATAATGTGGGATGCGGCGCGTCGGGGTCGCCCGTTACATTTTCTGTACCAGAATAGGATATAGTAGTCTTACTTGTAGCACATGTAAATGCTGTACAAGGTTTACAAACAGTCGATGAAGTTGTAGTTGATACACCAGGAGTGCCAGCAACATAATCAGGTTGCCCCTCTGTACCACTTGCAGGAGTACTAGCAGTGGTATTTGTACTATTTCTAGTCTCTAAGTAATAACAAGCAATACCAACATGACCAGCATTATCTGATGTGTCATATAGATACGAAAAATATCGATCACTAAATCCTAAGTCAAACGATAACTCATTAGGTACATAATCATAGACCCATTGACTTACATCAAGACAAGTTGCTGCTCTAAACACTTTTCCACAGGTTGCACCACTAGCAGGAGGTAAACCGCCACCAGATACTGCTGGTAATGCAATACTTGGGTGCATAATCGCAACACTATCTCTCTTATCAATCTGATAGTTGATACTACTATTACGAATCTCTGAAAGTGGATACTCACGAAACTCTACAGTGGTTGCTTGATCTACAGGTAATGGTACATTCACCGAACAATGATTTGTTCTAAAACATGGACTGCTTTCCCCTGAAGAATAATTAGTCTTGCATCCCATTCCTTAATTCCTCTATACTTTTATAGATTAAATCATAATTTTCTTTTAAATTTAGATACTCTTCCTCACCCTTCGGTTTATACAAAATCTTTTCGGGTGTTGGAATCTGTACCACATACTCTTCTAGTTTCTTTAATCGCTCTGCTAATGATATTAAACATTCATTAATAATCTCGTGTGCTTCGGCATTATCTGCCCAGCGATCAATTTTCGGATTCGTCATGCTTTTTTAAAATAAATGATTGGTCTTCTAATTCATACTCTAATTCTGTACCAACATCCCACCCCATCTCCTCACATACCTCATAAGGTATTACTAATATTAAATCTCCTAAATCATCCTCTTCTAAAATTGTTGTGAATCTCTGGGACATAACTCTATTACATACGATTTATTACTTGGGGATTATCTGTGGGATTATCTTCTTTCCACTCAACCCATAGTGTATATAGATCTTCTACAACCTGAGAGGCATAAGATGATGTGTAATAGTCTGCACACTCGTACATACGAGGGTCTAGGAATGCCTCTAACCTTATTAGTTGCTCTAGTGCCCATACACGAGTGTCTTGTCTCTCTACGCGGGTCTTAGCATCCATTTTTTACCTCAGAAATTTTTTTAGATTGACACTAAAGTATTATTGAATAATATCTAAGGCGTCTGGGAACCTTTGTAGGTTAGGGTAGTGGCTTATTTTATATTTAAGGGGGCCCAATAAACTGCCAAAGTAACATTTAGTACTGCCGCTAAGTGTTACTCAAAGGACCTCCGATTACCTCTGCTATTATACACTAACCTCTGCTGATTTGTCAACAACCTCCCAGTACCATCCGATAGTCTTGATGTAATCAAAGGTAGACATTCTCGGAGTATTTGGGTAACTATCTCCCCGAGAGTTTCTAATACCATCGATGAACTTCTCGAGATCATAGACACTTACGAATGTTGCTCTAAGTGTCTCTGTGTTGTCGTAGATAAGGTAATGCATAAGTCTCAAAGATACAAGGAGTGTTTCTGAACCTCTACAAGGTTATTGTACCATCTATTTGATAGTTTGTCAAGTGCCTCTGTATGACCCTCAGAGGGGAATGATTAGCAATGGTGATGAGAGTATTCTCCGAGTATTTCAGAGGGGTTGACAACTGTTAGGGAGCGTGCTAAGACTACATCTCCAGAGCACCTTTAAGGCATATAAGTAACACAAATAGATTTATTAATAGTTTTCCACAATTTCCGCATTATCTGTGGAAAAAGTATTATTAACCTGTGGAGGGACTAAATGTATATCTTTCCAATGTTCTCTGTATACACATAAGTTGACTTGGTGAGTGTTATGTTTAGCGTTTCTTTGTTCCTGCGGGGTTTTATCCCATTCCCTTATAGTAAGGGTTACATAGTGATCACCTATAAAGTTTACTTTACCTTGGAACTGATTGTAAGTAACTTGTTGTCCCTTAGTAAAGTCTTTCATCTGTGGAAAAGTAATAGATTGTAGAGATAGTTAGCGTACTACTTGATGCGTTGCGAAATCATAGTATTTGATATGTTTGGTGACTTGATTTTGTGTTACTTGAGAGATAGTGGCACGTTTAATGTTAATACCATTAGAACGATTACCTAGGAGGCGATATGCAGTTTGAAAGGAAGTATTAGATGGGAATGATACAAAGGTCTCGATTGTGTTCTTCTTACGTGTAGAGCGAGAAACTTTAATGATCATAAGAGGATGAGGATTAGAACGATTGAATAGAAGTTAGCGTAGGTCTTTGCCCACTCTTTCTTAGTTTTAATCATGCGAAGATGTAACCGTTGGTGAATTCTTCTGTAGTGAATACTTTTTCAGTGCCTAGTTGTGCAGTGAACTTTCTTACAAACCACTTGTAATTCTTTTGGAATACACCTTCACCAGCAACACAGAATTCATCACATAGTGCATTTAATCTGGATTTGGTTGTAGTTGACTGCCAACCGCCATCGAAAATGGTCATGGTGTCGTCTGTGATCTCAGCAATCTTATTGCCATGCAGGCGAACGACAGAGGTGCTAGTCGTCTCATCAAAATAAACTGCCGTATTGCTGCTAGTCCAGTTGGAGGAGGACTGGACAGCGGCACACATTTGGGATTCAATCTTACGCATGATGAGAAGAGAAAAGGTTGAGAGGCGGTTTCGTTTCGTTTCCCGCTTGTCTGTATTGTAGCAGTTTTGGAGGGTGGCGCAACGGTAAAACCCGATATTGGGTACAGTTCCCTGATTGTCACATGGCGTCGATTTGGCGTTGGATCGTTTCGTTCCTTTCTTTAATAACATCAACCATGGATGAATCTAGCAACTCAATGAGTAAGTTAGCACCACAAAGGACGATGATAGCAGCAAGAGCAATACGCATGAGGAAAAGATTTAGTAAAGAATGTGAAGCGATTAGTATCAGATAAACGCTTCAATTACATGCCATTCATATACTCATGTAGTTCAGCAAAGTATTGCTCTTCAGTGTCAAATTGACGACCATGGATAACACATGGGAACGTATGCTTTTGAAACATAGCGCCTGCAACTTCGATGTCTTGTCTGTCATAACCCATTTCGAGCAGGGTATCAGTGTAAGGGTTGCCAGTAGTCATAGGTTTGTAGATAGAAAGATCTGTAAGTTGTTGTAAGGAGTTGTGAAAGATATCAATCATTTGCGGCATCGCAGTATACATCATAGAAGCAAGAGAAGGCATCTAAATCACCTGCAAAGGAGTTGATTTCTGCCTGGTCGCATACCCAATCAAACGCCATATCAACGTCGGCACCTGTTTCCATCACGAAAGATTGCAGACCACGAAGGGCGTTGACGAAAGAAGGATTGTTGAGAAGCATTTTGTTGGCAGTCATGTTGGTTTCCTTGATTTCCATACTGTTAGTATGGCAGAGAATCGGGCGAATTGCAAGCGATAGTGGACACTTTGACCAACTGGCACAAGGGATCTTGCGGTTATCGTCTGGCGTCGTTACGCTCATCGAGTGCTTCGTTAATTATCTCTTTGAGTTCTATTCTCTCTTCTGCTGTGAAGATAGTGCGCTTTCTTACTGGCATTGGAGGATACTCACGCTGTGAGTTAGTATTACCATCACCAGGAAGACTCATGCCCTGTGTATCAATCTTGTCCATTAGTTCCAGTTCTCCATGAATTCGTCAAGTGTGTAACCTTCGCCCGTGCATGTATCTTCTACTAACTCTTCAAGAGAGTAGCATTCAAGTCTGAGACGATATTCTTCTGGAGTATCATCAACCTCAGGATCATAATCATCATGACAGAGGTAATCATATTCACGACAGAGTGCCTCAATCAGTTGTTCTTTAGTGTAGTTCATCGTGCCCCCTGAATAGTAGTTGAATCGTAGTAGTTCATCATCTTAGTATCACGTTCTGCTAAGAATATCAGATAACAAGTGATACCAACAACGACAAAGATGCCACTGAGTAAGTATTGCGTAATTCTCATTTTACCTCCACTAACTCTTGCTGATACTGCACAAGTTGCTCCTCTGTTGCTTCATCCACTTCATCTTGAATGCACTGATAGATGTAATCAGAATCACCAACTTGATAGAAGATGCGTGCAAGAACTTCAGGATCTTCTACATTATTGTCATAATCAGTCTCACCATCTTCATCCTTTAGATGACAATCATGCTTGGTATAAATCCATGCTGCACATTCTGCATCTTCTCCCTGTTCTTTGATCATACTATTAACACGGTCTTGAAGTTGCTTGAGAGTGTAATTCATGATTTAGTCCTAATTTGGATGAGATTTGGAGTTAGTTAGGAGTTAGAATACGTTGGTCCATGCGTAATGTTTAGCAGAACTGATTCGACCATCTTCAAGTAACCCATCACACACGCGACAGAATACTTCAAACTTTTCCAATCGTGTCATTTTAGTATCAACGCTGTTTGCAGTTTCACCGACGACTTTGAGTAGTTGTGTTTTGAGCATGATGTTAGATAAGGGTTTGCAGTGAGTGAGGGGAATCACCCCACACATGCCATGGGAGCATACTCAGAGCGAGGCATTTTGTCGGTGTGGTAGTCAGTAACTGTTGCACCGCTAGCAATACGCTCCATCCACTCATTACGTGCTGTGAGTGCTGTCACAGTGCTATAAGACTTAGCACCGTTATCAATGAATGTCACACGCTTGTTAAAACGACGAACTGTAACTTTCATGCCTTTGATATCATCTGACTCAGCAATGAATGCCTCAGGGAAGAAATCAACGATACAGACGGAGTTTGAGAGTTGCATGAGGTGTGTTTGTTTGACTCTTATAGTATTGCACCAATCGGTGCGGAAATCAAGCGATGGTGTGCTCTTTGGGAACTGGCACACGCGGACTTTAATTCTCTTCTCTTTCGCGTGTAAGATCAGGTGCGAAGAATATCTCTACACCACCATCTTGAGGGTCTACACCATCAACAACCCACTCCTCATAGCAGGCGATTGCATCAAAGTTGCGGTTATCTGCTGCCAATGTTGTCATTGCTTTGAAATAAGTCTCTGCCATAGTATCAATCATGTCATCACGATCGTCAGTCTCGTTGAATGCGAAGAGGTCAAGAGTGGTGTCAAACATGTTAGTTAGTGAAGTGAGTGTGTTTTACTTAGTTGTCGAAGTTACCCTCCGAAGTTGTCATCCATAAAGGCAGAGTCCTGTCCGATGCCATCATCATCACCGAACATTTCACGCCAGAGATCCATTGACCCAGTTTTTTCAGCAACGATTTTGGTGTTTTCAATGAATTCATCGGTGTTAGATAGTGCGATGATTTGGGGACCGCTGAGAGTGGAGCAGGTTGAACCGTTTGGACCTTTGAAAAGCATTTGAGTTCGTTTCCTTTGACTCTTATAGTATTGCACCTTTGAGACCCCTTTACAAGCGCCTGTGTGCCACTTTAGGGGACTGGCACACCCATCACATCCAAAGTATCTCTAACCCCCTACGATTGACCTTCATGGATGTATACGGAGTCGTGTCAGTTATGATTACTTTGCTTCCACACTTCTTTGAGTTGATGGGTGCAAAATACTCCCGTTTCTTTGTGTTGTAGAAACCCCAGATTGTACGAACAGGATCACTAGTATAAGAAAAGATTTGATGATGAAGTAACCAAATAGAAACGACATTTCGCTTGAAATCTTCAACCTCATAAGAGTAACCCTTTGGAGCATCATGAACAAAATCGACAGGAAGTTCGGTCATAGTTTACCACTCACAACGGAGGATCCTACAACTCTTGTGTATTGTTCAAGTGTGCCATCTTGTTCACACTTAAGATGCCATCTTGTCATGAGAGTAACACCATCTTTAGTGGCACCAGTCATCATCTGGCGACCTTCTTTTGTTGCTGTTGAGTATAGTCCATACCGAGACTTCCAAACATAAAATACATCATCAATGAGTTCAGCATTATCAGGAGGAGTAAATTCGGTCATCAGAAAGTAATTACAAAATGATTAGGGTCGAGAACTTGTTCCTCACTGTCAGTGTAATCTGTCATATAAGCGGGAGTAAACTCGTCATTTTTGATACTATACAGCGTCACAGTTTGCTGTAGAGTTTCTTTTGAGCAGCACTGAAGTTGTTCTAGAAGTTGAAGATAAGTCATTTTTCTGTGTTTAAGACGTGACCATGGAATGAGACCCCAAGACATTAGTTCGGTAGCAATTTAGTAGATGAGATGATTAACAGGAACGCGAGCATGATTACAACATCCCAAGATTTAGTTCGGATGAAGAATGGCACGGAGATAGCATCACCAACAAACTGCATAATCACCCCTAATGATATGTTAACATGTAGGATGATGAAATATGCAGTGACCACAAGAAATGATCCTATGACTCTACCAACCGTGTCAATCTTCATCAAAAAGGGTTGCTCCAGGACTCGTACTTTTTCATGGTGATATAACCCTCACGGCAAAGTTCATCAGTGAAGATACCCCATGCCTCACGCTTTGCGACATTATCTGTTGATTTGGTTGCCATCCAGTTGTAACGGAATTGCTCTAGTGCTTGGACTTTGGTGACGGTTCGCATGGTGCTGTTCCTTTGACTCTTATAGTATTGCAGATTTTGAGGCATTTGGCAAGGGGTTTTGACCAGTTCGCCAACTGGTTTGGGTTGGTTGGTGGTATGCTGTCATCCTGTCGCTGTCATGCCTTGAGAACCCTTGCCACCACTAGAGCAAAGACCTGTTTTTTGCATAATTCTGTCCGTCAGGTGTGTTTGGTCATGCCTCCCGCTCTCGTTATGGAAAAAAGACTAAGTGATACTAACTAAACCCCTTCTTCTTTTTATAGTCATGAACAATCACAGTTTGATTAGTGATAGGAATTTGGAACCAATATGCTCTGAGTTGGTCATAGTCATCGAATCGTTTTTTGTCGATTGTGTAATAGTGCCGATCATACAATTTGTCGGATGTGTGTGTAAACCAAGTGGAGTCAGTTGTTGGTGTCATTATGCCCACTGCGAAGGTTTAAGTTTTGATTGTGCCCTTTTTGCCAGCGCGGCAGCAAAAACGATATCAGGTTCTCCATATAGTTGATACTGACATTCATCGTAAAGTGTTCTCCATGCTAAGTCTTGTTTATCATTAAATGAATCTTCCTCCTTGTGCATGTCATAGAAACATATTGCTTCAAAAACCATTTCCCAATCATCTCGGTCAAAAACATAATCAGACATTAGCAGAATGCGACGGGAGGAATACCTTCGATGAAGATAGCGTTAACAACATTCTGCAATCTTTGAGCGATAGCGTTACCCATCTTGTAACCTGTTGGCATGGTAACAATACCTTCAGACTTCTTGTAAAGATGAAACGCACCAGCAGGAATGCGACCCTCAGCAACAGCAGCGCGGTCATCTTGGTGGACACGGATAACACGACCGATTGTCTGTGCCATCTCTACGATGGGCAGATTACGCAGCAAGATTGTATGCGTCAGACCTGGCACATTGATACCCTCAGACAGAATGGAATAGTGAAAGATAACAAACTTCTTAGAGTCATCAGCACCCCACGATTGCAGCGTGTTGAAGAACTCCTCGCGTCCTACTTTCTTGTCGTTGATGATAGCACCAAACTTAGAGGTGATGTGCATCACGTCATATCCCTTGCGATAGAAATACTCAAGGATGTCAGTCTGTCCGAGCATGTTACCCAGAACCTTGCTAGATGGTGCTGCCACCAAGACTTTAGGGTTCTGGAATACATCGAGTTGCTCGAACATATCCTTCAGGTTGTCACCATCAACCTCGTGTGCGTTGTACTTGTTACGAGTACGACTCGTCTCAAAAGCAACAACTTTAGGGGGCACGATTGCACCAGCAGCGATCAACTCAGCAGCAGGCACATTGCACAGAGTGCGACCATAAACAGAGGTGTTATTCATGCCACGCGAAAGACTCACACCACGACCATTCTTAGGGGTAGCAGTGAAATAGTAACGACGCTTGGCATACTGTGCCGTGGCAAATACTGCTTTGTGGAAGTGACGACCACAACCATTGTGTGCTTCATCGAAATAGATAGTGTCAATATTGATGCCACTATCTACAACGCGGTGCAGAGAATGATAGGTGGTGAATATAATGCAACTCTCACCCGCTGCCCGTGCAGTATCATTGAAGAGTGCAATCTTCTCAGGTTTTGTGCTGCTGAAGTAGTGAGTCTCTCCGCTATGTGCATGACAGACATGCGTCCAAGTGCCACTGATGTGCTCCATAAACTCCTCACAGAGTTGATTAGCGAGCAAGATGCGTGGAGCAACAACAACAATCGTTTGACCCTGTGCAGCACGATGCAGAGCATCTGCGATCATGATGTAAGTCTTGCCACCACCCGTAGGGATGATCACCTGCCCACAGTCGTTTGCCTGCATGGCATCGAATGCGCGTTGCTGGTGGGGACGGAGTTGCATTGAATGGCGTTCCTTTGACTCTTATAGTATGGCATAAAAATAGACCCCCGTCAAGGGGTCCAGACCAGTTCAGCGATTGTCACACGTCACTCACAACTCAGAAAATCAACTTCAAAAGTGAGACCATAGTATGCACCAAGTTCCCTATAAAATGTTTCAATTCTTACATCTTCGCCTTTCTCAAGTTTTTCAGACTCTGCAACAGATGCACAATAGAATGGAACAAGAACCTTAGTCTTATTTTCATTCTTACATTGAATGAATGATTGTGCAACTCCTGTACTCTCCCATGCGCCAAGTGTACGAGGTGCCAGGATTACATAATCACGATACTTTCTCTGCTTAGTGTAAAATTCTTTCTGTTGCTTAAGTTCTTCTCCCGAGTAAGATTTCAAAGGAGCACGTCTGCTTCCACCCTGGGCGTGATAAGAAATCCATTGCCCGATTGTTAAGCGACTGACAAAAGGATACAACTCAATCAGTTCTTGAATTTCACTTTCTGAAGGTTTTGCATCTTTTCCTTCAGCAATACGTTCGTCCATGATTGCATAGAGTTCTCCTCTTACGTCATCAGCAGAAGTAGAATTGCGTTCTACTTCCTCACGGTTGAGTAGATTACCAAGACGCCGTGCCAGTGACATTTTACCACCCAACTCTGTATCAAAATTGATAGAGTTAGCAACTGCCTTTCGCAGTCCCAACTGCAACTCGATCTCAGCAGTATGGTTTCCGTTGAGAAGTTTTACTGCATTTGTCTTAGGAAAGAATACAGTAGTCAGGGTAGAAAGTTTACTTCTGTCACCAGTTTTGTTAATCTTATTAACAGTTCGCTCAACAAAATCTACATCACGATCTCGATTACGCACCTGAATACGTGTACTCATATCAGGAACATATTCACCACTAATTGTTTTCTTGAAGAATTGGGTGATGTCAATATCATTGGAAGGACGATTGCCCGTCTCGATATCTTTTACCAGTTTGGTGAGGTTTGTCATGGATGTTTGTTTTGACTTTTATAGTATGGCACCTTCCAGGGTGCTTTGGGGGGTTTGGTGGACAGTTTAACCAACTGTCACATGACCTCAGACAGGAAGGTTTCCCATAGTTGAAACTCATCAAGAAACTCATCGAAGTTGATGATAGAAACGTCAGGAGTATTCATCCACTGCCCAAACACATTTTCACGATAAGAATCATCGTGTGACCAACCAGGACCAGCAAGGACTACGACTGCTTTTTTATATCCATAGGTCTCACATGCGTGCTGTAAACACATCTGCTCGTATGGAATCTTCTCCTCAGCAGTACCAGCAACGTCCTGATATTTCAGAGAAATAATAACCTCCTCATCAACGATTAGGTCTGTATTGTGAGCACCACCTGTAGGACGCAAACCGATGTTTTCTTGCTCCTCTACATTAGAACCAGAGAGGCACAAGAGATGCTCACAAAAATATTCAAAGCATTTGCCAGTCTTGTCAGTGCGGCGGGGAGCGTGTGTTGCCATGGGGTTGATCGGTTCCTTTGACTCTTATAGTATTGCACCTTTTGAGGTGCTTTGCAAGTGATAGTGGACAGTTCAATCAACTGTCACATGGGACTATACTTCTTATTATGCGACCATAGAGGAAAATGCTCATAAATGTAATCGTAACCCATTTCTCTATTCAATTCTTTACCTGCTGCTGCCACATTTAGAGTAGCGAGGTTAGCATGACGAACAGAATGGACCTTATAACCCATAAGTTGTGCCCATTCTTTCGGTGTTTGCACATTACTACAGATTCCCATAGTTGCACACATCACTAAGTGCTGTTTGATGGTCTTTCGTTTTAGATTAGTAATCATGAATAGACTGCAATAAGTTCATTTGCTTTTTTTCTGCTGCTGCCCTTGGCAGAGATGCTACGGGACACCTGCAACGGATAGATTTCTGCATTTTTGTATAGTTCTCTACTAACGTCAGTATCATGGTTGCTAACGATAACTTTAGCACCCTGACTAGCAAGAGATTCTGCTCTCTTTACCAGTGCAACTTGCTCATCATATGCGAACCCTTCCTTGGCATAACTTGCAAAGTTAGCAGTATCAGAGGCAGGAACATAGGGAGGGTCCATGTATACTACATCACCAGATCCTAGTCCTGTATATAAACGGTCATCATCAAAGTGTACGTTAGCAAAGATATGCTGACGCATGAGAAAATACATACGAAAGTCCATCATTGCTGTGCTAGGTAACATTGGATTCTTCATCTTACCAAATGGCACATTAAAACCACCACTCGAATTGTATCGAGTCAGACCATTGAAACAGTGACGATTGAGATATACAAACAGGCGTGAACGTTCTAGTGTATCAGTGCTGTCGTTGAAATACTTACGAAGTGTAATATATTCTTCCTTGTCATTCTTCTGGTGATGAAAGAAGTCGCCACAGTGTTGAATAAAACTGCCGTCGTTTGGATTAGTCAGGTACTTGTAAAGATTGATAAGATCAGCATTAATATCATTCATCACATATTGTTTGGCATCAACATTTAATGCTGCTGCACAACTACCAGCGAAAGGTTCGACATATGTTTTTGGAGTACCAATCAGAGGCAGTAAATGCTCTAGAACTCTATACTTGTTACCTGCCCACTTAAGGAATGGTTTACGCATAATTAATAAGAATAGGTGGAGAGATTGCGAGCGGGGACATGATACCCATTCTTGGGATTGTTCACATCAAAGACCCATACTAATTCATCATCGGATGCTTTGTAAACATCCATGGCAAACATAGGAACAAGTTTGACCATGAGAGCACCCCAATGATACTCAGTTTCAAAATCAAAAATCATGCGTTTCCTTTGACTCTTATAGTATGGCACAAAAAAGGCACCGCGTCAAGGGTGCCCGACCAGTTCAGCGACTGTCACGCTGGGAGAACATCCCAGTTTACATTTTCTGGCACAACATTGTCAATTACATATTCAACATTGTGCATTCCATAAACTACAACTTCTTGAGTTGCATAAAATCCTGGTTTCTTCTCTTTCTTCCAGAGAATACGCCAACGATCATAGTCTTTCATCGAATAATTTCCCAGTTAGGATCGTCTGTGGGGTGTACCCATAAGTTAATACCCGAGTCAGGATTAAATAGATGCCACAAGCGTTTACGATCAGTGACATACATCACATTGTTACGCTTCATGTCATATCTAAACTTTTCAATAGCATCTCTGCTCTTGGGTCTAATCCTAACTCGTAGTCCAATCATAGTTCCGCTAACACATCGTAGATTGCATCTTCTTCAGTTCCAAGAATAGAAGAGACCCAATCGTCTTCCTCAATTTGTACTTTGTCCTTTGAATCCCATTGGACATTGAAGGTTTCATCACTGAACATACTGACCGAATCCATTGTTTTGTGAGGTGATTGCTGATTGTTTCCAGTTTTTCAACTGGCGACGTTTTTGCTTGAGTCTGTGCAGTTCATCGTCAGAATATCTGACTTCACCACTTTCGCCTTTCTTGATGACTTTGTTCAATAGGCGGATTTCTTTCTCCAACATTATTAGTATTGCATAGATTAGGGAGTTTGGGGGGAACCCTGTGCAGGTTCTTGAGGTGTCACAAGGAAGTTAGCAGAAAATGTAATCCTTTCTTCATCATTGCCATTGGGACACACATAATGGGGATAGAATGACGGAAAGATCATAACATCTCCTTGATGTACTTTAGGAATAATTGCATTTGCACTAGGAATAGTGAACACCTGCTTTAATCCTGATGATTTATATTTAGAATCCTCGTTATTATAGAACCTAAAGACAGTATCGTCAAATTCTGTAAAGAAATAAACCATACTTAAGTTACAGTTAGGCACAGAGTGATCGTGATATTCTTGGAAACCACCCTTTGGATACTTATTAACCCATGCTTCTTTGGGTATTAATGTTACATCAACAGTTGGAGACATACCATTCATAAACTCATCAATCTGCTCATCTATTAATGACAGAAACTCTGTCCAAGGAGCAGTATTGTTTCCTGGATTATTATATGAACTTTTTACAGTACACTTCCATTCATCTGGTTGTGTAAAGTTATCCTCAATTGATAAGAACTCATCAAACAATTCTCTAATAGACGTTTGATTCTCATCAGAAACTGTCCCAATGTAATACCATTGGGGACAGAACATTTCAATACTCATTGGCGATATAACTCACTTAAATGTAATGTTTCAACTATTTCTTTTATGTGTTCCATCTTACTTAGATACACATCTTCAGGAATTGCACCATCAGCGTAGTATCGTTTCTGTATGTCGGAAACATACAGAAGCAACGCATCCTTTAGTACCACCTTCTCATCCATATTAAGGATTGCTGAGTGTAGAAATTGCATCAGTCGTCTCTTCTTAGAGTTTTTAGATAATCAAGAACATAAGAACGGACATACATCAGTTCGGTGTAACATTTTTGGTTGTGAGCACACTCACGCAACTTACTGTCTGGTTTAAGGACAGATTCCATGAACAAATCAAGTCCTCGGTTGAACTTAATGTCTTGCGATTCTTTATCAAAGTCCATGGAATTAATACTGTACGGCGAAGTCAAGATCGTAATCTATCTCAGAATAATCATCAAATTCCAATTCTTCCAAGTCAGTTTCAGTACCATCCAGTATCATTGTCAAGTTCAGAGTTGAACTTTTTTCCTTTTTTGTTTCCTTTAGTTTGGAAATCGTCATAGTTTTCTTCTGATCTTGGTGAACGATTAGTGCCGCCTTTTGCTCGCTTATCACGGATTGATTTGCCAGGAGAATAGTACCCTCGCTCGCTTCCGCCACGCCGAAAAGTTTTACCCATTGTAATGAAATGATCAATGATAAATTACATTAATATGTATCAGTCTACATCCTTGTAAATTGAACGAATGTCATCAATTTCGGGGAGAGGGTACACTTGTGTGCGTAGTTGTTCAAAACAATAACCAACACCCTTCAAAAAGTCTTCTGTCTTGTCTACAACATCTTCTAGGATAGTTGCTTCAAATTCTTTAGTTGTTACTGTCGAATCTTCATCGGTACAGATGAGAGTGAATTGAGGCATGATCCTGTCATTTGTTTACCTATGTAATATAGCATGAAAAAAGAGGGGTCGCAACCCCTCTTGTGCCACTTGTTTCAACTGGCACACTAAACATAGTTAAAGTTAATTACCATCCTGTATTCTGAATCAGTTGTAGTTGTTCCCGTATGCTTTGTGCTGTTTGGAAATGTTACTATCCTATTTGCTACTGATTCAACTTTAGTGCCATCTTCAAACAATGTGTAACCATTGCAGGTGTTCATATAAAAGATAGATGTCCTTAGATAGGGACGATCTTCAGCATCTAAAATATCATTATGCAAACCATGTTCAACAATATTATCTACACCAACCAAAAAGTTTGCTTTTATTTTTAGTAATGCACATGGTTGTAGTTTCTGGAGTATAGGATATAGTAACCCAATACTATCATCAACTGGAGAATGTCGTCCATAAAACATATGAACCATTTGCACATTTCTATTATAGTTATCAGTAGTATCGTCAACAATCTTAGAGATATTCCAAGTAAAGAAATCACCTAGCATAGATTTTTGAATATGTTCAAACTCCAACCTAGTTAAAAAGTTATCAACAACATCTATCACTTTTCAATCACCATAATATACACACCATTCCACCAATCGTTAGCATCTTCAGGCGTCTCAGTTGTAATCAATCTCTTGTAAATAACATTCTTATCACTTAAGAACGCATCAGTACATGATACAACTCCTTCAAAGTTTGCATCATCAACAACAAGAATATAAGAATCAGCACATTGATTGTGAAGATACTCTAGATTTGGTTGCATTCGTTTAGGATCATTCTCAGCATCATAAAATAGAACCTCAGGAGGATACTCTGGATTAAATACTACCTGAGAGATAGGTTTAACAACTAATCCAACAGCAGCATTTGGATTCTGCCACTTCTCATAGTTTTGCACAAATATTTCAGCAGGATTATCAACCTCAAAGTCTTCTTGAAGTTCCTTACGCATTGGTTTCATCGTAGAATCTGAAAAATCATCGATAGCATATGCTTTTACAGCAGTATTACCCATGATAGCAGCAAATAATGTGCTACCAGTATAACAACCAACATCGGCATATACTGTTCCACGCTCACTAAGAAGGTTGTTAAGGAAATGTCTTACTTTGTCAGAAGACAGACCAACAATATCATAATCAGTTGGATTAAAATTAGAGTTATTATCAACTGCACCATCGATGGCACGAGTAACTCTTTCTACAAGAGGATTCATTGTACGATTTTGCTTCTTTAATTTAGATTGTATCACGGACTCGCAATAGTTGCAATCCCAACAGTCAAACTTACATGTCTTAATCTTCTGTCTCCAGATATTAATAGGCGCATCAGGCATATCAACATCCTGCATATACTTATCAAAGTCAGGAAACATCATCTCATCGCCATTTTCCCACCGTTCAATAATATCCATGGACTCTCTAAGACGCATAGCATCCTCTCTGCCGTGCAGTTTGAATACATCTATGCCATTATCTAGAAACCATTGCCAATCGTCTCTCCAGGGCGGTATATTAGCACGCTTAAGTTCTGTTGCCGAATCATATTCATCCCATCGTGAGCATGAAATACGACTGATCTCGCTGTTAAAATACTGAGGTTCTGTGCCCTGACGTGTACTATTGTATTGATAATGCTCTGGCATGATAGGGCAACCACCCCAACAATGCTCATTAGCTAACAATGAAAACTCTACGGGAGTTCCTTTCTCTGCACAATACTTCTTCGCGTCCATGATACGAACCAAGGCATCTTGGTCCCTCATAATATCACGATCCAAGTTAATATAATGAAACCCAGAACTAGCAAGAGTAACAATCTCGTTTGGTTTAACTACCTCACGAAGAATAGTATTCTTAATCTTTAAGTCAGGATATTCTTTCTGAATTTGTCCTGTCATCACCCAAGATGTATGAGGAAGAGTAACAGTTCTAACACCAGCATCATATAGAAACTTAAAGTTATCAATCCATAGATTTAAGTTCTTTTGGTCAGGTCTTACCCATATGTTATTGAATGTAGCAGACAGAGGAATACCTGTCTCCTGCATAATATACAGTGAGTTTTTAGCAGCACCCTGAGCATTCTTTGTTGTACGAAAAACATCCCCCATCGCATCTTGTACGAATGGAGGCATCCTTGATGTGAAATATAAGTCGTAAATTAAATGCTTATGTTTATTGAGGAAAGGAATAAAACTCTCCTCAATATACTCTGGATCAAGTTTCGGGTTGATCGGAAGACTGAAGACTGCGGTTTGCGATGTTGTTGATAGCATAATCAGTGAATATTCCAGAGGTGTCAAACATTTCAGGTCCACGACCTGACAGCATATTTTCTACTTTATCTTCTGCAATCTCTTTGAACTTTCCAATAGAATGATTCATTGCAGTAGAGTATGTAAGAGCAAGATCAGTGATTGCTGCCTGGTCTTCAGGTTTCATCATCAACATACTTTCTAAGTTACCTGATTGAACTCTACCAGTAGTTAATAAATCAATAGCACACTGTTTTGCCATACGAGCAATCCAATACTTATGCTCTTCTGCTTCAATAATAGCAGGGTCTTCAAATGTTGCAATGACAGCATCCAAATCTTCACAATCAGTGCGTTCTTTGATGATAGTCAAAATACCATCGGTTTCTTCTTTACACTGACGGATTTTATTCATCCATACTTGTGTGTCAAGTCTACAGATTTCGAGTTGACACTCAAGATCAGTTTTTGTAAATTCGTTTTCTTCTTCAGCAATCTCACTTTCAAGACGCGCCATATCATTAAGATTACGTCTATACTGTACTGTAATCTTTTGCAGACTATTTGTTCGTGCTTGTAACTCCATAATTGCTTGACGCAATTGTCTCCATGGAGTTATTTGTGAATTGATTACATAATAACGATTTTGAAATTCGCTTTGACCAAATGGGATTTGATCTGCCCACTGCATTAATGCTACATCAGAGTTTTCAACTTCCCAAGCAGAAATATCTTTCAAATCTTCCAATGTTTTACTAATAGGAAGATTCGGTTGATTAGAACCTGAGTCCGTACTTGAAGGGTTCTTTTCTTGTAATGAGTCCTGTTTCATCATTTTTTTCACATCTATTAAATTCTAAACATTGTTGACTCGACATTTCAATGCCGAAGTAATCTTCAAGAAAAACATTTGCATCAGCAACATTAAAGCACTTTTTGATTTTAGCGAGGATAGTTTGTTCTTGCACAGCAAGATCATACAACTTAGTTTTCCAATCAGTTTGTTTCTCTACCACTATAGTAGCAAACTCCTTGGTTGTCAATCCTCTAATCTCTGCTAATCTATTGATTAATGCGACAGCAGTAGTCTCATCTTCAAGATACGCCTTGGATTCTGATAACTGGTCTTGCCAGGTTGCATCCTCCAATACACTGTATTTAGTGCGTAGTTCGTTATATCTTTTTTCAAAAATCTCTTGCACTTTAAGACGCATCACACTCTTCATAAAAGGAATAGTGTATGTTCTGACTAATTCATTATCAACGCCAACTTTATCTTTTTGTGTCGTTCCTTCTTCATTTTCACCATATTCGGATCTTGTAGTCCTAGATTCACCCCAATACTTTGAACCTAAAGTCCCTTCCTTTGAAGGAAAACGCAGATAGTTTACATACTGAGGGATATAATCAAAATATTCATCTTCTAAGTAAAAATATTCTAACCCAAGATGACCACCAAGTTTTGTTCCCCAATCATCCAGATGAGGAAACTTTTCTAAGTCGATGACAATAACGTCGTTTTGATTATTCATTAGTAGTTAGGAATATTTGTGCCGTAATCGTACTGAACTGCTCCAGCGTCATCAACACCCGAAATAGCAGATGCAGATGAACAGTGAGCAGAACTCATGCCACCATGACCCGATGGAGGTGAAGAACCCCCGAGGTTATTATAACCATCAGTAGCATAGTTCACCTTGAAGGTATTATTATTCTGAGCACCATTGTAGTTACCCAAACAATAACCTTTTCTCATACCAATCTGGAAGTTTTCCTCTCCCATATTACCAAAGTTCAAACCTCCTACCTGAACACCACTCGAATCATCAACTCTCTGGTTACCATTTTGATTATTATTACCAGTTCCCACATACATGTGACCTAACATTGTGCCTAAAATCTTTTTCCACCCATCACCACCTGGTCCTTGTGTCCAGTTCTGCCAAGATTCAGTATTCCAAATTAATGCTTGACGAGTACCAGCTCTCTTATACCAACCCTTCAGTCTTGCGTTACCACCCCATGTAGGGTCATCGCCACCATCACCATGATTAGGTGGAAATCCAGATGTTCTCATAACCTCAGTTTTGAGATTAAATGCATCAGTTCTAGCATTACCACCACCAATTAAATATGAATATCCTCCTTGGAATTCATAATCTTGGAATGAACCCATCGAAGCTCTACTAACAGTCATATCCCATTGTGCCTGGTGAGTAATACCTGACTCAGAGGTCATACTGAATCCAGATGTATAGTTAGAAGAACCTCTATAAGTGTTCTCCATTGAGTGGAACCAGTGACGATTATCTGAGAATGACCCTGCCATGTAAGCACCAGATCTATCTAAAGTATTACCAAGGTTTGTAGATGTGTCTGTAGAATGAACAGTACGGTTTACATTATTCCAGGGACTGCCACTTTGATAACCCCCACCAACATATCCATGCGTCCAAATTCTTGCCATACTCCATTCAGTTGACTGACCAGAAGCATCCCAATAAGCATTAGTTCCGTCTGATTTTAGTACAGCACCCCTGGAATAATCAGGACTATATCTACTTGCAGATTGAGTAGGTGTTCCGCCGCCAGCACCAGCAATTGGTCCCCATTCTACAGCATTAGTACCTTCATTAAAAGAATAACCTTCAAACGTTCGGTCTGTTGAGTTATATCTAAATATACCTTCAATAGGTGATGATGGTCTTTGAGCAGTTGTTCCTACGGGTACGATAATACCATCAGTAGTAGCAATATCTAAAGATGCTCTTGGCGTAGTAGTACCAATCCCCACCTCATTATTGGTACTATCAACATACAAAGTGCCAGTATCAAAATTAAAGTTACCACTAGACTCTAATTGAATGTAGGCAGTACCACCACCTCCACCTAAGGATATTAATCTGTCAACATTTAATTGAGACATTACGGTTCTGTTTCCTTCGTATTATTTATGCAGGACGAACGAGTACAACTCCTCGTTTTATATATGTGTCCTCATTACCAGAATCTTGATCGGAATGAATGACACAATGTAAATTATGAGGATAGTTTATACTCAAGTCCATTTCATACCAAGCATCACCAGTAAAGGCGTTAGGTGCAGTGCCACCACTACTATCTCCAGCGTATGGAGTAAAGTTTCTAACATATTCTGTAGTATAACTGCTACCTTCCCTAGAAAAACAGCAGAATCTACTACCCATAAATCCACCAGGATTAGTTCCTACCCGTACATGTGAGGGAAATGTTGGAGTTGCAGAAGGACAACCATTGCTATCATTATTAGAGATAGCACTATAATATGTAAAAATATGCTGAGCATCACCTACAGCACTATCATCTCTCATAATGGTCACGCCATCACCAACACTAGAAGTAATACCTAAAAAGTTTCTACTAGTCACACCATCATTTGAATGATAGTTATAAAGATTGAATTTCATCTTCACATAACGATATTGTATACCCCTAGCATCCATTGTAGCGTACTTAAAGTCACTTCCACCCGCTTGTCTATAATATCCATAAGTACCATTATTTGCCCAGTTTCCCGTAGGAGTGTTATCACCAACACCATTCAGTTGATTACCACTTAATGCACTAGCATTTTGAAAAAACTTATCAGCACCTCCACCCCAGTTACCCATCAGAATATAATATGGATGACTATTCAATGGTACAAAATATTGCCTAGCAGTACCATCAAAGTTAATCCAATATGATCCATCTGTTACTTGTCCAGCGTCATATAATGCTTGCACTGAAGTAACTGCGGTTGCTTCTGTTGCTCCATTTGGTGCAGCACTAGAACCAATGAAGTTTTGCCAAACAGTTCCATCATAAAACTCAAGACGTTCGAGTGTAGAATTATACCTCAACATACCCCCTACAGGTGAAGTAGGTCTTTGGGCAGTTGTTCCTACAGGTACAGAAAAAGATGCACCAGAGTCAAACTCAATAGTTCCTTGAATTTCAAAGTTATCATTGGGACTTACATTGATAGAAAAATCATTATCTGATAATGCTCTAAGTTCGTCTACTCTAATAGTGCTCATAGTTCTCCTTATTTTACAAAAATCCAACCATTTTTTGGATAGCGAACAGTGCCATTCCAACGGAATCCGCCAGCAGCAGCATTTCTATCACCACTACCACTATTATTATTAGTGTAAACTCCAAACCCGATCGAAGAGTCGTTAGAGTTACACTCGTTTTCATTGTTCATAGTAATACCAAATCTCATACCTGTAGAACTAGAATCAGTTCGATTAAAACCAATTCTATTACAATAAGGTTGATTATCCCAGTTATTTCTGGTGACACCAGTGTTACCAATCCAACTCAAAAAGTTTTCTCTATCGACTGAAGATATATTAACTTGTCCTCCAATAAAGGCATTTCTAGCAGTAACACCTGTTCTAGGAATTGATTTAGGATATAACCAGTTACGATAGTCACCCATCGCGAAGATAAAACCTTCGGTCAAAGTATAACCATAATACCCTCTATTTAAGGCATCTCCACCAGCAATGCTTTGACATCCTGACTCGTTAGTAGTAGTTTGCTGTGACCATCTAGCACCACTATATGACCAAGGATTACTGGTATCAGCAGGAGATGCAGGAATTTTACCTACCAACATAAATCCTCCTGCATCCATCAAACAATAAGTTTGATATGCACCACTACCATGATTTATCCAATAAACACCATCGGGTGCTCCAGGATTTGCAGCAAGAATAGCAGCAGCAGAAGTTGCAGCAGTTGCAGAAGTTTGACCTAAGGTAGATACTGTACCACCAGTACCTTCAACCGTATATTGAGTCCAACTCGATCCATTATAAATCTCAATCTTCAAATCAGAAGTATTCCACCTCATATATCCAGCAGATGCACTACCAGGTCTCTGTGCAGTAGTGCCAGCAGGTAACTGAAATGCTTCAGTACTTGTATTAAATAGATGACCTTCGACATCTAAAATGTTGCCAGCAGGAATTGTTATCTGATTCAGAGTTTCGGTTATTCCACTTAAACCACTTACGGATAATTTACTCATAATTTACTATGCCTTCTCAACCCAGTTAACACCATCATATAATTCTGGTTTTTGAGTAGTAGTATTATATCTCAATTGACCTTTAACATATCCTCTAGGTCCACCAGCAGTTGATGCAAATCCATTAGTAGTATTTGCAGGAAGAGGCATATATGTTTGATTAGTCAGCAATAACTGACTAGCAATATCTAATTCACTATCATTACTTAATGTAATTCGATAGTTTGGAAAATTGCCTTGGAGACTACCAACGTTTAATACTCCCATTATCTAACACTCCATGCTCCGCCATTTTCAATAGTAACTGTAAAACCGTTTGCAATAGTAATTGGACCTGCCGACATTCCATTTGCAAACTCACCACCTGCTGTAGGACCAACAGTTAAGTTTTCTGAGATTGTATTAGCATTCGTCCTAACAATACTATTTTCACCTAATGAAGGACCACCACCTGCAACAGGTGCCCATCCTGCACTACCAGTGCCAGCATCTGCTTTATAAATCTCCGCCGAATCTAAATCAGTATTGAATCGTAAAGTACCAACAGAGACGCCTGTTGGTTGTTGTGCAGTTGTTCCTGAAGGCAATCTAAAGACACTATCAGTATTAATAAACGATAGAGTACTGATAATTGCTTGTGTTGTTGTGGAAATCTGATTCCCACTAATTTTTGAAAGTGCCATGGCAGTGCTAGTTTCTCCTTAGTTATTTAGATAGGCAGTTCTAAAATGTGAATAGTATCAGTAGATAATGGAGCATCACCAGCACTGAATACAACATTAGCACCGTTAGCGTCAACTGTGTAGTTTGTACCTGCAATCTGCACAACACCATTCAGTGATACTAAGAGGGAATCATCAGAGTGCTGAATACCACCGCCATAGGTAGTAACTGCAAATGTAAGAGTTGTGCCGTCTCCAGTATATGTTTTGGTAATATACTTATCAGCACCAACACCACCTCTACCAGTAACAACTAAGTCTCCATCAACTTTAGCATTACCTAAGATACCAACTCTAAATCCAGTAACAGCAGCAGTACCAATACCCATATGCTGCTCATTATTAAATGTGGCAATATCGATATCTCCAGTATCTGTGAGACCAAACTCTTTCCAAACACCACCATAGTAGATCCAACCTAAAGATTTACCAGGTGACCAGTTAATATTATAAACAAGGTCACCATCGGCAGGTGTAGTATAACCCGTGATATTAGCAAAACTAGGTTGACCATTAGCATCCTCAGGTGCGAGAAGAGTCTGCTTAATTACAGTACCATCTTGGTTGTAATAAGAAATCTTCTTCGCTTGAATATTATTTGTGAATGTTGTAAGTCCTTGGAATGTAACAGGACCAGCAAAGATTGATTCTAACTGGTTAGATGCACCACCAATAACGGTGAGTTTATCAGTAAGAACCAACTCAGAGAATGTTTCAATCGTTGTATTCTCTTCACCGATAACATTCAACTGTGCGATATCTTCGTTCGTAATCTGACCAGTAACAGGGTTAATAATCTGGTTACCAATGAACAAGTCACCATTAGAGTTTAGACCTGAATAGAATGCAACACCTGCTTCCTCTTTAATAGACTGAGAGAACTTAATCTGGTCAGCAGATAGCGTCTCTACTTGAGTCTGAGGGAATGCAGTTGAATAGTTACCAGGACCGAAACCAAGATACTCAAAGGTATGGTTACCAGATCTCATAATAGAGTGGCGTCTAAACTCAACAGGAATAGGAGCAACAGTGCCATCATTATTCTGTCGGATATTAATCTTCCTGGTTTCTTCATCGCCAGCACGAGCAGTAAGTTCTACATTGCTAAGGCGCTTATTAACACTATCATAGTTAGGTGTTGTTCCTGGTTGTGTCCAACCAGTATCAGTCAATAAGAATTCAACCCCTTCTTTTGTAATAGAACGCTTAGGGTCTTTGTTAGGTGTAGGTGATGCACCATCGGTTGAATTTACTAGACCGATAGTTTCATTGTCAGCGACGGATATCGCAGCATCAGGGTCAGCAAGAGGGTTGTCTCTGTCAAACGTAGGATAGACTTCGTTGACGTTTTGAGAGAACTTCCTGTCGTTAAAGTTAGAAGTTGAAGGTGAAATAGATGCACAAAGCAGGGTAAGGTAGAAGATTCCATCAGAAACGCCTCGTTCAAATGCTTGGACAATCTCGATATCATAGATATAAAATGCTCTCTGGAGATTGTAGTTAGTTGTATCACTGTTCAACGGTTGCATAACATAACCGCTAAGGGGATCGCGAGGAAGAGGATTAGTCTTATCCTTATCAATTACAAGACGAACACGATAGGTTCTATCTTGTAAATCACGAGGGTCAGGAATTCTCTTTAAGAATGCACTAGGAGTAAAGTTAACATTATTGTACTGTGTATTTGTAGATAATGTTGTGTAGATTTCATTATCAGTTGCATCAACATTCAAATACCATCCACCAACTGATCCAGCAACACCATTAATTGTATATGTAGAACTATCATATTGAATAGGCGAACCTGCTACACCAGCAGCAATACTAGAGACTGCAGGACCATATGGTGAAATTTTTGCAGTTTGAACAGTAGCACTATTTGCTCCATTAGCAACCAAAAGAATATTTAACTTATCAGGAACTGCATTAACACCCGTACCATCTTGGCGAGCACCTACAGCATAACCCTGAACCTTTGTTGTTGGCGGTGATGCTTCAGTCGTGTAACCATAAAGATATAATCTACTACCAGGAGTTCCACCAGAACCTGCGAGAGCAGCATTAACAACCTTTGTGCGTTGAATATCAACGTTTACCCAGTTAACTGAAGTTTCTTCACCAAAGATAACATTGTTATTAACTGCACCTGTATTAGTCGCAGATAGAGTTATAACTCTGGTATTTACATTGAAAGAAATAACAGTTGCACCTGGTGCAATATTACTTCCGTTTACGGTCATACCTTGAATGACACCATTGATAGAACCATCATTAGCAAGAGTGATAGTAGAAGCACCACTTGTACCCGTAGCAGTTGTCGAAATAACATTCAATGCCTTAGGGGGAATAATATGTGTAACTGCTCCTGCTTTATCTTTAGAGAATGATTTTGCCTTAAATCCAGCAGATCTTAAAGCAGTGTTTCCAAAGTTACTGTTAGAGTTGGTAATCGACATGTCAGCACCACTAAGTGCTGTAAAGTGTGTGCCGTATCCAACAGCAAACACAGAAACTGCCTGAATGAATGCGTCATTACTACACTTAATATGCTCGTGTGCCCAACCCTTACGATACTCAGCAAAACCATCTAAGTGAGCACCATCACCAGATATTGCAGCATCATAGTTACCAGTAGAAGCATTATATCTTACGAATGCTCTATCATCTTTCTGAAGAGATAGACCTGTAAACTGTGCAACAACCATCGATTTGAAACCAGTTGCCTTACTGCCATCTGCGTGCATACCATTCATGCCCCAGACACTTCTCAGTGACAAGTTAAACGCATAAGGAGATGCAGAGTCAACAGTATCAATCTCAGTCTTAACTGTAATATTAGAACCTACAGCATTACCCGTTGGGACTGACGATAACTGATATGTGAATGTACTACCTGTTGGTGTTGATGTAACAATGAAAGAACCATTGAATGTTGAAGCATCAACCTCAGATGAAGGTCCTGTTGATCCAGTAACACCACTAACATTAATGTTAACACCAACAGAGAATCCATGGTCTCTAGGGTTATCAAACTCATCAACCGTTACTGCTGTTGCTGTCTGACCGTTTCTTGTAATCTGAAGAACTCTATATTCATCAGAAATAGGACCAACGATTCTATTTTCTTCTACCCTTGCCTGAATTTGGTCATTAGCAGGATCTCCAGATGTATCAGGAATAGTAGCAAATGCTTTAGATACTTTCTGATAGTAGATATCTAAGTCAGTTCTCTCAAGAATATTAGGTACGGCAGTATAATCTGCGTTAGGAACTGTACCATTAGTAATTAATGTAGATAGATTATTCAGACCATCTGCAAACTCGAAACAAGTAATTCTATGATGAGAGAACTTTGGAGAAAGCGTTTCTGTACTATCAGGTTTGAAGTATACACCTTCTTCAGCACCATCAAAGAATGAGAACTGCCAGAAATATGTACCACCAGTCACCTTAAAGATTGCTGTTCTAGAAGGTACTTGATCTTCTGTATTAATACCCTTTGCAGCATACACTGTAGGATATGGAATATACTTAGGAATAATTTTTGTACGACGAAGGTCAGTACCTACAAGAGAACAACCTCTAGGAACGATAACTCCACCTTCAACAGAGTTGTACTTATGCAACACATTGTTAGGTGATGTTAAATCAAGATTGGAGTTCTCATCAATAGGAGGAACATTCGTATATAATACTTCACCTGGACGATTGTCAATGATATATTCTGCTGGATACAGCATGATCGAGAAGGCGTCAAATTCGTCGTTCGACAAACCTACTCGATACGAAAATCTAGCAACCTCTAGAAATGCTCTCTGAATAGACTTGAAGGGTCTCAATGCAGAGTTACCCCTGTTATCGATAGCATCAGAAGCATCAAAATCATCGGGGTTGACGTAAATAATACGCCCTGTCCTCGAAGTAATAATATTCTTAAGTCTAGTTAGAGACATTTCTTACTCTTCTTTATTAGTATTTATTAGAGGTTATTATTAGCTACCACCGCCACTGGCAGCATCGCCAGCACCAGCACTACCAAAGTTCCTTGTAGTGAATGCGGTAGAAGCATCTTCAAATCCAACGAGATTGAAAGAGCAGTGTCCACCATTACTTTCAACGATAACCCTTTCACCTGGACCAAGAACTAATGACTTAGTTTCTTCGCTTACATCCGAAGCAATCGCGTTGTCTTTTTTAACAAACATTTCAACACTTGCTGCTGTTGTTGCTAATGCAATTGCACTAATAGCAACAGAACTACGAGAAGCAGTACTCAACAGAGGTGAATCTTGGAAGACATCAGAAGTTGTAAAGTCTGCGGAATTAAGACCCTTAACAACTTTACAAGCAGTTCCTGTGAAATCTCTTACATAACCATAAGCACCAGCAGTTTTGGTTTGAACTGTGTATGAAACACCGTTTGCTAAGAAACTATCAGTAGCGTCTACCCATGTTCCGTCAATGTCATAAACATAGACAGCACTATATGCAAAGTCAGTACTAACATTCAGAAGTCTATCACTACCACCGTAAGCAGACTTTCCTGCTGTTCCTGTATCACCATCATAAAAATATAGATTACCTGTTAAAGTTGCTTGCGAGAAATCATACTGAATATATGCACCACCAGAACCAGCAGTACCATTTGTAGTTTTTCCAGTCGTAAACTCTACACCATCATCAGAAGTTCCAGCAGTATTATCAGGACCCCACTCACCATTAACAGTAATAGAGAGTTTGAAATCTGTACCACTCATACTACTGTCAGAAGTATCGAAACGATACACCCTATCTGAAAATACTGTGAGTAATGACCCTAAGAACATATCATATGTAACACCAGCATCAGTAGAGAAAACATATTCATCAACACCAGTACCAACACCACCCGTTTCAACTGCTGCCGTAGCACCACCAGATGCAGTTAGAGCATCAGCATCAGTAAACTCACTACCACTACCATTAATTGTAGAAGGTCCAATGTAAAGAATAGTAGATCCAGAACCTTGTGCCGCAGCGTAAATAGTTGCTACTGTATCATTAGGACTAGTACCTTTACTGATAGTTTCACCAACAGAAAATGTTCCTACAACACTAGTGACTGTAAGTGAGCGGATAGCAATTTCTTTTACATTAATTGTAGTAAAAGGTTCGAGATAGTAAGATTCAAAGATTGCACTCTTCTCACCGTCCTCAGATGTAAGAGCATTACCTGGTTGTAGAGAAGAAGTTACTGGAATATTTGTTGCTAGATTAAAGCGATATCCAGTAATAACATCACCCTTGTGCAACTTATATGTGCTTGCATCAAGAGTAAGATTTTGATCGTGGTCTTTAATAGCAATGTCGTATGAATCCGCAGAACCTTGAGCAGCAACACTCAGTACCGTACTTGCCGAAGAAGCAATAGGTGCAGAATATAATACAGTATTAGTTCCCGCTGCTGGTTTTACTTGTCCAAGAAGTCCTTGTTTAGCCATTGTTATTAGAATCCAGAGTAGAAGAATTGTTGTTGTCTTGTTTGTCCTGTGAGGTTGTTTGCGCCAATACCAGCACCAAAGTTAACATCCTCAAGTGTTACGTTATCGGTAGATAACAGAGTTGCATTAGAATCGGGGAATCTAATTACTCTAGGACCAGTAATATTATCAGTAGTAAATGTTACTTGACCGTCAGTATTACCGCTATTTTTTATAACAGGGGTGAATAAAGTTTTGTTTGAAAGATCTTGACTTGCAAGTTCTGTAACGAGAACATTATCTCCACTTCCACTATTTAGAGTGTTTGTTGGTGGAAAAACTACTACGGAATTAGTAAGAGTAGTTTGATTACTAACTTGAAATGTAATCTTTTTAGTGTTATCTGCAGGATCTTGAAGAACAAGAACTTCAAAGTTTTTATTCTTAATGATTTGGTTTGCAACTGTTCCTACGAGAGTCAAACTCTGGTCAGGAAGAGTAATAGTTCTATTTTCAGTTAATGCCGACGTATTAATCTGTGCATATTTTGTATCTACTGCATCATCAGGAACAAACTTAACATCAACAAATGTTTTGTTAAATGAGACTTGTGTAGTTTTAGTGTCAAGAAGTGTAGAATCTAAACCTACAGGATTTGCAACCGTAACAGAACTAATACCAGCATCTGGTAGAAAATATCTACGAGTCTGACCAATAGAATCAGAATATGCTAGTTGAAATTTTGCAACATCATCCCCATCAACAATACTTAAGTTATCTTCATTAATAATAATAGATTTGTTTCTTAAAGTTTGATTAGTATCGTCACCAACAATGGTTGTACCATTACCAGAAGTAATAGCAGGAAATGTGAATACTCTAGTATTAGTACCAGTACCTACATTACTAACTTCAAATCGTGCCCTGGGACCTTGTGAATCAGAAAGAACAAAAGATTGGTCATCAATCAAAAACTGACCTGTCACTTGAACAGCACCAGTTCCTTTTGGTGCTAATACAATATTTGTGTTACTAGCAGTTTCATCAGTTGCTGTAATATAAAGAGATGTGCTACCACCACCATTGTCGATTCTAGACATATAGAATCCACCATCACCGAAACCTAGACCAATTTGATCATATGCATCTTGATATAATCCAGTATCTCGGTCCAAGTCAAAAGCTAAACCAGGTTCTGCCTTTGTTCCTTGTGAGACTCCTCTAAAAAGTTGTTTGACGGTTGCTTTTCGGTTGGGAATCAAAGGGTCAGATACTACAATGGGCAGAATTGCTTCTCCCGATACATTTGCATCTGAGATTGTATCCAACTGAGAAATTTTTCTGGTTCCCACGAATAATCACACGATTTGCTACAAGGTTATTTATACGGAAACAATTCGTTGTATCTAAGAAATCTGCGTTTGTTGGGTTCTATACCAAAAGATGCACATACATCAAGGTATGATTCCCATTCAACTTCCAAGTGAGAAGGAATGGAGAGATTCGATTGGTCTATGTCCGAGCATGAGTTCTTTGAGTTCAACTGCTTTTTCCTGACTTGATTTGTGATATTGAATTGTGTTATCTATACAAGATAACATCTCTTCGTATGCTCTTCGTGCATCAACTTTATCATCATTTAGATAATCTTCAATCGCATCATGCATACGATCTTTTCGTTGTATAACATATTCTGCACGCCAATCAACTTCAAAAGTCTCTTCATCTTGACGAGTTTGTGTCCAATACTCATTAATCAAATCAGGCATTTTTTTGCTCCTTTAAAGTTTTAAAGTAAAGTTTGTAATAAGGCTTTTTCATTTCGTTGAGCGTGTTCATATCCTCTTCAAACCCCATATATTTACAGAGTTGATAAGATCCTTCTAACTCACTAATTAATCTGAGTATGTTAGCAGGGAGACGTTCAAGACCATTGAAGTCATATTTACTTAGATCCTGTGTCATAACCTAGTGCATCATCTTGTTCTTTTAGATTGCGTTTGCGAATGTCATTGTGGAGACGAGCAACTGCTGCACGGACTTCGGGAGTTTCTTCATACTCCCACTGAGCATCTTTTTTGCTCTTAAATGTTTTCTTAGTCATTTGCCAGTATAAAAATAAAGTTTGTAATTACAATTGTATCTATTTACATACTTTTCAGCATGTTCTTCACAGGTAAACCAACACTTTTTACCTTCACTCATATCTTGCATGAAGTATGGAAAAGTTTCGACCCAAGGAAACAATTCTTTTTTACGGGAGTTTACTACTTTTATTTGCTTCTGGACCTTCCCAGAAGTCTTCCCAGTCTTTCTCGGTCGTTTCTTTGGAGATGTCTCCATCTTCTCCAGATTTTTCTCCAGATTTGTCTGAGTCTTTACTAAGTTCTTCTTCTGCTGCCCAACGGAGGAAGTTTGTGAAGTCCTCTTTGGTCCAGTCGTTGAAGATACTTTCTGCTTCGTCGTTTTCATCCCATTCGATGACGAACGAACCGTCTTCGTTGTCTTTGACATTGATCATCTTAAAAAGAGAACTGAGTGTACTATACCATGATTTATGAAAGAGGTCAACCTTCCAATATGGTGCGTACAAAGGATAATTGTAATTCATAATATATTTGTTACTAACTCCCCCGACTGGAATCGAACCAGTAACCCCAGAATTAACAGTTCCGTGCTCTGCCTGATTGAGCTACAGGGGATTGAGAGCCTCTGACAAGATTTGAACTTGCGACCTGAGCTTTACAAAAGCCCTGCTCTACCACTGAGCTACGGAGGCGATAATAAGGCATCTTATTTAACAAAATTACTGTTCAATAAGATGCGATTCATACGTTTACTTGGTGAATGTCCCGTATGATAGAAACTACCATCAAAGAATATAATTCTATTCTTTTTAGGTTCTACAGTTTGTTGGACTGTATATGTTTCGGATTGTACTCTTTCGTTATAGATTACAGTATCCCCATCCGAATCTTTTAGATAAAGGATAGTAGTCCAATGAGGTTGTTTAAGATCTACATGAGGTGTATGTAAAGTATTTTCGGGTGACTTCACCGTCATGTCTAGTCTTGTTCTGATTAAAGATGCTTTCTCTTTAATGAGTTCCTGTTCCATTTTTAGTATAGCAGGAATCCATATTTGTCCTTTAGAATCATCAAATCGGAGTCCATAGTTAGGATCATATAATCCATGACTAAATCCATGTAACCAACCTGATTCGTCCTCAGTAAAAGTAGAAACATTTTTTTGATATTTCCATTCAAAAGATTGATTAGTTACACAATCTTCCAAATAATCAATATAATATTGATCTAGGAAATTATCAATTACTTTAATCATACTACTTTCTCATTATGTAAAGGGGGGCGCTGCTTCTACATGCAGATCTTTTGTACTCCCCCAGGTATATAGGAGTGGGGGGACTTGAACCCCCACGAGATTAATTCTCAACAGATTTTAAGTCTGGTGCGTCTACCGATTCCGCCACACTCCCATCAATGTGGAGCACCCCAATTTGTTTGGTGTTACCAATTTCCCAGGTAGGAGGATGAAAAGCACAATACTCGTTAAAGATGATTTTCATCTCCTTATGAGTTAGGTTAGCATTCTTTGCTGCTTTTGGCAAGTTCCATTTGGCAGACCAAAGATTTTCCATTGATTCACGAGTTTCAGGTCTCATTAGTCTCCAGAAATTGTTTTTGGAATTCATCTACCTGAGTTTGAATCTCATCAGGAATAGGAGAGACTTCGTTTACAGGAACCATCATTACAGATTTACCATCAGGACGAGTAATCTTCCAAACAACTCTTTGATTATCAGTCAGATCTAAGAGAAACTCAAAGTTATCTTCTGCTTGTTCTAATGTAACTCCAATTGGTCCAATCATCGTACAGCAAAGCAATAGGTAATCAAATCATTATCAATAATCTCTTGAACTTCAGAGATTGTTTCAGCAAATCCTTCGGAACCTTCGTCATCGAACTTCCATTGAACATCCTTCTCATATCCTTCGTCATCAACCAGAGTCATTTTGCGTTTGGAGAAGTTTACGAAGATGTGTGAGAGGGAATCCATGCTGGTCTCTTCAGTACCTATGTAGTATAGCAGGTCTGAGGTAGGGTGTCAAGGGTCAGTTCAGTTTAATTGTCAGAGCAGTCAGTTGCATAATGCCAGCAGCAGCAGTTAATGCCATGGCACCAGCACCAGCAGTGAGGGTTACGGCACCAGAAGCAACGTTTGTTGTCCATGCACCTGCTGCAACATTACAAACATATGCGCCAGCAGCAACGTTTAAGTTATATCCCCCTGCTCCACACTGTCGAGTAATAGTTCCTGCTGCAATGATAATCGAGTTGGTAGGAACAGTATCAACACCATTCAATGCTCCAGGAATTTGTGTTGTGATAATAGATCCTGCACACACTGTAGTAATACCAACTTTTGCCGCCAATGGATTAGGTGGAGTATTAATCAGTTGAGTTAAGTGTGTTGTGGACATATTAATTGTACTATCCCCCGCGAGGATAAGTTCACCAGCAGCATAAGTTTGCTTAGAACAACTATTATCCATGGATGCACCAGAAACTTGATGCTTATTTGCATGAATATCCATTTCTGCTGATTGCATATTCAATCTAGCACCAGAAACATTCAAATCAACATCAGAACCAAATCTCATGGTGTGTTTCTGAATTTTTTGCCCTGATGAATTTTTTTCCCCGTTCTTATCTACCAGTCTAGGAGCACCTTCAGCAGACAAAAAGAATCCACCACCAACTTCAAGGTGACAGTTACCAGTAACTTTTAAGAAATAATCTCCATTAATAGTTCTGACATAATCATTATCAACAACTTTACAGTCATCACCAGCAACTGATGCAGTTAAGTTACCTGCGTAACTGACATCATCGGCAACTAATGAACCATCATTTCCTTTACCAGAGTTTGTATCTTTTTTATACTTAGATACTGCTGCTTCAAGGTCTTCTGCAGAAATATCGGGATTTTTTTCTCTTGCTTGTTTCCTTGCCTCATATTCACCTGCTGCTGACTGATTAATATTTGTAGAGGTATGTGTAGTGCCACTAGCAGCTTTTGTAACACTTGCTTGACGACCAGGAGTACCAACATGCAATTCATAGGCACCATCTAAAAATGTTTTTGCAGAAACTAGATAAGGATCTGCTTTTTCTATAATAGAATCTACAAGAGAACCAGCACCAAAAGCATCTCCACAAGATTTTCTTCCCCTATCAATACCCATGATCTTGTTGATTGACTCCAATTCTTCTGGAGTACAATGAGTTACACCATATAAAGGATACCAACCAACAGTATCTTTACCACCATCAGCACTTCTACCACAACCAGTAGGAATAAATTTAATGAATAACTGAATAAGACCTGTGAGACTTGTAATACCGTTTACAAGACCATCAAATCCTTCAGCAAAGATTTCAGAACCTTGTTGCCATGCATCAATAATAGCAGTTGCTTGGTCAAATCCTTGCACGATAGTCTTTACAGTATCAACTACAGACAGCATGGTAGAAAGAACTGACTGCACACTGCAAACAACACTATCAATGATTTCCTGAACACCTTGAACAACCAGTGCTGCCTTATCAATCAGACCATCCAAAAATGAATTTAACTGATTTGTTATTGCTCCAATAGGGTCTTGAACCATGCCAATCAACTGATTATCGACCACACACAATGCTTTTAAGATAGCAACGACTGCTGCCTGAATTGCTGTTGTGAGAGCAAGAGGAATTCCTGCACCAATCGAACCTAAAAGATTCACTAACTCTAGTTGTTCAGCAAGAGCACTAATCTGTTGTCTGATTGCAGCAACAATTTGAGCAAATACAGCACCTAAAAAGTTTTGAATCTTTGCCATTAGTGCTTTTGCACTAACAAGTTTACCTGTAACAATATTTAAAAAATCACCATCTTCTGCTTTAACTAAGTTACCTGCATGAGATGCAAGGTCTTCTACAAGATAAGATAGTTGATACTCTAACGTTTTCCATGGTCCACCAACACCATTTGCAGCAGGAATAGGGTTCGTTACCGTCTTTGGTTTTGAGGGATTTCCAGAACTACCCGAAACTCTATTACCGACACCTGTACCTGGAGCTCCTAATCCAGCAACAGGAGTTGTTTTTGTATTGCCAGGTATAGGAACACTATTATTTTCACCACCTCTTGCCTTATTACCTTGACTACCTCTCTCGTTAACTACACTATAAGTTGGATCTGCAGGATTATATAAGACTGGATTTACATGACCAGTACTACCTGGTTCCATAGTTTCACCTGTAAAGGCAAAGACATTCTTATCACTAGTCTCCAAAGATTTATTAACACGCATGACACCCATAACAATGGGCATTTGAGCATTTTCTCCATCCATGAAGAATCCCATAACAATTGCACCTGGTTGCAACTGTCCAGAACTTTCGCCCTGTCCATCATTACCTGGTTGAGAGGTATGCTGTAGTACAGTTGCCCATGGTAATGCTTCTGTAGGAAGATCTGCAGTTGTTCCACCTCTTACATTAGTATAATATCCAAGAACTCGGACTTTTACTCGCCCAAGTTCCATAGGATCTTCATTATCCTCTACTTCACCAACCCACCAGTAAAATCCATCTTTACCGACGAAATTAATTGTAGGTTCATTAATAATACCGTCAATTGGCATGGGTACATTCTATCCTTACATCAATTATTTATTAAGGTATCCATTGTCCTCAAGATATTTACGAGTCAAAGGAGTTGGTTCGTAAACTTCCCACATCTTACCACCAGCACATGCTGCTAAGGCATTCATTGTCATGTTTTCAGTACGACCTGCCCAACCTGCTTCTGCTTCCCAAGGTACAGCATTTGCTGGATATGTACGCTCTGCCATAACACGCCAGATCATAGGAACTTCATCCTCTGGTTTGATGATAGCAATCAAACTATTATCAATAGTTCCTGCCATACAATCTTGTGCAGCGTGCCATCCTTCATGTCTCATGACCATCATCAGAGTACCTGGACTACCCATAAAGTTCTTGTTTAGAAAGAAGTTATTGGAGACAGTGTGATAGACACCACGATGTCCTGCAGGAAAATACTTCTCATCAGCAAGGAATACATTCACACCAATTAGATTAAGTGAGTGCAACATATTATGAAACTCACCAGTGACACCAGTAAATTCTTCAGTGTTATCATATTGTGATGAGATATCAAGCATAGAAGTTACCTTCATCACATCATCAGTACAATCTCTCAAGAGCATACATCCCATAGAATGCATAGTCTTGTATTCACTTTCTTTAATTGGTTCTGCTTGTACAGGAATAACCAAGGCAGATGCAGCAAGTGCAGCAAGGATTACATTACGAAGTTTCATAAGTGTCATAGTAAATTGACAATGCCCGAAGAGGGGATCGAACCCCCGACAATCTCCGTGTAAAGGAGGTGCTCTACCGCTGAGCTATTCGGGCTTCCTAGTGAAGCGATACAGTTCTGTACTACCCCACATAAGTTCATCTGTTTCCAAGTTTCTTCCTTGGTCACAAGTATGTAGTTTGTCTTTATAGACATGTATTTCAGAGATTACACGGTCTCCCTTATAACCTCTACATTTGTCTCCAGCAAGTTCGCCATGCCAAGCATGTCCATCGAACTTAAATATCATATCACAATCTTCGTGTCTTGTCCAGTCCAAGTGATAGTTCTCTACTATCACTTCTGTATCAGACAGTTCAATAATCTTGTGATTTTTCTGACGATAAGGAGAATCGGGACCTTCTCGTCTCTTAAAATTTATAGATTGGAATCCATCATCATGATGTTTCCAAATAATTTCTACAGAAACCCAATTGCAGGGATCAGATTGTGCCTGATGACGGTTTTCCCAGTGACCTAGAATATAGTCTTCAAATTTAGCCATACCAATCTCTGAACCCTTACATGGTTATTCTAAAAGAAATGTACTATCTTGTCAAGTCAATCCTCGTAAACCAAACATTCTGGTTCTGATGGATTAGAATCACAAAATAATTCTAGATAAGTGGGATCGTGATGATCTCCTGCTTCGATTTCTTTCTTGTGATGCTCTACATACTCTTCTAACTCATGCAACTCGCCTTCAATGTGACGGCGTTGTTGTGGAGATGTAGACGGACTGTCTAGGATCTCTTTGTCAACAGCAATATGCTTCTCGATACTTTCCATGTATCCTCCTTTTGTAATAATATTTATTTGATTTATATGGTAGAATCCTTCATTAGAAGTAATTCTGTAGTCATACTAGTGCCATTAGTATCATGAGTCAAGCTAGCAATTAGATACCTACCACTGTATCTAGGGTCTCTTTTAGGAGTACTTCCCGATCTTGATGTAGTAGGAATAACGATATCAATTCCCGAACCAACATACAAATCCATATTTCCTGGAATAATTATTTGTAGTTTAATAGTTTTTAGACTTTCAATCCTCATCCATTGGTATGCCTGGAGTTCTACGAGTGACTCGTAATTTTTTTGAGGATTATTTTGATACTTCGGATCAAAAATTTGATTCGGAAGGATTGAGTATCTAACTCTCTTCGGATACTCAATTAATTGCTGAACTCCCTTATCCATAGCGGTGATAATATTCTTATTACCTCCATCTTTTAAGTGCGACATACTATTCCAGTATGTGTTGATATTATAATAATGAGCATCTACAGAGATGTCTGTACTAATACCCATTTTAGATTGTGTGATGGTAGTTGGATCAAATCCGATACTATAACCAGACCATGCACCATGTCGTAATCCCATCAAAAAGTTCTTCTCCTCAGGAAAAACTACAGAAGTAATTTTATATTGATCTGCAGCACCATCACCTTCTAAATTCTTTGGTGATTGAGTATACCTGTACAATCTTGGTTGTCCAGTATTAACATTAGTAGATTTACTAGAATCCATATCATTAGCATCTTCAATCATCTTATCGATAGACTTATAATGATACCCCAATGCATTTTCAAAAAATGCAAATCCATTTTGTAATGCAGTGCCTGCTGATTTACGAATGGATCGCTCAGTCATCCAGTAAATTGCATCAAATGGTCTCCAATTAGGAATGATGAACTTATGATCATTCAATGTTTCTTCCAGATATAGTCTTTTTTTACTGCCAATATATTTGGTATTCTTTAATATAGTTTCAACAATCTGAGAAGTTTCAGTTTTATTATTAAAAATGACCTCGGTCATGCCGAACATATTTACTGCTTCATTTTTAATAAACTCATCTGATGCTAAGTTAATAATATAAACATCAGTATCTTGATTTGTTCTAGAACGGGATAGGATAGTATATGAACGCATAAAAAATGTTCGATCAATAATACTTCCTACAATTTTCACCCGAAAAAGTTCAGACCCTGTGAAGGCATTAATCATGCCAGCAGAATCTTCAATGACAATCTTTGCTTCCATTGTAGCAGAAGTAATAGATTCATATACCTGGAATCCCCTAACAAAATCCTTAAGTTCGTATTGACCTGTAGGAGACTTTAATTTTTCACCGTCACGAAAGACAGTTACGGAGATATCTACATCACCAGGATTTTCCCTAAAAATTGTCATTTGAAGATACCTTTAAGAGGATTATTAGTAGAACCGAGAAGAGCAGCAGCAGTTCCGACGAGAGCGCCACCAAGACCACCACCTGAAGAACCTCCTCCTCCTCCGCCAACAACTACAGGAGGTCCAGGTCTACTTGCTGCCATTGCGTTCTGGACTGCTGATGATGCTGCTGCAACCATCTCAGCGTTCATATTATTTGCTTGTCCAACTTGTTCTATAACAGCACCTACCATCTCGCGTGTCCTTTCAGTTATTTGAGATCTTGCATCATTACGCTGTTGAGTGGATTGTGAAAGACTGCCTCGTCTGCCCTGTGCTCTAATCTCTGCTTCGCGATTACCATATGTATACTTTTGGTCACTTCTTCGTTGTCCTGCCACTGGTGCTGAAAAATTCCCAAGAATAGTCTTACCACCACTAGAAACAGTACGACCGCCGTCCATATCAAAACCAGAATTTGCTGCATAAGAAGAACCATAATCACCAGCACCAATGCCGCCACCAGTACCACCATTTTCAATCTCAGCAATATGAGTTTTTACACTGGCATTTCCTGCAGTATTGAAGAAGTGATTCTTATACTTAACAACATTAACATTTTGAGACTCATCATTGAACGCAGAACCAGTTCTAAATCCAGTTGATCCCATCAAATAATTAATATTCTCTGCACGCATACCCTCTGCCTCAAGATTGCCCCTAAGACTTGTAGTATTTCTTGCCATCTCAATTGCGTCTCTAGCTTGTGCCATCTGTGTACTACTTCTTGCGTCATTAATTGATCCATCTTCTACAGGTTGATATTGACGTCTACCCATAATGACGCCAGTAACACTTTTATCTTTTGCCATGAACATTCCAGGTCCAACCTTATTAGATTGAATAAGTCCTGCACGATTCAATACACTGCGTGCTACCAATGCCATACCTAATTTACCCTCACCACCTGCCTCAGCAAGAACTAAACGTTGTAGTAAATTATATTCACCACTATTAAGTTGTCCATTAGGACCACCAGCACCACCAGCACCAGGTCCAGATTCATTTAATATAGGAGGGTTTTTCATACCCATATACTTTTTCATCATTTGACGAAGTTTATCGCCACCTGTACCATCTTTATCAGATCCCTTTAACTTATGTAAGTCAGACCTTTCACCCGTACCACCCCACCAAGTAGGACCATAGTTATCATGAGGTGACCTACCATCTTTATTCGACGCTGCTTCTGCGTGCGTCATAACATTTCTAATACTTACATCACCTGGTTTCCAACCCCAACCTTTAGCAATTACCGCTGCTTCAGCAGTCATTGCCTCAAGTTGCTTTGGTTTGGGGGCAAAAGAATTCCAGTTGTAGTCTTTCATTGCAGCGACCGAAAGACCTACATTTCCTGTGTTTCTATAATATGTGTGTGCAGTATGTTGGTCATAAGGTTTATGCTTATATAGATCACCATTGCCCTGAACAGTAGTATGATATGGACCATTTTTCCAGTTGTATCCGCCTGCTGTCCAATGCATATAAATTTGCTTATTTAATCCACCTCCATTTGCAAAACTAGGAAGTCCACCACCTTGAGACATAAATTTAGACTCAGGTGCAAAACTAGGCATAACATTCTGAGACATGGGATCATTAAAACCCTTTCCTGGATTAAATCCACCTTGGAATGCATTCACCATTCCACCGATGTCAAATCCTTGACTCTGTGCTTCACCCATCCTTTTAGAAGTTAGATGGGGTTGCGTTTTTGTTCCAGGAGTATTAAGAGGAACGACGAAAGCTCCCCCATTGCTCTTTCTAGCAACATATTCACGTCCGTGTCCAATGAACGAGGTTGATCTCCCCCCATCCAGTGATACGGGATATCCTGATTGCGGTCCATTAATAAATCCTCCTTGTGCTCTACTTGGAAGATTCTTTACCGAACCTCCTTGTGCAAACTCTTCATCCCCATCTTTATTATTTAATGCATTGATGCCCATGACTGCGGTTGTTGCTACAGTAGCTCCAACCGCTATCTTTGCAAGACCACCTCCCCTTCTACCAAGACGACCACCACGGCGGCCGCGAATAAGAGAAATCAGAGATCCAACACCCTTTGCAATATCAGTAATAATCTTAGTCGGATTTCTTAAGTATCTAAGACCCAATACAATTGAACCAATACCAACAACTGCTTTACCAAATCCTAAAAGTCTTTCTTGCCAACTTGCATCATCTTTGAATAAATCATAGAGACCATCAATAGTAGTTGTAATACTAAATTTTGCCCAATCTGCGATAAACTTGACAACCGTCTTAATAACTTCTAAACCTGCAACAAGTGCTTTTTGATTTTTTTCATCACCCAACCATTTAAGAACTGGGATGATAACTGCTAACTTAAATAAACCTCCAAATAAATTAAGAAGTCCCTCTAGAAAACTTCCACTTTTTGATAAAAGACCAGATACAAGACCACCTTGCTTCTGCTTTTGGGGTTTGGTATATTCTGCTTTGAATTTAGTTTTCTGAGCCCTTTGTGCTTCTAAGTTACCAAGATTAATTTTTTTAAGATCTACAAGAACTTTAGCAAGAGAATTTACAGTCTCTCCTAAGTTGTTGATTGCACGAGTGCTCGTATTTATTGACTTCGCTAAAGCAATATCAGAGTCCTTTACAGCAGGATTAGCACTGCCCGAAGGATCTTTTACCTGTACGAACTTATAAAAATTAATTTTTGAACTTTTTTGTACAGTTGCCATTATTGTGATCTCGTCGTTATGCTAGAAGGAGTCGCATTAACTACTTCACTGCCACCAGTATTTATGGGAACAGCAGTAGGAATAGGCACCAACTTCTCAAGAATAACAGGAATGGGAATGAATTCTAATGCCTGATTCATAGCATACTCAGAAGACATGCCACCTTCAGATAATGCTTGAGATGCTACATTCTGTACTCCGCCAATAACTTTAGGATCAATTCCTAGTTGTCCTGCTATCTCTGCTATACCAGATGTCATATCTCCACCCGCCATACCACTAACTGCATTATAAATGCCGCCAAGTCCAAAGTGACTTGCAGCACCTTGAATCATGTTCATAGGATTCAATCCACCTCTCAATATAGAACCAGCAAACTGTCCTATAGAAGGGTTAAGCATCCCAAGTCCAGTACTCAAAGCACCTCCAAAGTTTCCACTTAATACATTAGATGCAATATTGCCAATGGGACCATTCATAAAATTACCAACTTGACTCATAATCCCACTTACGCCAGGAATCATTCCTAACATTGACATAGGATTGCCCGTAGCAAGTGTGTTGATACCTGCCATGATAGGTGCAGCACCAGGAATAAACGATGCAGCAGTTCCAAGCACCTGACCAACAGGACTTTGCATAACATTACTAACTGCGTTACCTACACTACTAAATGCATTCTTAACACCTTTAACTACACCACCAAGGAACATTTCTTGTTGGGGAACTTCTTGTCCTGTAATTTCTTGGAATGTATTTGGTCTATGTAAAAAGTCCCAGATTGCAGGACCAGAGTTCCATACAGCACCAATAGAATCAAAAATTGGTTTGATAGTGTTATCGTAAATATAACCTGGAAGGTTACTAACAATTTTCCAGGTTTCATCAATTGCCTTAAAAGCAGGTTCAATATATCCCAGGATGGGTTCAATAATCGCCTGACCAATTTCTTTTGTTTTTGCTAATGCTTCACTAATCTTTTTGCTAGTTGCCTTACCAACAGATTGCAACATCTCAGGAACTTGTGTCAGCGGTGCTCCAAGCATCACTAACAACGAACCCAACTTGCTAAGTGCTTCTCTTGGTCTGAATCCTAATACAGCATCTCTGATTCCTTCAACTAAACCTCTGACTTTATTAAATGCCCACGAAATCGCAGATTCAGCAGAAGTTTTAATAATGGACATCAGAATAGGTCCACCCTCAGTAAAGAGTTTACCAACTCCTTTAGCACCAGATAGAATAGTTTCAAGGATAACTTTTGCTAATTCTTGAGGACCATTAATAACATATTTTTGGAAGGCATCCCACATTGCTTCACGCCAGGGTTTTGAGACTTCCATCATATGAGTAAAGAAATCTGCTGCAGAACCGCTAGCAAGATTCCACATATTCATCATAGATCCCCAGGCACTACTCATAACATCTTGACCGATGTTTAGGAACGTTTCCCAGGCACCTGCCCAGAAATCTCCATTCATAATATAGTCATTCCAAAGAGTCTTCATACCATTGACAAGTTTCTTGCCCATAGCACCAAGGTCAGCACCTAAGTTTGCCTTCCCTAGCATCATGTCATATAAGTATCCGCCGATTGCCTCACCTGCAATACCACCAAGCATTGCACCAACAAATGCACCTAAAGGTACTGTAATCGGTGCTGCAGGACCACCGAGAGCACCTATAGCGCCACCTGCCCAACCACCTAAGAATGTACCAATACCATCACCAACACCCATCAGGAGCGATTTGGCGATAGACTCACCCATAATCCAATTGAATGCAGCAGTCAGTAAACCACTTATAAGTGGTAACTTAAATGCACCAATTAATTTCTTTAATCCTGATACACCACCTCTTCCGATAACTTTCAGGAAGAAACGATGCGTTGCCTTAGATATATTTTTACCACCATATTTAAAAACCTGTCCAGTAGCTCTTTTACCAGCCTGTTCACCAGTTGTTTCAACAGCTTCTTTGATGGCAATCTTTCGTGCTTGCTCTAATTGGAAAGGTGATAATTTGGGACCTGGTTTTACTACACCTGGTTTTTGCGGTTTCCCTGGTTTTGTTGGTTTATCAGGACCATCAAGAAGATCTCGCGCATCAAGAAGGTCTCGAATACCACCTGCTGCTGCAATTATTCCAGAAATACCACCGATTGCAAGAGCAATTTTACCAAACGCATCAAGACGCTCACCAATGGTCGTCTCTTTACCAAAAATAAAATCTAGACCAGAAGTAAAAGCATTATAAATGCTCATCGCAAAGTCTTTTAACTTATTGAAGACAAAGAGTGATTTATCTAAGAATAATTTAATCTTCTCAATATTCTTAGGATCACCTAGATATTCTAAAAGTTTTATACCAAGAGTAAATGTAGAAAGTTTTACTAATAACCCGCCAAGAGGACTAAGGAATTTTTCAATCGTTCCAAAAATACCCTTCGTACCTTTTTTTATCTTTCTACCTAAAAGTGAATTTTTATTAGCTCCCTCTTTTTTTAACGCTGCTGACTCTTGCTTAGTTTCAGAAGAAGAATCTTTCTCTCTACGCTCACTTCTTCTTTTTGCCTTTTCATTCTCTTCCTTACTCTTAATTGTTAGAGTAGATATTTTCCCTAAATCGCCAACTACACTTGATAATGATCCAACAGCAGTGCCAAGACGATTAAGTGCTAATGTTTGTACTTTTGCAGCAGAAATTGCTGGAGTAGTAACCGACGATACTCCAGGATTAACTAGCTTATAGGGTTGTATTTTAGCCACCTGCTGCTTGCTGCTCCTTCATTCTACGTTCTTCTTCTTTTAAGAATTGTACTAACAAATTCACATAGATTTCCTTTTCCCAGGGCATCAGATTATCAATATGTTCGATATTCCATTTATGATGATGCATTAAGGAAAAGTTGCCTTCATAATATGAACGAAGATTGGTGTGAAGGAGTGCTATGCGAAAAAACTCGCTAATCCCTCAAGAACAACTTCACTTTCGACACCAGTATTAGGATTGGTTACCTGTACTTTATGTGACAGTTTAGGCATAGTTTCAAAGAATTTTTGAAGTTCCCCAAACTGTTTGCTGCTCAGTTGATCAAGAAATTCTAAGATTTCTGATTTTGGCAAATCTTTACATTCATAGATTTGATTGGTATCAGCAATAGTTTCAATACAACCTGCTGACATTTCAAAAATCTGCTCAATTTGGTTGGTATCCTCCCCAAAATTCGACTCTACAAAAGATTCGAGATTGGGATATCCCATAGTAACTGCAATCTCATCATCAAGTTTCAGTTCTTTTTTATGACCTCTAGTCTTTACGACTTTAATATCATCTAAAGGAATCGAAATCTCAACTTCAGTTTCCCCATCATCGGGACAAGTTACTGTCACATCAACATTTTCACCAACAGATTTTGTACGAATTTGTAAGAACAAATATTCAATATCAAATGTTGCTAGTTTATCAACTGAAGTAATATCAGTACATTGTGTAATGATGTTTTTGATTGCACCAATAATCTCTTCTTGCTCTCCCGTTTCAGTAGCGAGGAGAAGTAACTTCTCTTCTTTAACAAGAAATGGTCTATAGTTCACAGTCCTACCATCAGATGGTAGTTTCAATTTGTACTTAGGTACATTTAATTTAGGTAATGCCATAGATATTCAATTCAGTAATTTTATTTATAGGTTATCGCTGAGAATCAGTTTCTCCAGCGGTATATACATTATCACCAGATGGAATGGTAATGATATTACGCACTCCAGGAGCATCAAATTGGTCTTCAGTAAAGAATCTATATCTCTCATAATAGAACTGAACACTAAGATCCATTGTCTTTGCCTGACTATTATCTAACTGAACAGAACCGATGTTATATGGAAATACCTTTTTTAATACCCAAGCAGCAGTCAGTTTATTCTTTTTTGCAAGTAAAAAATCATCTCCAGAATCTCTAAGTGCTCTAATAGACCTTGGATCTGAATATGCATAGTCTCCACCACCTCTCTCCCACTTATAGATTATTACCTCAGGAGCACAGTAAGTATCATAGTAATCTGTATATTGATTAGCATCATTCGCCATCAAACTTGTCCATCGTTCAAAGAAATTCCTTGTCTGCTGAGAACGAGGCATAGTAAACGTCATACTGATTTGACTAAATGCTGTTCCAGTTGCAAACTTATATCCAGCACCAACATTAGTAACTTGACCTGTTGTGATTTGTTTGCTAGGAAGATTTACATTTTTTGCGTAGTAATCCAAAAGCAATGACATATCTCCAACTTCGGGTCTAAATCTATTGCCTGCAGTTTGCTCCGCAATCATCGGAGGAGTAGAAAAATGCACCGAAAATAAGTTAGTAAAACTAGGAGCATTATCATTCGTTTTAGAAAATCCAATAAACTCCTGAAGAGAGCTATATCTTGCAGATTCTTGCTTTGGAATACCCATTTTATACCTTAAGTTCCTTTTCTGTGATTAACATAAACTCCCAATTATTATCATTACAAAATTCTGTTGCTGCTTTCCACTTTGCTTGATTGACAGCATATGTCACAACTTCATTAATATATCGTTTTGTGTGCCTTTTTTGAGTTTTGGGTTCTTTAGTCTGTTTGTAGGGTTTTACTTCAACCAGATATTTTTTCCTACCAACTTTAACATAAAAATCTGGGAAATATCTATGCTTTCTACCATCAACTGGAGAAACATAAGGAATGATAATTTCTTCACTACCCCACTCTTCAACAGATGGTGTATTGTCACACCATTTCATAAATTTATACTCCCAAGAGGAGCGATAAATCACATTACTAGGATCGCCTTTATACTTCCTCGGAAAGGAAGGACGGTATTTACCTTGATATCGCATAAATACATAGAGGTCACACTATATTTAGGTCCGACTGTTGGCAATATATCGATACCCATTACAAGCACCAGAAGAACGCGGTTCTGCTAGCACGGCAGACGGTGCTACGGAAGCAATTGACTATGCTTGTTTTCAACGAACGAGTATCAAATATGATGATAAGGGATTTAGAGGATATAGTCTACCTAGTTCTAATTCTGCGAAAAGGAGATTAGATCCTGATAGGGTCTATCTTGCTATGCCAAAAGGACTACAAACTTCATATCGACCATCATATCGTCAAATTGATCTTGGTGTTGTCGGTGCTTCTGCAGTTCAAGCACTCAATGCTGGCCAAGATACCGAAAGCATTTCCAAAATTATTCAACAGGGAGCAAACGCAGCAATGCCAGAGGTTATATCATCGGCGTTGGCGCAGACTGCCAGCGGTCTTGCTCAAGCGGGAGGACTACAAGGAGGTCTTGATTCAAATTCACTTCAAGCGTTAACACGAGGTAGAGTCTTTAATCCATTTAAAGAAAATATCTTCACTGGTATGAATTTTAGAGAGCATACCTTTAATTTCAAACTCCTTGCTAGAAGTGCTCAAGAAGCAAGGGAAATGAAAAATATTCTTGATTATTTTAAACAGGGTTCTGTACCTGAAATCACTGGCGAAAAAGCTTCAGGTGGTGAGGGTGAGGAAGTAAGCAGGTTAAATGATTTAGTTAATGCAGGTGCTGCAGGTAGTAGATTTTTCACAGTACCAGATAGTTTCAATATTAAATTTATACGACTAAAACCAGACGGATCGTCAAGTACCAATAACGAGGATTTTATGCACTTCAAAATCCATCCTTCAGTTTGCACTGGTATTACAGTCAATTATACTCCAGATGGTCAATACACGTCATTCAAATCTGTTGGGGGTGACTCAGTGCAAGTTCCAGCATTAAATCTGACATTATCGTTTACAGAAACTAAACTTGTTACTTCTGGCGATATCACCAAAGGATTCTAACATGGCATCTTATTTTTCAAATTTCCCTAATGTATATGTTGGTGAAGGCATAACCTCTAATGAGGGATTCAAATATCGTCTTACAAAAAACATCTCTCGTAGAGTTAAAGTAAGAGATGACTTAGATCAATATGTTACATCTTTTGAAGCATATTCCATTCAAGATGGAGAAAGTCCGTCATTTCTCGCAAATGCGATATTTGGGGATCCATTCCTAGATTGGATTATTCTTCTCTCTAATAATATTACAGATTTCTATACTCAATGGCCAAAATCTGAAGAAAATTTACAAGCATTTGTAAGAGATGCATATACAGATCCTGATGCTATCCATCATTATGAAACAAACGAAATTCTATACGAAGATATCGTTTATATTAAAGAGGGCAGTTCAGTAACTGATGGTTTTAGGGTTGTTATGCCAGATGGTTCAGTTAAAACTGCGGAAGAATCTAGATATCCTGTATCAAACTATGAGTATGAACATTATCTTAACGAACAAAAAAGATTAATTGGAATTCCTAATGGAGTTATGGTTGATCTCATGCAAGAAGAGATGCAGTCACTCCTTGAGTATGAATCAAATCCTGAAGTAGATAAGTTTGGAAATAAGAAAACACCTATGAGTATGGCATCTAGATTTATTACTAATGACACTAGTGTCACTGGTAGCGGAAGTCGCACATCTATTATTAATGATGCTGTGACCTCATTTGATAATGGTCCTAGTGCGTCAGGTACTATGTTAGCAGGAGTATCTACTTCTACAACAGCAGCAACTACTACGACTGCAACAGCAACTACTACAGCAGCAACATCTTCTTCTAGCAGTTCTAGTAGTTCAGGTTCTTCTGGTAGTTCTGGTTCTAGCGGTGGAGGGTATGGAGGATATTAATCCTGAGGATTACATAAACATAGATATATCAAAAGACGGACTCGTACTAGTGTACAAATCCGTCTGTTTTTATTTGGAAAAATGGCCTGGTGGTGATTCTTTCGAGCAACAAGCATTAATGTCACTAAAAGATAGTCTTCTCAGGATTGTATTAGAACAACAATTCAAAAAACCTTAGAAACCCAAAAATTGGCGGGGATTTTTTCCGCCGTTTCAGGGAATCAAAGGTCGGTTTTCGTTTTGGTCAATGTATTTCAATGTTTAAGAAGGGAACACTTGGGTATCGGTAATACCTATGCTCATGATGTTCCCTGTGATGATTACTATATTTTCTATGGGGATGGGAATGATATGAACCATCTCCATGCCAATGATAGTGGCGATGTCTTGGAGCATGATGGTAATGCTTTTCAATATACACATCACGATATGCTCTTCGATTTGACCTATCACCAATGCTTTCATGATGCGCTAGTGCAGGTGAGGCACTAGCGATGAGCATTAGAGTAGAAAGTATAGCAACTCTCATCAATCATCCTCAGCAAGTTTGGCGAAATATGACAGAGTGTCATCTTCATCAGCAACAGGAGATGATGCGACTGCTTTTTGACGGAAGTCAGAAACTTCTTTACCCCAGTTTTCTACTGGTTCAGGTTTGGCAAACACTTCCTCTTCATCCTCACGAATGACAGGAGCAGATGCAGTCGAAGTCTTGCCGAGAACCAGACTCAAGCGTGCTTGTAGTTGCTCGTAGGACTTGAAGTTCTTAGTGTCTTCAAACTCTGCAAGGGAGTATCCTTCATTCCAGATACTTTCCAGTTTGTCATCATCAAAGTTACCAAGAGTGCTAGGTGAAGCAAACTCAGACTTGTCATAGTTCCAGTAACCTTCGACCTTACGGATCTTCAGTTTGAAGTCAGCACCTTTCCAGAAGTTGAAAGGATCGATAGGAGATTCATCAACGAATGCAGGTTGCATTGCTTCAGTCAGTTTGTCAAAGATTTTCTTACCAAACTTATAAAGGAAGACACGACCTTCGTTCTCGGGATGAGCAGGATCACTCACAACATAGATGTTGGAGTAGTAAGAGAGTTTACGTTTCTGAGCACGAGCGATCTCTTTATCGCTATCATTACCACTGTTCCAGAGTTGGCGATTCATTTCACCAACAGGATCATCCTTACCAATGGTGGTAAGAGAGTTTTCAATGTACCATTGTCCACCAGGACCTTTGAATGCATGACTCCAGACCTTTGCCCAAGGCATATCTTCTCCATCAGGAGCAGGCAGGAATCGGATAACAGCATAACCATTGCCAGACTTATCCATTTCTGGTTTCCAGAAACGTTCGTCGGCAGAAGAACCAGCAGCAGGCTGATTCAGTTTTTCAATCTCTCGTGTCAGTTTAGCAAAGGTATCACCCTTGCTGGACGCTTTTTTGAGACTCGCGAAAGACATTTAGTATTCTCCGTATTGAATGTGTGTAGTTGTATTGTTTGCTACTGGGTTATCGTAGCATACTATTTATTAGGTGTCAAGTTCCCTCTGTGCCGCTTGTTCAAGTGTCTCGAACATAGCATCCATGCATTCTCCAAGGTCACGATACCCAAACGCTTGAGATAGTGCATTAATCCTGGTCTTCATGTCTGATGCTTCAGGATCTTCTGCTGAAGCAAGACACAATCGACCATAGAAAGTCTTCTGCTTATCAATGAGGACTTTACAGTCTTCAATATGATCCAATCGTTCTTCTCTATCCATCTTTCCTAGTTGAGAAGTCATTGATGCAACTTCTTGGTAAGTTTCAAAGATGTCTTGCAAATTTGTTTGTACTTGTTCCGATTTAAAAAAACTCATAGTTTCGTTCTTATGACTGACAATATTTCTTGTCTGTATTTGCTACAATCAACTTTTATAAATGGTTGATACTTCAGTACTCTTCTACGAGTCTCTTTCCAAATAGGATCTGTTAATTTCTTGTCAAATGATTTGACATATCCTAAGCAAGTTTCAAATACGACGAGTGTTTCTAGTGTTATCTCCCCCGAAAGATAATGTTTAAGGAGTGGAGGATGACTACCTTCTTTTAGTTCAAAGATCTTATCAAACTTATCTTGATACGGGGATTCAAAATAAGTTAATAGAAGATGTACATCCTGTTTAAATTTATATGAGAACGACTCCTGATTAATTCTCCACCTTTCGTAGTTACCGTCGCTGAATGATTTGATATATCCCTTAGGATTATCCATAAAATTAGCGACAAGGTAGTCTAGGATTTTACTCCCTTCATACTTTGTCGCTAATTTTTTAAAGAAATAGCGGTCACGACGTTCTTCAAATGATTTTTCAGAGGCAGAAACTCTGCCTTTATACTTTACAAAATCATATGAGTCTTTGGTGAAGTGCATTTTTAATGCAAGATACAT